GCACGTCGAGCACGTGAGTTAGACGCTGACTGGGCTGATTTAAGGAAGCGTTGGGCAGTTGAAGAAGATGCAAAACGTCAGACACGTGCACTTAAAGCTGAGCCTTTGACTTATAGTCTTTCGGCACCGCCTGGGCGTGAAACACGTAAAATTGCCAGCCTAGATACTGGACACACCGGCGCAGTGCGCACACGAGATATCCCACAGTACACCGGTGACAAAATTGTAGGCATTGGTACACTTCACAAATCCAATGCAGTGCCAGTGTTCAGTAATACCGAAGCTGAAGACATCGCTCGAATGCGGAGATAAAGATGCGATATTTTGGTTATGGTATGAATACCAACACTGACAGCATGCGGGCTCGGTGCCCGGATGCGAGGTGTTGTGGTGTTGCCACACTTCCTGGATATCACCTAGAGTTTGCCGTTCACTGTAATGTAGTCGTCGACTATAATTCAGTGGTACAGGGACTGCTCTGGGATATTTCAGATTCTGATTTGTGCAGTCTAGACTTGACTGAAGGATATCCCAGCTATTATAATCGTATATTGTTACCAGTAATATCACAAGACACTGGCCTTCGCCAGGAGGCCTGGGTTTATGTGATGACCGACGAAACTATACCCAGTCCACCGGGACTAGGTTATTGGAATTTGGTGATGGCAGGATATATCGAAAATAACATCAACACACAACAACTACACAATGCGTTGGTGGAAAGTCACATGCAACCTATTAATTATGAAACTTGAAGAAGCTGTTTTTGCAAAAATCGCACCCTGGACTAATCTAGCCTACGATACCGAGCATGTTGTAGTATTTTTTGATATGTATCCAGTTACTCAGGGTCACATGTTATTTGTACCCAAGGATGATAGTCCTGAAATGATATCGCTGGCGCTGTCAATGGCATACAAACAGGGCCTAGAACTAGTACAATCAAAAAGCTGTGACGGGTTTAATGTTGGTATTAACCAGGGTATAAGCTCGGGTCAGACTGTGATGTACCCACACATACACTTGATACCACGGCGTCGTGGCGACATGGCCGATCCCACCGGCGGGGTTCGTCATGTCATTCCCGAACGCGGAAACTATAGAAACAACGAACTATACAAGGAACAACGATGAAAATTCGAGCAAGATTGGGCCGGTGGTTTCAGCGATGCATCCATCAGTATCACCACGACAGTGAATCGGATCGTCCTGAACTGTGTATCTCATCAAATAAGGTAACAGCCGTTGGCGACAATTCCATTGGTTCAAACAATCAACTGTCATTTACGCTGACACCGGCACACGGTGGTGCGGTGTTGACTTTTAGAAAGTATGACGAGCGTACAGATCGCAATCTGTATACCAACTATATTGTGCGTGATGACGGTGATACTGCGCAGGAAATTGGGCAGATAATCGCCATGGAAATGATTAAACTTTAAAGTTTTTATGACTACACATGCAATGATTGACCTTGAAACACTGGGTACTAAACCCGACTCAGTGATTCTTTGTGTGGGTGGTCTGAAGTTTGATCCTAACACGGACAAAATTTACGACGAAATACACTATCAGCTGGATATCGAAGAACAACAGGAACGTGGACGCAGCCTGGATCATGGCACACTGGAATGGTGGGGGCAACAGCCGGCCAGCGTAGTAGAGGCAGCATTCAATCCCGACAATCGAACTAAAATTGAAGATTTTTTAACTGAATTTAAACGATGGTCTGTGGGGGTAGATGCATTCTGGGCGCAGGGCCCGACATTCGACATGGTCATACTGGAAAATTTATATCGCCAATATGATCGGGCCTATCCCTGGCCCTTCTGGGGCATCAGAGATAGTCGTACACTCTTTGGACTAATGCCCACAGATCCACGTAAACAACTTAAATTTGAAGCACACAATGCACTGGAAGATTGTCGTGCTCAGGCACGATGTGTGCAATATTGTATTAACCGACTGGGACTTACTTTAAAATGATTAGACACGATGACGAGTGCGAGTTAACCTGCACCAATAACGGACGGCGAGCACAGGCTAGTGTTCTGGATTTCAAACCCGAACACCAATTATCGGTTGCTATTGGTGGAAATCGTATTATAATGAAATACAAAGCCAACAGTAATATCTATGTTGGTAATTCCCTGGGAATGGAATTCACCAGCCCGGGCCCAAAAACATATAACGTAAAAACAGGAAGATTTTAATGCTAGTACCAATTGTAGTTGAAAAAACCAGCGCCGGTGAGCGTAGTTATGATATCTATAGCCGTTTGCTCAAAGACCGTATTATTATGCTGAACGGTCCAGTGGAAGAACACAATTGTAATCTTATTGTGGCTCAGATGTTATTTCTGGAAAGTGAAGATCCCGACACTGACATCACACTCTACATCAACAGTCCAGGTGGTATCATCACTGACGGTATGAGCGTCTACGATACTATGCAGTATATTCGTCCGGATGTCAGTACCGTGGTTCTGGGTCAGGCCTGTAGTATGGGTAGCTTTTTGGCTCAGGCTGGAGCACCTGGGAAGCGATATGTACTGCCTTACAGCCGCACCATGATCCATCAACCCAGTGGTGGTGCTCGTGGCATGCAGAGTGATATTGAAATCCAATATCAGGAAATTACCAAAATGAAGAAAATGCTGACCGAACTATATGTTCGTCACAATACTGCGGGTAAGACCTATGCTGATTTCGAAGCCGACATGGACCGCGACAAGTTCATGAGTGCCGAAGAAGCAGTGGCTTACGGACTAGCAGATCAAGTAATCTATAAAAAAACCAAGGAGTAATATAAATGTATCAGTCAGTTTATCGCGGAGCCAGCGCCACCAATGAAGCCATGGCTCGAGTCTATGCCAACATGAGTCTGGCAGTGGTGACCAGTATGATTGTCAGTTACTTCGTGGGATCTACACCGGCACTGCTGGAGTTCTTCTTTACTGGTATTTTAAAGTGGATTGTTATCTTTGCACCACTGGTGGCAATTCTGGCATTTTCATTCGCACAGGAACGATTTGATCGGCCGGGACTACAGATGTTCCTGCACGGATTTGCCGCGCTCATGGGTCTAAGTTTCGCTACAATTTTCGCAGTCTATACCATGGGCAGTATTGTCACAGCGTTCATGGGTGCGGCAGTGCTGTTCGCCACAATGAGTTTCTATGGCTATTTCACCAAGCGTAGTCTAGACTCACTGGGTCAGTATCTATTTGTGGGATTGATTGCAGTGGTGATCGCCAGTGTTATTAATGTTTTCATCGGCAGTACAGTATTTCAGATGGTAATCAGTGCGATTTCCATTGTTGTATTTCTAGGACTAACTGCCTATGACACACAAAAAATCAGAGAAATTGTCAGCTATAATAATAATGGCCGAGCTGAAATCATCGGAGCAATTTCTCTATATTTGAACTTTGTTAATCTGTTCCTGAATCTTCTGCAGTTATTTGGTAATAGAAAATAATTTAGGTAAATATATAACTTACCAAGTGGTCTCGGACATTCACCCCACTCTAAATACTCTGCGTGTCATCAAACTTGCTACTTTTAAAAGGAGACTAGAGATGGCAAATCTACAACCAGTATACTATAAGTATACATCAACAAAAGAATATCACGATGCATTTCCATGTGCATATCGTCAATGGCGTGCTGATAGCCATTGTAATTTGATTCACGGATATTCATTCAGTATGAAGTTCTACTTTGGAACTAACGATCTAGACGTTCGCAATTGGGCGGCTGACTACGGTGGACTCAAAGAATTGAAAAAGATTCTAGAAGATCAATTTGACCATACCACATTGTGTAGTTCTGATGACCCAGAACTTGATTGGTATAAAGAAGCAGAAAAGCGTGGTCTTATGAAGTTAACCATACTACCAAAGTTAGGATGCGAATCACTTGCTGACTATCTTTACAAGTATGTAAATGGCGTTTATATCCCAGATATGTGGGGCGAGGGCGAAGCAAAACGACTTTGGTGCTACAGAGTTGAAGTCCGAGAAACCCAATCTAATATGGCGTTTAGAGAAGGTCACAGGGAGTGGGGAGAGGACTTATTTGTAGGTTTTGAGTAAATCAGCATAAATAAACATAGTTAGTAGCAAAGGACGAACTATGTATTATGGATTTATTTACGAGTGGACCAATAACATCAATGGTAAGAAGTATATTGGTTCACACGCTGGCACCATAGACGATGGATATGTTGGATCAGGTAAAGTGTTTCAAAGGGCCGTAAAAAAGCACGGATTAGAAAACTTTACCCGTTCTATTATTGAGTATGTTGAGATTGAAGATAGACAATATTTGTTAGGACGAGAAAAGTTCCATTTAGATAAAGTCAATGCTTACTATTCCGATGACTACTACAATGTAGCAAAAGATGTAATAGGTGGGGACACTAAAGCAGGATGGACAGATGAACGCCGACAAGAGTTTAGTAATCAAATCAAACAAGTGTGGGCCAACAGAACCGAAGAAGAAAAGAAAACTATTTTAGATGATGTTCATAACAAAACTAAAGAATGGTATCAAACCCAAGAAGGACAGCAACTAAAAGAACGGTTGCGAGACAATATACCAAGATTAGTAGAAGGTGTCAAGGCCCGTGATCCAGAAGATAGAAAGCGTAGTGCCCGTTTAGGTAAAGAAAGAATGGGTGAAGAACGCAGAAAAGAAGCGGCACGAAAAGGTGTAGAGAATCGAGATCCAGAAACAGAAACATTAGCAAGGCAGAAAGCCAAAGAAACAAGAGCGAACTGGTCTGAAGAAAAACGACAAGAGGTGTTTGAGAATAGCAGTCGTGGTAGAAAGGGTAAATGTGCTGGCAGTGAAAATGGCAGGGCAAGAAAGATTGTTGCTGATTCTAGAACATTTGATACTCTTAAGCAGGCTATGTTAGAATTAAACATATCTGAATACAAACTACATAGTAGATTGAGAGATCCAAACAACAAGGAATATTATTACCTATGAACGAACAAATAGACAGACTCATTTGGAAGGCTGGCGGATTCACAAAACTTGATGGTAGTTATTCTCTACCCGAATCGCACTTGGAAAAATTAGTTGAATTGGTTGTCAAGGAATGTGCCAATGTTGTAGCAGAAACACACTGGCATCTTCCTCCTACTCAACAACAAATTTCTATTAGTATCAAAGAACATTTTGGAGTTGAATAATGAACACAAGGTTAGAACAGCGTCTTTGGTGTTACCGTGTGGAAGTTCGTGAAACACAAAGTAACATGGCGTTCCGCGAAGGTCACCGTGAATGGAATGAAGACTTGTTTGCATGATACTAAATATCAGATAAAATGCATACATAATGAATTCAGAAAACGGACATATATCAATTGATAGTGCCTGGACTCAGCTTGACGGGCAGTATCATTACTTTTATAATATAAGTCTAGATGTTGAAGATTCAATATCAAAATTTAAAGAGTTCATGCAGGAATTGTTTGGTTGTCCTGGCGACCGTTGGGAATATGCTCAACATCGACATGGTATTACAGTATGTTTTGCCAACCAGGACGATGCCGTATTTTTTAAATTAGTAAATTAGCAGGAGTAAAAAATGTTTAATAAACTATTATCAGTGCTGGGATTCAAAAAAACTGAAACCACACAAGAACCAGTAGCCCCTTATAAAGTAGAAGCACCGGCGGCTGTTGAAATTATGCCCGAAGCAATTGAATTTGAACAACCACCAGCTGTGATTACCGCCAGCAACAAGACTGCTGACAAAAAAGTCACCACAGTTAAAGAAGTTACAGTAAAAACTTCAGCTAAACCAAAAAAAGAACCGGCCAAGTATAATCGAGCCGCTTTAGAAGAAATGACCAAAGCACAGCTAGAGGAAATTGGTTCCGGGGAATTTGGGTTGTCTATTAATCGAAAACAACGCAAACCTGAAATTGTAGAATTGATCCTTAAAGAACAACGCAACGCAGGCAAACGTTAATCATGACATTCCTAGTCAACGGTGATTGTATTAAATGCAAATACACTGATTGTGTGGCTGTATGCCCAGTGAATTGCTTTCACGAAGGCGAAAACACACTAGTAATTGATCCCGATGAGTGTATTGACTGTGGCGTTTGTGAACCTGAATGTCCGGCCGGTGCTATTTTTCCCGAAGACACTAATGAAATGCCAGCCCATGCTGTTGAATTTTGGCTAAAAGTAAATGCCGAACATTCTCAGCGCTGGCCGGTCATCAGTAAGAAAAAAGAACCTATGCCTGATGCAGACTCATTTAATCCGCGTCGTAATTACAACGGTCCTAATAAAGGACCAGAATTTAGCAGTAATCCAGCAAAGAGGTAAATCATGGATGTTATTCAGTTAACTGAACAGGCTATTGAACACTTCGGCAACGTAGCCGAAGGTAAAATTATTAAATTTGGTATCATTGGTGGTGGTTGTTCGGGATTCCAGTACCACTGGGAAGTCTACGACGAACCACAGGAGCACATGGCTGACGATGCACAGATTCAGTACGACAAGTTTTTACTGAGTGTTGACTCATACAGTGTCCCCTATTTGATTGGGTCAACAGTGCATTACATTAGTGATATCACGGGTAGCAGAATTGACATTCAGAATCCCAACTCAGCCGGTGGATGTGGTTGTGGATCCAGTGTAAATTTTGATGTTTGATAACGAAAGTTTTAATTTATGAAATTGATTGCTGGCAATAGTAATTTGCCACTAGCTAAAGCAATTTCGGAACACTGCTTCAGCGAAATCGTACCAGCTACTATTGAAAAATTTGCCGACGGCGAATGTAGCGTAGAGTTCCATGAAAATATACGTGGTGAAGATGTTTTCATTATTCAGAGTACTAGTACACCAGTAAATGATCATCTGATGGAATTGATGGTCATGATCGATGCGGCCAAGCGTAGCAGTGCTAGCCGCATTACTGCCGTAATACCCTATTTTGGCTACGCCCGGCAAGACCGTAAAAGTGCCAGCCGAACACCCATCACTGCCAAGCTGGTGGCAGATCTAATAACCACAGCCGGTGCTGATCGTGTTTTAACCATGGATCTGCATGCTGGACAGATTCAGGGATTTTTTAATATTCCTGTAGATGATCTGACCAGTCGCGTAGTGTTTGCCAATGACATCAAAACAAAATTTGACCTATCTCCGGATCGTTTAGATAAACCCAATAATCTGGTTTTTGTCAGCCCTGATGCCGGCGGCGTGGTTCGAGCACGCAAGTTTGCCAATCAATTCAATGCCGACATTGCCATTGTAGACAAACGCAGGCCCGTGGCTGGCGTCAGTGAAGTAATGAATTTAATTGGCGATGTTCAAAACAAACATGCTATTCTAGTAGACGACATGGTGGACAGCGGTGGTACACTGTGTAATGCAGCTCGGGCCATCATGGATGCCGGTGCGCTGTCTGTTCGCGCTTATATAACCCATGGAGTGCTCAGTGGCAAGGCTTGTGACCGTATCCAAAACAGTAACCTGGTAGAACTAGTGATCACTGACAGTATTCAATATAACTGGACTGACAGCATCACCAAGGTTCGACAAGTTAGTATTGGCCCACTACTGGGTGAGGCAATACGTCGTGTCACCAACGAAGAATCAGTCAGTAGCCTATTTCAATGAAAGAAAATATGAAAAAACAAGAATTTGTAGATGTAGACAAGTATCAGGATTTTGTAGCTGCGGTCACCAGCGATCCCAGCAACGATCTAGAAGTGATGATTCAGCGACTGCGTGAGTTGAATCAAGTATGTAATATTTCGCTGTTGATGACCGGTGCCATTGGCGTGGCCAGCGAGGGGGGCGAACTTGCTGAAATCGTCAAAAAATGTGTATTTCAGGGCAAGCCCATGAATGAGGATACGCTGTTCCACATCAAACGTGAACTGGGTGACATTGCCTGGTATTTTGTTAATGCCTGTCGTGCCATTGGTGAAACTCCGTCGGCAGTGATCGAGGAAAACGTCAACAAACTAGAAAGTCGATACCCCGGTGGTAAATTTGACGTCCATTACAGTGAAAACAGAAAAGCTGGGGATCTGTGAACATGAATATTACGATTGCCGGTCTTGGGTTTGTGGGCCAGGCACACTATGAAGTATTAAAAGACTATTGCAGGGTCAGCGTACATGACCCACGTCTGGGCCATACTGCTGATCTAAGTCAGGCGCATGCGGTGATCATCGCTGTCAGCACACCTGAGAGCGAAACTGGCGAATGTTACATGGACAATGTCTATGCTGTAGTTGAACAATGCGCCGACGTACCTATTTTAATTAAGAGTACTATTAGTATCGAAGGCTGGCGCACACTGCGCACTAGATTTCCTGATCGTCGATTTACCTTCTGCCCGGAATTTCTAAGAGCGGCCACTGCCACTGAAGATTTTAAAAATACATCAACACTGCTGATTGGTGGTGACAATGTTAAATTCTGGACTAATATATTGACCACTGCTCTTAAAAAGGATGTTACGGTGGAAGTATACGAACCTGAAGAATTAATACTGATCAAATATTTCAGAAATAGTTTTTTAGCAACCAAAGTAGCGTTCTTTAATCAGATCTATGATTTGTGCCAGTCTCTGGATTTGGATTTTCAGCACGTGGCTGCAGGTGTAGCTTCAGACACACGCATTGGTGACAGTCACACCAAGGTTACTGCGGAGCGTGGGTTCGGTGGGCATTGTTTCCCCAAGGACACACAGGCTATAGTCAGGACTGCTGAACTGTTCGATGTTGATCTTGGTCTGATTCGTTCGGCCATTGATTATAACCGAAGAATAAAATCTTGACAATTAACTATTTTAGTTCATAATAGAATCATGGATGATGATATTCAAGACAACAGCATCGCTGAACTATTAAAACGTCAGCAGGAATTGAAACGTAAACTAGTACAGGCACACCGTGCCGGTATGAGTCAGGGCGTCATCAATCAGATTCAGTTTCTAATCGCCGAAGTGGAATTTACACTGACGGACAAAATGGCCATGGATCAGAACCGGCAGTCTGACAAGGGCAATGATTTTGACGACCTCATAATCGGATGAAAATGAACAACAATTATCAGATGGTGGTCGAGGAATCTGACCTAGTTCAATATCTGTATAACGGAATCCCTCTGACCAAAATCACGGTTTCCAGTCATGACTGGATTGATAGATTTAACAAGTTTTCCGAGTTATTTGACATGCCAGATCGCATCGAATACGAACTGGCTAGTGAATTATCCACTGCGGACTTTATCAGTGCATGTGTCGGAGTCGATGGCTGGAATCTTCCAGAATATTATCACCAATTGGATATAGAACAATATCTGCTGGAAATGTGCAAAACAGGCAGCCAACAAGAACGAGTAGCAACAGAATTGGTGGAATTTCAAAAACGTAACATGTATCCAGTTTTAAAATTTTTACTTTATTTTGTAAATACTCTCAGAGAAAATAAAATAGTCTGGGGAGTTGGACGTGGTAGTAGTGTAGCTAGTTATGTACTGTTCCTTCTAGGAGTTCATAAAATTGACGCACTGAAATACAACCTAGACATCAAGGAGTTCCTTAAATGAAAAGAATACGCACGGCACGTGGAAAATACATTGACATGGCCGGTCTAGCAAAACAAAATGAAAGTGTTCGCGCGGTCAGTAATGTCCCCATGAACGCACGTGGTGATCGTCTGGATGCACAGGGCAATGTACGAGCAACAGTACAGGCTGTGGCACGAGCACAGCATCAGAATGTATTTGCTCCCGAAGTTGCCCCGGTGAGTGATGCTAAACCTAGAGTTGAGGCTGTAGCTCCACCCGAAGATTTTGATGGGCCGACGGTGGTGTCCGAGACATTTAAAACTCGGCCCGACGGTTCAGCTTACATAGAAGTCGAATACAGCGACGGAAGTTTTGGTGAAAAGGATCTTAGAAAGTAATTATGACAACAATTAGAGCAATCGGTGATAAAGTTTTAGGTTATATGGTGGATGGCTTTGGCGAAAAAGTCACTTCTGGTGGTATCGTTGTTCAGGAGCGCGATGGTAGTTCCGACAGCATCCGGCCGCGATGGTTCATGGTAACACACGTGGGTCCTGATCAGGACGAAGTCTCAGTGGGCGACTACGTGCTAGTGGCACACGGCCGCTGGAGTCGCGGTGTCACAGTTGACTCCGCCAGTGACCGTAAGTTATACTTACTGGACAACAACGAAATTTTAATCAAAAGTCAAGAAAACCCAATCGAGTAAGCTATGAAAGAAATCTGGACCGAAAAATATCGTCCCAAGACTGTCAGTGAATATGTGTTCAAAGACGAGAATCAGAAACGACAAGTGTCGGGCTGGATTGCCGACGGTGGTATCCCGCACCTGTTGTTCAGTGGTGCGCCGGGAACTGGTAAAACCACACTGGCCCGCGTACTAATTAATGACCTGGGCGTAGAGAAGGCTGACGTTCTGACCATCAACGCCAGTCGCGACAATGGTGTCGAAATGATTCGTAAAAAAATCACAGCATTTAGTGAAACCATGCCCTGGGGTAAATTCAAAGTTATCCTACTGGACGAAGCTGATCACATCAGTCCCGAAGGTCAGGCCGCTCTGCGTGGTGTCATGGAACAATATGCCAGCGTAGTTCGATTTATTCTTACATGCAACTACCCTAACATGATCATCCCAGCTATCCACAGCAGATGTCAGGGATTCCATATCACCAGTCAGGATCAGGTAGACTTTACAGCCAGGATCGCTGAAATCCTGATCACTGAATCAGTAGAGTTTGATATTGAAGATCTAGATCTATATGTTAAGGCAACGTATCCGGATCTAAGAAAAACCATCAACACTGTACAGATGAATGTGGTCGACGGGCAGTTGCGCCGTCCGCAGGACGAGGCCACCGGGGGTGATTGGCGTATCAACATGGTGGCGTTGTTCAAGGAAAACAAACTACGTGAAGCACGTAAACTGATTTGTCAATCCGCACGTGCTGACGAATATAACGATCTCTATACATTCTTGTATCGCAATCTAGATTTCTTTGGCACAACTCTGGATCAGCAAGACGAGGCGGCGATTGTTATTCGCAATGGCATGATCAAGCATACACAGGTTGCAGATCCCGAAATCAACTTCAGTGCCACTATGATCGAACTGGGAAGATTGTCTCGATGAAGGTAGTAGTAATTGCGCTGAATGCCGAATTGCCACAAGATTTACCAGCTGGATACCGTAAGTTGGTCACCGGTGTCGGCAAAGTCAATGCTTCAGTATCGTTGACTAAATTTCTACTATTACATCCCGACACCACAGAAGTCATCAATTACGGCACTGCCGGCGGAGTTATTTCACTTAGACGCAAATTAGTTCGTGTCGACGGCTTTATTCAACGAGACATGAACTGCAGTCTAATTGGTTCTGAAAATTACGTCACCTATGGTGAAACTGAACGTGTAATACACACTGCCAATGCATCCGCAGTGGATCAAATTTTCTGCGGCACCGGTGATTGTTTTAGTGTCCCTACTGATGACTATCAACTAGTAGACATGGAAGGATATGCGCTGGCCAAGGCTGCTCAGCGTATGGGAATTCGCTTCGAAAGCTACAAATATGTCAGCGACGGCGGTGATCCTGAAGAATGGTCTGACAACGTAACCAGCGGATCAGAACAATTCTTAAAATTATTACAACCTGCTTAAATTGTAAGATTTCGTTAAGTTTGACAATAAATCGGCTTCATGCTAGACTGTGTTTATTGTAAGTGATTCTTAACTAATTTTGACTTGATCATATTATGTACACACGTGTTATATCTAAGTCAGTGACGCCGGTGCGGCGTGAAATTATTCGCAGATCTGCGAAGTTTTATGCTGACAAATTAATGACTGCTCGCCTGCATAGTTCATTGACAGTGTATATTCATCTAGTGGACAATCTACTAGAAACTGAAGATGTGCGTGGTGACTGTGTCTGGGTAGACGCTGCGCATCGAGGTAAAGAATTTGAAATTCGTGTAGCCTACAACCCGGATGTCTGTATGAAGGAAGTTCTAGAAACACTGGCACATGAAATGGTGCATGTAAAGCAGTTTGCTCGTGGTGAAATGCGAGAGTTGACATCTGTAGTAGATAGTTTAAACTGGAACGGTAGCCGCATTAATACTGCCATGGTGGATTACTGGGATTTACCCTGGGAGATTGAAGCTCATGGGCGTGAGCGTGGACTGTTTACTCGACTGTGTTTACAGTACCCTGACATTGTCGAAATTTGTGGAGTAGAACTATAACATGGAAATCAAACATGCACCAATTTTTGATGTCGCAAAAGTAGTGGATCTATATTCCGCTCGCGACGGGGCGCCTGTTCGTTATGTGTGCACTACTGACATAGATGCCAGTGATCAACCCTACGATGTATTCTATCGTGATAAGCCACATCCAAAATTCAACAACCGATACTTTGGTTTAACCAAAGATACGGTATCTGGTACAGTCTATATCAGAAATGCCGATCTAGTGGAGAAATTTATCTTCGGTATGATACAGGATCGTCAGGGCAATTTCTGGTATTCACAGACTCACCACAATTGTCTTTTTATTGATGAATCCATGATTGATGGCGGCCGCCAGTATATCAGAAGTTCGGGACCGGTGGTATTCTTTAAAATAAAGGATGGTAAATTTAATCGGGAGCAGACATAAACATGAAATATGCAATTAAAATTCCTTTTGGAAATCCCGAAGATCGTAATAGCTGGATCTATGTCACTGATGCACATAGTGAAAACTTCGACGATGTTCAGGTAAAAATCTACAACTCACTTGAATCTGCGCAGAAGGCCGCACGAATCTGGCGCCTGCATGAAGTAGTTGAATACTCCGAAAACAATCAAGAATAATCATGGAAATTAATCGAGAAGAACTGCGCAGTCAGCTGACTGCTGGGCAGGTAATTGTAACCTTCAACAAATCCACTGGTGAACAACGAATCATGACTTGTACACTGCAGGAATCATTGTTACCTGCCCGGCCTGTGACTTCAGGTAAAACACGTTCAGCGAATCCCGATGTATGTGTGGTCTGGGATGTTAATGCTCAGGCCTGGCGTAGTTTCAGATATGATCGAGTTACTGCTATCGAACAGTGTTCATAAATAAAAATATGGACACTCAATATAAATCAACCTGGTCACTGCGTTGCACCAATCCACAATGTGGACACTCATATGAAAATCATGGACAACCCGACGTCATATGCCCACGCTGTGGCGGCTTTGTTGCCGTGAACGAACGCATTGATATCGTCATTAACCAACCCAGAGATAACTCACAACAATGACCACTGCCTATCTTTTTGATGTCGACGGTACTCTGACTCCCAGCCGACAAAGCATGAACGGTTCTTTTAGAATTGATTTTTGCGAATTTATAGCACGACACCATGTGTTCCTGGCCACCGGCAGCGACTACGCTAAAACAGTCGAGCAGATCGGAACTACCATCACTGAAAACGTAAAACGAGTATTCAACTGCAGTGGCAATGATATCTGGGAACGTGGCATCAATACCTATACCACTAAGTGGAAATTACCGGAAATTATTCACGAATGGTTATCCATTCAATTGACCACCAGTGAATTCCCAGTCAGAGCCGGGCTACATTTTGAACATCGCCCCGGCACAGTTAATTTTAGTATTGTGGGACGCAACGCCAATCAGGAGCAACGTGCACAATATGTAGACTGGGATTGTACCACTGGCGAGCGTGATCGACTGGTTTCTGAATTCAACAATCTTTTCGGTCGCACTGTGGAAGCACGAGCCGGTGGTGAAACCGGTCTGGATATTTCCCCAGTGGGCAAAGACAAAGGTCAGATTGTCGAACACCTAACACGCTACGACAATCTGGTGTTTTTTGGAGACCGCACCGACCCCCAGGGCAATGACTTTCCGCTGGCGCAGGCTGTTCGTGAACGTGGTGGCATTGTCTATCAGGTTGCCGACTGGACTGAAACGGCAAAAATCATCAAAGGCATGCTACGCTGAAATTTGACATAAAATACCAATTTAACCTATAATACACACATATTAACAGCAACCCAAGGAGTTTGTGTGATGGTTAAAAGTGTTCTCCGATCGCGTTCTACCCGTGTGTTTGACCCCAACTCAGCACGGGATCTGTCCCTTTATAAAAAATTCCTGGAAACTGGGCGCTGGGAATCAGTGTGTCCTTTTGAACCCATGTGGCCTTTTGTGTCAGTACCTGACACCATTAACAGTCTGATCATTAACCGTTATATTTCTGAAAAATTGGCGGCGACTGCAGATTTGACATAAAATAGGCGTTTTTGCTACAATAGCATTATCGGTTGTTAACAAAACAGGAGTTGAAGATGGCATACATGAGTCAAGAACACAAAGCAAAGCTGGCGCCCACCATTAAATCAATCTGCAAAAAGTATGGTGTCAAAGCATCAATCGCAGTTCGTAATCACAGCACTCTGGTACTGAACGTAAAGCAGGGCAACATCGACTTCATTGAGAATTACATCAAAACCGAAGATGATGCTCCCCATGCAAAACGCATGTCACCAGAGCAAATCGCTTACCTTCGCAAGAACGGCTCACTTGACGTGAACGTCTATTGGTACAAAGAACACTTTTCGGGCCGTGCACGACAGTTTCTGGCTGAAGTGATTCCCGCTATGTACGGTCCTGACTACTTCGACGAGTCAGACATTCAAACAGACTATTTTCATTGCAGTCATTACATCGACGTAAACATTGGCAGCTGGAATAAACCTTACGAATTGGTGTAATAATGAACAAATATTTTAAATTTAGCGGCCGTGCAGGCCGCAGTGAATACTGGGGTGCAAACATCGTTGGTATGCTTCTGGCGCTGGTTGGCTACGCCATTGCAGTAGCATTTGTGATGGCAGATAGTGCGGGTTTGGTGTTTGGTATCATCACCTCAGTGGCTGTAGCTGTGGCATATTGTTGGCTCTGGATTTCAACATCTATTCGACGATGTCGTGATGCTGGCATTAACACTTGGTGGACTGCGGCTGTGTTTGTGCCCTATGTGGGATTTGTCGTCTGGATCGTTATTGGAGTACTTGAATCCAAAGCAGTTGCAGATAATTCCCAGATCAGTGTATAATTAACTATTAATTTAATAAGGGATCTATCATGGCCACCGAACGAGAACAGCAAGAACTTATTGAAGTATTAAAATTCACCCCTTGTACCTACAAGGTCAGACTCTGGGGCTACGGTGGCGAATATGTCATGGGCACTGTAGATCGTCGAGTCTACGATTACTTCCGCCAACGCAGACTTGATGTTGCAGAGTTTGCCTGGGACAGCGATTACACCAAAGCAAATAACATTCCAGAAGATATGCAACCATTTTACCCAGGCGACTGGTACAACTGCGACAACATGGGTCATTGTTGGGGTGTAGATCGTAACTCCGGCACTATCCAAGTTGACGACGAAAATGGCGACGTCGTCTGGGAAAAACAGTTGGAGGACTGTGTTGGCTGGGACGAAGATGATGAACCCACTCCTGAAATCTCCTGTGGTGATGAGATCTGGATTGATTCGCAAGAAAAAGGCACAGTAGTATTCGTTGGTGTTAGTTCAGAGAAGGGCACATTTTTTGAAGCAGACATTGAACTGAAGATGCCGTTTGATGCCGGTAAACTCTGCATCAACTACGACGAAATCGACGGTAACGAAATTATTACATCTGTGAGCTACGACGGAGAAGAACTGATCAACGACGGTGGCGACACCAGCGGTAAGAGCACAGACTTTGGATTCTATATCGCTGGATCACAAAAAGGCGGACGTTGGGAACGTTATCGTAACATGGACGATATTGAATACGGTCTTACAGAATGGTTCCCTGCTAAGGTTACGCCAGTGCGTGAGGGCAAGTATAATGTTAAAACCAAAGACGGTTATGAATATCAAGCCCTGTGGAATGGCGAATACTGGCACAATGACTGGAACGATGAAAAGATCAAAGTCAAAGAATGGCAGGGCATTGCCTATGACCCCGACGAACATTTTTTGCGTGAAGAACTAACTAATATCATATTGGAGAACTAACATGGCATGGCCCAACGGACCCGAAGCAACTGACAAACCAGAAGAGAAAAAAGAACTCACTGCCTGGACTGTAAGTACCTACTACAAAAAGTCTATCGAGGAACACGAAGAATATACCAATGACGGTATGACCGTTGTTCGCAAAACTGGCTGGCGTGGCGGATCATGGACTGTCTACACTAACGATGGCAATCCCGGAGATGGTAAAACTGACAGCATCAGTATCTACGATGCCTACGGCAACAACATTGAAGAAGTTGAACTCAACGAAACCTGGGATGGCTGCTGGGAAGATATTGAGTGGCCCGAAGATCTAGATGAAGAAGAACGTGAGCGTCTCGAAGCACTAATTGATGAAGAAGGCTTTTATGCCATCGAAGAAGAAGGTTGGTATCAAGGTGATGGTGCAACCTACATCTGGGGACCTATTGTAATCGAAGGTGAAGGTGGTTTCCGTCGAATCATTATTGCCGACGAAGATGGTAATGTCTCAGAATTCGAGGAAGAATAATGCGGCGTTTGTGCGCATAAAATCAACATTGTAGAAAATATTCAATCCAAGGAACTTAAATGACTACTATTAGAAACTCAGAAATTACCGAACGCGAGCGTGTACTTTGCAGTATTGGACGACGCATCATGGACATTGGAACCGCCGAAACTGATTGCGAACTGGGCAATAAAATCTGTAGTATTGGCAGTGAGTTAACCGCGGCCGGTGCGCCCGAAGGGAAGCCAGTTTCTGAATTTACTATTGAGGAAATGTCGTTTATTTTTAAAATCATTAAAGAACATCCCGAAGTTTTTCCAGAATTTATCAAAGATTAAGGTATCACTATCATGTCAGCAACACTTAAAGAATTTTTAGACATCATCGTTTGTCGAATTACTGAAGGATCAGAATATTACTGGAATTCATTCGGTCCCAATGCCTACAGTATTGAAAGCTGGAACGGCGAACACGAAACTGGACGTAGTTTCAGCATTGTCTTTGACACGGTGACTCAGGAAGTGTTTGAAATGTCCGCACATGACAACCAACGTGAACGCAGTTATCGCTGGATCAATCCCGACTATGCGAAGGCATATCGCGAAGAAGCGACCCGTCGCAAAGTGGATGTTGATGTGGCCTACGACCATGTACGATACATTGACCTAGAAACTGCCGAAGATTACTATGCCAAAGCTCGTGCTATCTTTCTAGGTCAAGAATATGACACTCGTGTTGAAGTACCACTGGACTTGGATCGCGAATCTCTGTTTAAATTGATGACACTAGCACATGAGCATGACATTACACTAAATCAGATGGTGGAGAGAGTATTGTCTGAACAAATCAATGATCGTATTTTCGAGGACATTCATGAGCAGGCACCGAATTCAGACGTCTGGTCACGTGTAGTAAATGATTTGAAATCATACAGTGCGTAATATGTCAGCAGTAAAATATCAGTATAAAAGTCTAGACGACATAGATCGCAGGACACGGGAATATCTGGAATTTGTATTACCAGTTAAACTATCTGATCTTACCATAAAAGAAGTTAACCAGTATCTAACAAAACTGGATCGAGCTTTTGAAAGTTCAGAAACTAAAACAAAAATTTCTGAATACAAAAAACCAGCATTGTTTTCCTAAACGTTTTACCTTTAAGGTAATATGCTTTACTTTACAAGTAAAATGCCTAAGGCATTTTACCTTGAATCTACCAATTTGACAATAAATCAGGGGTTTGCTACAATAAAGGTATAGTAAGTAAACAACAGGAGTTGCCAGTGACCGCCAAAGACATCACTTCATATCAGGATCGCATCAACGACTTGTATCACAGCGACGAGGATAAATTCATTTCAATCCCCGAACGTCTGGATGAAATGTGTCAGCGAGATCCTGAACTCTTGCCAATGCTAAAATCACTGGCCCAGGGAATGGTGGCTGCTCTGGGTTACGACACCTATGAGGCCATGACTCGGGACATGGTGGGCATGGGTATCAAGGAGTTTTACAAAATCCTGGACGTTGAAATCAACGACACCATGCAACGCTGGCCCGATCATGAAAACCTGCTGAACATTGTAGGTGGATTTGATCCTACCTATGTTAACCGTGTACGCACTTATCGCGATAGTCACCGCAAAGATGGACGCTTTGACATGCAGGTTGCCTGGGACGGACAACACACTGCTCTGGCTATCTATGTCATCGGAGTATATGGTTTTGGCCTAGACGCCAAGGATGTAACACTGCCCATTGACGAATACCCTGGAGACGATCGCTCGGCAATTCGTAAACGTTTCATTGAATTTAACAGCGGTAAAACCAGCAAAAAACTGGACAACATTGACCTCTACAAACAGTATGTCGCCGGCATGCGTCACGATAATGTACAGGATTTCTGGAATCAGCGATGCTACACCATGCAGACGTATTTTGAAAAATATCACTTCTTTGCCACTGATGAAAAGTTTGGTGATGAAAAACGTGCTGGTGCTTGGTCACGTATGACTGAAGTGTTTAATCGAAATTTCCCCGTGGAAGTGTTTGAACGTGTGATGTACTATCACAGTATCACCAACAATGACCAGCCGTTTATTGCTCTGGAAATTGATAACATGAGCGTGTTTGTCCGGCAGTGTATGAACGATGGCATCAAAGTCACCGATGAATACCTGCAGGAAATAGCACGTATTATGTCCAGGGTTACACAGAATACCTGGGCAGTGGGAAGTATCAAACATCGTAAAGTTCAGGATGCCTACCAGAGTTACGTTGATCGTGAAAAGGCTGCCGGGCGTCTCAACCCTGGCCAGACTTATCGTTGTAATCAGACCAAGGTAGCACCAGACTGGATCAAACAGGTCTTGGCCAAACACGGATTTAAATTTACGCTTCCGTCCTTCCCTGAACACTATGAATTTGATCAGGAGACTCTGCAATGATCAGGAATGCCGCAGAACGCCAACGTAAAAATACCAACGAAATGCGCATAGCCATGCGCAGTATTTGCAAAGTACCTGGCTGTGGACAACACCTGACGCTCTGGAAAGGGCCCGGCGAGAGCGACTACTGTGATGCTCATCAGCGTAACTTCAGCGAGTTTGGTGGCCTGGCCACCACTGGAAAAATTTATAGTCACGCTCGAGTAGAGTGCTGCCAGGAGTGCGGATACAACCCAGCCGAACAACCACGTATCGCCAAATATAAAGACAGTGACCCTAAAATGTACAACACACTGATTCGCAGTGCACTGACTGTGGATCATATTGACGGCAACCATGCCAACAACGATCCCGACAATCTGCGTACATTGTGTCATAATTGCCATGCCATCAAGACTATTGAAAATGGCGACCACCTGACCCCCAGTAATCAATTTGACAAGTAAAGCATTTTACTTTATACTGGTAATATGAAAATTAAATCAAAACGTATTCAGAAAGCACTAGCAGAAAATCGTCTAATTTTAACTGATTGTGATGGTGTATTGCTAGACTGGGAAACTGCATATCATGCCTGGATGGAATCCAAAGGCTATGACCGAGTCACTGGCAATCAGTTTTATGAAGTGGAACGCATCTACGGCATGGCTAAAAAAGAAGCCAAGCGTCTGATTTGTGAGTTTAACAACAGTGCCTGGATGTGCTGTCTGGATCCTTTCCGTGACGCACAAAGTGTAGTCAAGCAACTGGTTGCTGAAGGATATCAATTCGTCTGTATCACCAGTCTAAGTTTAGACCCCTACGCCAAACGTCTGCGTGTAGAAAATCTAGAACGTGTTTTTGGTAAACGTGCGTTCCTGGATGTAGTGTGTCTGGACACCGGTGCAGACAAGAATCAGGCACTGGAAATTTATGCTGGTACCAACGTTTTTTGGATTGAAGACAAGACCGAAAACGCCATACTGGGCGCCGACCTAGGACTTAGAAGTGTGCTGATTCAGCATAACCACAACCAAGATTGTGACGATGATCGAATTATTAAAGCGAAAAACTGGGCTCAGATCCGTGAAGTTATCGTCGCTTAATTAATAGTTTCGTCACCGTAGATAGTTAATACTTCTTGAACAGCTGGATGTCTTTCAACATCACGTTGTTCAAACTCTACATATCCGATCCTACGTGTATCGGACAGCTTTAGCAGACTCATGAACTCTTTGAGTCCGTTATCGTCATACCCCCTATCGTGTTGAGCTAAGTCTCCAGTAACCACAATTCGACTGCCCTGCCCGATTCGGGTCAGTAACATCTTCATCTGGTTTGGTGTGGCATTTTGCATTTCATCTGCGATTATCCAGGCATTTTTAAATGTCCGTCCACGCATGTATGCAAGCGGTGCAACTTCGAGTACACCGTCCTCGATCATCGTCGTGATGTCTTTTGGAGAGTAATATTCTTCGATGACATCGAAGATTGGTCTAGTCCACGGAGCCATTTTTTCTAGTAATGTACCGGGTAAAAAGCCGTGTTGTTCATCTACACTGACCGCTGGTCGTGTGATTACAATTTTCTCACATTCACCGGATCTTAGCGCACGTACGGCGGCCAGAACCGCTAACATAGTTTTACCTGTACCAGCTGGGCCGGTGGCAAAAACAATATTTTTAGTACTGTCGTCTAATAACGCCAAGTATTCCTCCTGTGCCAGATTCTTAGGTAATATGTTTACCTGAGAATGACGTCTTTTATATTTCCCAAAGTCTATCACTTGCTCTTGTGTTTCGAACGGTTTGGTTTTTCTAGCTCTTCTGCTCACTATATGCTCTCCTTCAGTATAGTTTTTTAAATGCTAGATCATGAGCCCAGTTCGTTCTATAATATTTAACAGATTGACGGTTTTATTAACTGATACTATACTAAAAATGTTATTCTGAAGGCTGAGTATAAATAGTAGATAACAATTTTTTAGGTGTTTAAGATGATTGATTCAAAATCTATTCGAGATACTATCTCCAACATTTACGACGGCAACAGCGCTCTGGACATGCTATTGGAATTTGAAAGTGTTCTCGATAGTCTGCATGTATACGCATACCAAAACTGGAGCTCCGGTGAAGTGGTTCAAGGTCCGGATATTAGCCGTTACTGGATTGAAGTTACGTTGATGTATCCCGAACGTAAGATGCCGGACCCCGATGGGGCACTGCGACTGACCAAGCATGGATGCTATGTATTTTTCCAGAAAGAAGACTATATCGTAAGTGTGGACATCAAGTCTCCAGATGATCTTGAAGCCAGACCCGACGGAGAGCACAAACCTAAAAAAGTAAAACAGAAGGTATGGTTGGTCAAGATCGCCATGCCCAGACATTTCGTCGACGAGTTCAAGAGCGAGAAGATCAATATCAATGGTACTGAAATTGACATGACTGACGTAAGCGATGCCTACGAGCAGGGCCTGGACAGTGCCAAAGAAGTCAAAGGTGAAGAAGATGACAACACAATCTAAAAATATCAGTGAAGGCCTTGAGTATGGCGAAATGCAGGGTCTAGTTTCCAGTGTGGTCAGTATTGATCAATATCAACCCAAAATCGGTGCCGACGCTGAAACTGTAGTGGTCGCACTCAGCGTTACCTACGAAAAACCCGCACATGATCTCAGTAATTTTATTGAGACTAGTCCAGTGGATCATCTAGATGTCGAAGTCAGTCCTGCTCCTAATGAACAGGGTGTCTATAAAGTATTTGTAGAATTCTCACGCGATCGTGATCTGTTTAAAAACATAAAGAGCCTGCTGGACCACATCAACAAAATTACCAGCGAAGAAGAAAACTGGAAATTTACTGCCTATAAATTAGACGAGCCAAGACCCTTTGACCAGGAACGATTCAACCGAGATGTCATTTCCGATCCTGCAGCTTATCGTTCAAAATTTGAGAAAACTTCCGAGCAGGCTGTGCGTGAGCGTATTGAATTTTTACTTAATTACTGATGGCCAAAGAACAATCAATAACAGTATCAGGTAAAGTAGTAGAATGTCTGCCAAATGCCATGTTCAAGATATTGCTGGATCAGCCAAAACATGTTATAATTGGCACAATAAGTGGTAAGATAAGAATGTTTAACATCAACATTTTACTGGGCGACCGTGTTGATGTTGAAGTAACTCCCTACGATCTATCACGGGGAAGAATTATTTACAGGCATAAATGATCATGGGTCTTAAAATTTATGGATTTTTTATTGTTGTCGGCGTACTTTTTGGCGCTGGTTACGGTGCCTACCGGTATTACACAGACACACAAGAACGAATTGCTGTATTGACTGAAAACAATGCCAATTTGGAGACTGCCGTCAAGACCAACGAGGCCACAGTAAAAAGTATCAAGAGTGATCTTCGTGCTGCCCAGGTTGTAAACGATCAGATCAATCAGAAATTCGAAGAAAGTCGTCAGCGTGCACGAGACCTAGAGTCTAGGTTAAGTAAACACGATATTGGTGTTCTAGGCGAAGCTAAACCTGGTCTTGTTGCCAATATAGTGAACAAAGGGACTCGTGACTCACAACGATGCTTTGAAATATTAAGTGGAAGTCCATTAACTGAAGAAGAACGAAATGCTACAACTAAAGACAAAATCAACTCAAGTTGTCCTAACATCGCTAATCCTAACTACATCCCTGCTAACTAGTGGTTGTTCAAGTACACCAGTTAAACGTATCGAAGTCAGCGCTGAACCCATCGAGCGTCCAGCTCTGACTCTGCCTAACACTGACAAGATTAAGTTGCGCGAAGTAAAATGGATACTGATAACTCGTGAAAATTATCAACAGGTGTTTGAAGAACTAGCAAAGAACAAAAAAGATATAGTATTGTTTGGACTTAGTGATGACGGTTATGAGGCATTGAGTTTGAACAACAGCGACTTAATGCGTGTTCTGGAACAAAAAAATGCCATTATTGCCGCCTACAAAAACTACTACGAAAAATCCACACAGGCAATCGACGCAGTCAACGGAAAAATATTGCAGGATCGAAAAGCTGCCGAAGAGCTTAATAAACCCGAGCCGGGATTTTTTGAACGCTTATTTGATTAATGAATCCCTACGAAATTCTGGGTGTTCAGCCGAGCGCCACAGATGCTGAAATCAAACAGGCTTACCGTAAATTGGCCATGAAACACCATCCAGATCGCGGTGGTGATGAAGAACAATTTAAAAAAATATCTGATGCCTACAACCTAATCAAGGATGCTGAAAGTCGTCAGGCCTGGTCACAGGAATCAAGTCGTCCAAAATTTACCGGGGGTTTCGGACAGTCCGGATTTCACGATTTTAACGATATATTTTCTTCGTTTTTCAATCAGCAGGCACGTCCAAGAAAAAATCGAGACGCACAAATAAGTTATCACGTTACACTACGAGAAATCGTCACAGGTGTCGACAAAGACATCAGCGTGCAACTAGGACAGGGACGCAGTAAAACTGTACACATAGTTATACCTCCGGGAATCCCCAATGGTGCTAGAATCAAATTTGGCGGGTGCGGGGACGACAGCATAGCTGCTCTACCACCCGGTGATTTATATGTCAATGTGGTCGAACAGGCTGATCCAGTGTTTTCTCGGAATGGAGATAACTGTTATACCACGCACACTATTGGTGTAAAAACAGCCATGATAGGTGGTGAAACCACAGTGACTGGTATTGACGGCCGTCAATTTACCATTAAAATAAAGGCAGGCACACAACCTGGAACTAAATTAAGAATACCCGAGTCGGGTTTTCCAATTTACAATACTAAACGCAACGGAGACCTGATTATTATTATTAATATCTTGATTCCATCAATCTCCGATGTAAATACAACTATCAACAACTTATAAAAGGTATATAGATGTCCAATGAACGAATTGAAGTGCTGGTGAAACGAGCATTTAAAATTGCCGAAGATTTAGAGCACGAATATGTAACACTGGAACACATTCTGTGTGTAGTGTGCGAAGACCAGGATGTTATTGATCTAATCACCGGCATGGGCGGCGATTCTCAATCAATTTGTGATCATGCTTTCGATTATATTTCAACACAGCTGGACGAAATTAAAACCACGGAAGCTCGTTCTCCCAAGAAGACAATTACACTAGAGCGAACATTTAACCGAGCATTCACACAGGCATTGTTTGCTGGACGGCAACATATCACTTCAGTGGATTTATTGCTAAGTATTTTGGCTGAACGAAACAGCACCGCGGCGCATATCTGTAATGAGTATGGACTTACACGTGAAGTCATCATTGAATATCTGACTGACAACGGATCTATCATTGAGCCTGGCACTGAACAACAGAGCAAGCGCAGTAGCCCAGACAAAGTATTAAACAAATATACCATTAATCTAAACAAAGAAGCAGAACACAATCGTCTGGATCCGCTGATCGGCCGCGATCATGAAATTGAAGTATTGGTTCAGACTCTGGCTCGTCGTAAGAAAAATAATATTATTCTAGTTGGCGATTCTGGTGTTGGTAAAACTGCCATCGCTGAAGGCCTGGCTGATAGGATCGTTCGTGCCGAGGTGCCGGAAACAATTCAAGGACACACGGTCTACAGTCTAGACATTGGTGCACTGCTGGCAGGTACAAAATATCGTGGCGACTTTGAAGAACGCATGAAAGAAATTCTAGATGTTCTGGAGAAACGAGATGATGCTATCCTGTTCATCGACGAAATTCACATGATCATGGGCGCTGGATCTGCCGGCAGTGGTAGCATGGATGTGGCAAACTTGCTGAAACCCGCCCTGCAAAAAGGACGTCTACGTTGCATTGGGTCAACAACCTACGAAGAATATCGAGAAAAGTTTGAAAAGGATCGCGCACTAGCACGACGCTTCTACAAAATTGATGTTCCCGAACCCAGTCCAGCCGAAGCCAAGGAAATTGTCAAACAAAGTATTGCAACCTACGAATCCTATCATGGTCTGGAAATCACCGCAGAAGCAGTTGGTGCCGCAGTTGACCTCAGTGTGCTATATCTGCATGACAAGAAGCTACCCGACAAGGCGTTTGATGTAATTGACAGTGCATTTGCACGTCAGAAAATCACAGATCGTGAGACTCGTAAGTCAGTGATCACTGAAGACGACATTAAGTTTGAAGTCAGCAAGATTGCTAGAATTCCACTGGACACGATCGTTAACCCCAAACGTCGTGAATCAGCGATGGTTGACATTGAATCAAAACTAAAAGAACGTGTGTTTGGGCAGGACGAGGCGATTCACCGTCTGGCTGATGCCATCTATATCACCAAAGCCGGCCTTAAATCCAAAGACAAGCCCATTGGTTCATACTTGTTTACTGGACCCACGGGTGTTGGTAAAACTGAAACCGCCAAGGCACTGAGCGAACTGCTGAACATGACATTGGTGAGATTTGACATGAGCGAATATCAGGAGCGCCATACTGTTGCCAAATTGATTGGTGCTCCCCCGGGCTATGTTGGCCACGGTGACGGCAAGACTGGCAGTGGACAACTGATTAACGAACTAGAAAAGACCCCCAACTGTGTATTGCTGCTGGACGAAGTTGAAAAAGCGCACCCAGATGTTTTGAACGTATTACTTCAGGTCATGGACAACGGCATGGTCACCAGCAGTGATGGTAAAACAGTAAGTGCTAGGAACGCTGTGGTTATTTTGACCAGCAACTTGGGTGCGGCTGATAGTGAACGTCAAACCATTGGTTTTGGTGCAGGATTGCGTGAGCGGGCACAGGATAAAGCAGTAAATAGCTTCTTCGCTCCAGAATTCCGCAATCGTCTGGATGCCATCGTTAAGTTTAATCGTCTAACACGTGAAAACATTAATAGTGTCACTGACAAATTCCTATCAGAGCTCAAATACATGGTCAAGGATCGTGGTATTACACTAACCTGGACTCCGGCACTTACGGATTGGTTGAGTGAGCGAGGATTCAGTACCACAATGGGTGCCAGACCCATGGCACGCGAAATCAATGAAAACATCAAGAAGCCGCTGGCTAGAAAAATGCTGTTCGATTCAGCTGAGCACAGCGTAATTGAACTGGATGTACTAGATGACCAAGTCAGCATTGTGTATAAATGACATCAAACGTCTGACTGAGCCGGGAACAACCTATAACGTCAGTGAAAGGTTGTTCTATCGTCGATATTCTTTCTGCCTAGCGTTTGAATTCATAAATGTCTGGAGTTCCGGACTTTATAAACATCATGAAGACACCGTGGGCTGGCAGCAATATTATCGTTTGAAAAAACTACACACAGAAATAACCGACTATCTTCTGGAGAATAAAATTGACTATCGTCTGCGGCGCGAAGTAAATTTCAGCGTATTCATCAATGACATTGATGTTATCAAATATCTACTAGATCGATATCGACACATATTGACCTACGTGGCAGGGCCAGTTAATGAACATCATGCCGAGCAGATTAAAAATAATACCAAAATATCAGTGAGGAAGGATCTCTTCCACAAAAAATATCGATATAAACTCACCTACCTGGCCAATGCTGACTTTGTAGGAACTGGTGCTCTACAAATTGCAGACATTTTAGAATCTGGAGAGTCTGATTACAAATTAAGTCGTAATTTCGAGAGGGTGCTTGGTTTGCATGGACGACGATACGGGACCAATAATCGAAACTACCGAGTCAGCGCCTGGGATCGTTGCACTGTATATCTAACAGACGAGGTAGATTATCTACAGATAAAACTTATGTGTGGTACTAGCCCAGTTACTGACCAGCAAGCAATGCTGATATCAGAAGTTGAAAAGATAAATATTCATTGAGGTACATTAAATGGCTAAAATCAACGAAGAAGTTATTGTAATTAAAATTAGTACTCTGCTGCCAGACACAGCAGACATGACTGCTGTCATGGATCAGGATAACATGGCTGCACTGCAGGCGGTTATTGAACAAATGGCTGGTGGAAATCGCACACTGGTTGAAATTGAACGAGCATAAGGAATAACAATGAGCACTGTTAGCTATACACTTTTAACCAACCAAGAAGAATTGAATTTTACTGGCAGTGCTGTTCGTGCTGATGCATTCTATGGTAACACTGACGGACTGCATACAGTTAGTGTACATTTTACTAATTTTGTTGGGCGTGTGCACATTGAAGGTACTATTGTAACCGAGCCCACCGAAGCCGACTGGTTCCCAATCTATCTAACCAGTGGTACCAGCTATCGCCAATACCCAGTGAACAGCGCAAGTCCCACTGGAACTAACGGAGGAGATACTGGATCCGAAGGTTTTACTTTCCGTGGTAACCTGATGTACATACGTGCTCGTGTTGATCGATCACACCTACCCGACACTGAATACGATAGTGTCAATCACGGTAGTATCAATAAAATCCTTTTGAACGTCTGAGCATAAATACTACTAACATAATTTAAAGGTGTTAGTAGTATGGCTATATATGCGAGTAATTCAACAATTACTACCCAGACAATCCCGTTAATTAAAATAGATCTTTCAGATATTGCTGCTGATGACGTTCTGCAGTGGAGCCCGTCTGCTGGTGCTTTTGTAAATACATCACTGAGTCTGGATGGTGATGCTGTTGTAACTGGGGTCAGTACACTGGGTTCAGGAACTAGTATTGAAAACGGTGTTACTGGGAATACACTCAATCTCAAAAGTATACAGGTCGGCGCGAACATGTCCATCACTGACGATGGCAGTACTGTTTTAATAGACATTGCCAATGGTGGTAGTCTACTAAACACTGGAACTAATATCGGTGCTGGTGTGGCTGAAGTGTACGCCGGCACTGTCAGCAATGTGTTACGTTTCCGACGTCTCGCACTGCACGCCGGTAACCGCAATTTTCAGATACAACAAGATCCTAATGAAATTTTATTCAACTGTCAAGCTGAAGTTAATACAGCCAGCAACATTGGTACCGGTGCTGGTATATACAAAGTAAAAGACGGTGAGGACATTCAGCTTCGTTCAATTAAAGGAACTGGAAAAATCACTGCCACAGTGGTAGGTGATGAAGTCCATGTAGATTTCCCTGATTATGGATTTGCACCTTCAGATGAAAAAACTGTACTAATTGTTGAAGACGGTGATATTGGAAACATACCCACTGGTGCCACTGGATCTTTCCTCAAGCAAACTGCCAATGGTCCAGCCTGGACCACTGACACATATACTGTAAACCGAACTTTCAGAGTGACCTTTGAACAAGACGGTAACCTAGAGGGATTTTCAGAAGTACCTGCAGACCTTCAAGTTTCAAGAATTGGTAACCAATTATCAATTACACATGCGTTTGGTAGCTGGCCTAAATTAGTGACCTATTACGGCTATGACAGTGTTACCAACAAATACAAATATCGTCAGCCCACTGGTAACTATCAGGTGTTGTTGGATGCAAATAACCCCACTACCACCTTTGAAATCAATGTTGTAGCTTCAGTAATGGGTGCTGACGCCAACGGACATGGATATATTAACATTATTTTCTAATAGATGACTAATATAGCTCCACCTATGATTTTAAGTTGCAGTGTGCGTACACTCAACATTGAAGGTACCTGGCCCGGGACTCCGGGAGTCGATGATGCCGCTGGCCAGCCCAGTGAGTGGAGACTACTCATGGACGTTAACACACAGTTACACAGCAGCTACGGTAGTCTAAGACCACAACAATACGATGTTCGTGACATCGAAGTCGGGGATTATATCATAACCGAGTCCGGTGGCAAAATTTATAAGATAACGCAGATCATTAGTCAGAACACAATCAATAATGTGGAATTGATTGTCAGTGACGAAGATAAATTAAATGCGCTAATGGATCCATCACAGGGTGCTGACGGTGCTATACTAGATGGTGTGGGTTTTATATTTAAAACTAAGAACCAATTACCAGTATTGTTTCCATTACCCGACGTACTGCCAGCAAACTTCTCCATTGGATTTGCAGCTGAAATTTTAAGTAGATTTTTTCAACGTGGTAAGCACGATACACTGCAGGTATTTCAGCCTGGGCACACATTCTCTATTGGTACTGCAGTAGTACTTAACAATAATGGTACATATTCGGCCGTGGACCATACATCATCTTCAAGTACTCAGGCCAGATTCGCTATTGGTGTAGTTGAAGAAGTAAATTACCCCACCAACGATTATTTCAGAATACGCACCGCTGGACCAGTACTAGACATTGTACTGAGCTCTGGCGGCCCAGGTCAGTTATATTTTATTGACTACTCGTCAAGTTCCGGATCATTGATCAATATCGACCCCAATACAGTAAGCAGCCGACGTTCCGGACAACCGCTGTATATTAAAATTGACAACCGCCGAGCAGTATTTGTAAATTCCGGACTCAACAACACTGAAACACTGCCCAACACATTTGTCGTCAATGATCTATCAGAACTTAACACATTAACTGAAGTCAAGCTAGGTGACACAGCATATGTCAAGAATGTAACAGCAGTCGATGACTGGGGATACTACATGTACTCTGTTGATGGCTGGTCTGTTGTCATCAATAAATCAGCAACGTCAGCCAATGCACGCAGTATTAAACGAACTATTGGTGTCAACAGCCTAGCAAACACACCGCTGTTTACAGTCAAGCCCGGTATTAGAATTGTCAACGTCAGTGTTAAAGTCAACACCCCTTTCAATGACCCAGCAGCTACCCTAGTGGTTGGTGATTCCAGCACTGCTGATAAATTTATGAGTTCTGTAGAAAATGATTTAACGATTTCCGGAAGTTATTACAGCTTTCCAAATTTCATATATGATGTCAGTGGCACTGATATTATTATATTAGCTGGTATCAATCACGCAGCCTCGGTTGGTGAAGCAGAGATTTTAATAACTTATGTATAAATAAGAGTATCGAAAGAATTTAGGAGTAAGAAATGGCACTCATTAAACAATATGGTTTAGCAGGTGTAAACGAGGACGTTCAATTTGGCAAGGGCAACGGACGTATTAAGTTTGACTCTGGTGATAATGTTTTCACAGTACGAAACCTCGCTGATTCAAGTTATGTAAATTTACGTGTTGCTGAACCTGTAATTAACAGTGATGCAGCCACAAAATACTACGTAGACAGTATGGCACAGGGCTTAAAGCCCAAACAAGCGTGTCGTGTTGCCACAAACGGGTTAACAACCATTGACAGTAATGTCAGTGGTGGTACAGCCACTAATGACATGACAAACTTGTCTTATAATTCAGGTACTGATACCTGGACATTGACTGGTGGTGTCATCGACGGCGTTACATTGAATGACGACGATCGTGTTCTTATCAAAGATGCCACTGGTGGCGATCAAATTGGTAACGGTGTGTTCGTATTTGCATCTGGTACACTGACCCGTGCAGAGGATTGCGACAATTTACCACCACCCGGAGGTACAGCATCACCAAGTACACAGACCGAATTCGGCGGTGGGGTGTTTGTATTCGTACTCGAAGGCACAGTCTGGCAGGACAGTGGTTGGGTAGTAAGCTCACCAACATCGGCTGCTGTGATCGGCACTGACCCAATTGTATGGGCTCAGTTTAGTCGTGTAACTGGCATCTACGCCAACGACGGTCTAGCACAGGACGGTAACCGTATATATGTACGTGTTGATGGTACTACACTGCATTTAGACGATGATGATCTAGCTGTTAAATCCAGCAATACACAGTATCAGGTATTGGTATCTGATGGTTCTGGTGGCACTGCCAACTGGAGCGCACTGAGTTTAAATCAAGCGGCCGCCACTACTGGTACATTGCTACGTAGCCGCGGCGGCATGGGTGCTGATGTCAGCGCCTTTGCCAATCAGAGCCTGTATCTAAGTGACTTGACTAATAACAGCACGACTGAGCTTACCGTAGGTTCCAACTATCAGGTATTACGAGTAAATGGTTCTGGAACACTGGGTTATGGCGCAGTTGATCTAGGTCAGACTGGCGTCAGTGTCAGTGGTGTTTTAGATGAAACCAACGGTGGTACTGGAGAAAGTTCATATAGCCAATACGACCTATTGTACGGTGATGGTGGCAGCAAATTAGCTAAACTAAGTGTTGGATTAAACAACCAGGTTTTACGTGTCAGCGGCGCTGGAGTATTAGAATATGGTGCAGTTGATTTAGCTGCCGCTAATGCGGTGACTGGTGTTCTGCCAGAAAGCCACGGTGGTACTGGTCAAGATTCCTACACTGCTGGTGATTTGATTTATGCTGGCAGTACTGGTTCTGACGGTACATTAGCCAAGTTGGCCATTGGTACAGGCACTAATACGCAGGTACTGACAACTGACAGTGGCCTCCCAGCTTGGACTACTGCTACTAGCCTTAAGGGTGTTGAAAGCACACGACAAGTAACACTGGGAACTAGTGATGTCAACATTGGTGCAATTTTACCAGCAAACAGTCGCATCACTGCTGTGAAAGTGGTGGTTACTAGTGCATATACTTCCGGTGCTGAAATCGTTATTGGTCGTACCAGCGCTACTAGCGAACTGGCCAGTGCTGATGAAATTGATGCACAGTCCACAGGAATATATCAGATTGATACCATGCATCTTTATGGTAGTGCCACACAACTATTGGCCACTATAACTGGTGCAAGTGCTGGTGCAGGTTATGTTATAGTAACTTATGTTGCTGAATAACAGGTAAATTATCCAAAAAGGATAAATAAATTTAAGCAATATTAATATTGCAGACATTTTTAGGAGATTTTAAAATGGCATTAACAAGTACTGCTGCCGTACGCTCAAGTAACGGTCTAGGTCCCAAGTCTCAAGTTGTAACTATGAGCAAATCAAGCATCACCCAAGCTGAAATGAAGGCTGCTATCGCTGCTGCTGAAGCTGAAGGTAACACTGTTGCTGGCACTATCGTAGCAACTAACGTTCTAACTCTAGTAGTTCAGGGCGCTGGCGTAACTGCTGGTTCTAACTACGGCGCAACTGGTGTAACAGCCGCTGTTGTTGCTACTTTTGAATAATTTTTAAATTAATCAAAATACAAATAGGCACCCAGGGTGCCTATTTCTTTGAGTATACTAAATATCAGTAAGCACACATGCTTAACGACAGACAACACAGTTGTCTGATCAGTGTAATACACTGAACGGAGTATTAAATGGCTACAACTTATAATGCTAAGGGTACAAGTTATCCTAGCTTTAAAATTCATAAAAGCGGTCCGACTTTTTTTCAGGGGACTGCATCACCATCCACTAGTGCACAGCTGGGGGATATCTACATACAGCACACTGCTGATTCGAAACTCTGGATATATAAAAATATCGGTTGGGTTGAACTGGGCGTCGGTGGAGGTTCAACTGCGGATCTATTAGTGATAACAAGCTCATATGACAGCAACGCTAAACAAATTCAATTTATACTGACCGGGGAAACTAGCGATGACACTGAATCAGAATTGTTTTTAAAATCACCAGACATTCTCAGTAGCACGCTTTTACAGATGCAGAGTAGTTTTAGTTCAGGTGGCACTACTTATTACAATTACAGAATAGCAATACCAGCTAATACAGTGGCCATGGCTGAAGTTAAAATTGTCGGTAGGGATTCGGCTAACAACGAACATAGTGGCTATAGGCTAACTGGTGTCATCGTTAATGACAGTGGTAGCACTATTCTTATTGCTGATCCTATAGAAGAAATTGTTGCTGAAACTAACACAGATTGGATTGCGGCTATCGAAGCCGACGACGTCAATGACGCATTGTCGGTGTTAGTGACTGGATCTGCGGCCGCGGCAGTTAAATGGACTGCTTTCGTTTCACTAACCTATACTACACAGGTTTAAATATCTGATAATACTGTTTTTAATAAATAACAGACGTAGTCAGATTTTTAAGGAGTGATTTACTATGAAAAAGCTACAAGCAAATTCAGTATACAATCAATATGACGTTGATGGTGATGGGATTGTCAGTGACGACGAGATCAATCAATCAGAACGCATGATGATGCTAGAGAACGAAGACAAGAAACAAGATGCACAACGCGGCATGGCTTGGTTTGCACTAGGTGGGATGTTATTGTATCCCTTTGCAGTGGTCGTGGCTAGTTTGTTGAAATTAGATAATGCCGCGGGGGTTTTGGGTGATATGGCTCCGACCTATTTTGTATCAGTGGCTGCCATTGTCGCCGCATTTTATGGCAAGGAAGCATATACATCATCAAAAGTGCCTGCACCCACACCCACAATCACTCGTGTAGTAGTAGAGAAACCAGCGGCCGCAGCCGTTGAGTCTGGACCAGCTCCTACTAAACCTGAAGCAGAAGAACCCAAGGAGGCTGCCGCTGTTGCTAGTGCACCGGCCGGCGACGATGATATTTCTGCTAAAATAGTACGTAAACGTAGTTAATTATGAAACACTATATTCGACTTTTGACTGATCGTGAATTAACTGATGACGAAATGGACATCTGGTTTAATTCAGTGATCAAATTTTCTCCCCCGGGAGTACCAATTTATGATCAAGACGACGAGTTTGAAGTCGAAGAAGATGAAGTGGTAGGGGACGAGTCATTGCCCTATGTATATCTAGTATATTTGACTCGTGACCTACAACCCAGTGAGGCTGAATTTATAGTCAGTGCCTGGGACGTTAGATATTCTGGAGATTTTGAAATTGAAACCAGCAACTTATATCGTGCTGATGCTGATCTACAAAATCCTTTAGAATTAAACATGGATTCAGAAGTTTACGAAAATATCAGGGCCACTGCTGCCAAATTCATGCATAATCGCTGGGTAGAACAACAGACACAATCTGGGTGGAGATACGGCCTGCGGTTAAGTGAAAAAAATCGCACACACCCAGCACTCCGTAACTGGGACAGCCTAGAGCCTGAATATCGCAAGATCCCCACAATGACACAGCGTGAAGCGCTGAATTTCTACTCGAAATACCAACATCTGTTTATTTGACATAAAATCAAAATTTTGTTATCATCCCTTTTTTCCAACCTTTAGAAATATAAGTATCTATTTCATCGTTAGGAATTCGGAGATTATCAATACTGTTGTTTATCCAAACGGCTCCCTTTTTAACAGGAGCCCATTTCTTTTTAATCCAACCAGCGGATAACTTTATTGAAAGTTCAGATTCTTCGCACAAACTATACTCGTCTAATTTAGGATGATAAATCCAAACTTTTCCGTGTGTGGGGGATTTAGGGAGTCCCTTTTTCCATCCTTCTTTAAGATATACAGATAAGTCAATAGGATGTATCATCCTCTTCTCAGTATTTTTATAAATCCAAACAGTATCGGTTGTAGGAGACATATTCCTGCCCAATGACCAACCTTCCTGTAACATTTTATCAACCGCGTTAGGATGAACTGCACATCTTTCGTTAGTAATTAAATGGTGAAGGTGTTTTAGACCTGTAGTTCCTTTATTATATCCGCCATACCCGCCTTCTACAATATTATAAACATCGGCACGTCTTACAAAGTCGGCATTTACAATTTCTTTTTCTTTAGAAAACATTTCTTCTGGTGTCTCAAACACATATAATATGTCCTTCTTAAAAGAAGTTCTCCCGTATCTCTCTAATGCACGAGTTATGTTAGTTCCAGATCCACAATAATCGTCGGTTAAATCATCTGTAGAATGAGCACCGACATAAATTTTATTGTTTATCAGGTTAGTGGTTTGATAAACAGTATGAAATTTTCTTTTATTTTGATGATTGGTATTTGCCATGTTGACTTTTATTAAATAATGTTGTATAATATATTTATGTGTTTGCTTGTAAATGGATAAAATATGGTAACAAAACGTCTGGGATTCGCCTGTAAATGGATTGATCGCCCGGATCAGGTCAATGGTATTCGTCCACGTGACGATGCTAAACGATATAATACAGGAACCACTACAGTGGCCTGGTTGAATCGGCAAACACGTGAAGTCGCTGAACAAAAGCTCTGGGATCTAATGTCAAGCAACATTAATTCCATTCAGTTGCTGGTAGAGCGTGTAGGATCACTGGAGGAAAACCTACGTATGGTAAGACTGGGCAGTGACATATTGCCAGTCTATACCGAGCCCAGCTGGAATTACTTCTGGCGCCGTTTAGACGTTAGGAATTATTGCGAAACACATTTTGCGCGAGTGGGGGAGGCAGCACGGCAACGCGGAGTTCGCCTTAGTTTTCATCCCGGTCAGTTTTGTTGTATTGTTAGTGATAATCCTGATGTGGTTAAGAGATCTATAGAAGAATTAGAATATCATGCAGATATGATTCGGTGGATGGGGTATGGTAAATCCAAGTTAGATTTCAAACTTAACATTCATTTAAGTGGCAGTCGAGGAGTTAGAGGATTCAATGACGCCTGGAGTCTGATGAGTCCCGAATCACGAAATTGTTTGACTCTCGAAAATGACGAATACCAACAAGGGCTCGATGATCTATTAGCACTTAAAGATAAAGCAGCAATTGTGTTAGATATTCATCATCATCTTATTAAAGATGAAGAATACATTGAGTATTTTGACAGCCGTATTCAACAAGTGATTGATAGTTGGTGCGGCGTTCGACCAGTTATTCACTATAGTCAATCAAGAGACGAATACATCTCAAAATTCAGCAACAAAATTCCATTAATGGAAGAAATGTTAGTCGACACAAAAAAAGCTAAATTACGTGCTCATAGTGATTTTTACACCAATAAAAAAATAAATGAATGGGCGTTGTCTCACTTAAACTGGGCCGATATTATGGCCGAGGCAAAAGGTAAAAACTTAGCATCATTGGAATTGTTTAATCAACTAGAGGGACGTATCTAAATCTCTTATTGCCGTCTTGATCGACATACGCTTGCCGTTTCATCCCGGCATACTTTAATTTTTTAGTATCAGCACCTTTTTTAGATCGCAACGATCTATCTTCGGAAGTCATGTTAGCATCTCGTTGAGCGGCTGATTTTTTATATGATTCTTTTGCTTGCTGACTTCTTTTTTCACCTTTTCTGGCCCTAAGAGCATCGAGTTGTCTTTCTCTTAGTACAGGATCTTGCCAGCGTTTCTTTAAGGATCGGCTAATGGCCTCTTTTCCTTCTTTAGTTTTTATATCTCTGCCCTTATTAACTAATCCTAATATATGTTTTGTTTTGTTTGTGTGAGTTTTACCATAAAATCCATTACTAGTTCCTGATAGTATAGGCGGATTGGCATCCTGACAAATGTTAGATAAATTTTCTAGCCCTATAGAATTGATTATTTGTTTTTCGTACTCTCGTGACTCTTCTTTTGACAAATTTTCTTTAATAATTTGAACTTCAACTTCTAACCCCTGAGACTGTATTTTACGTATTATTCTATCTTTGTGCGGATTATTACAACCACTGTTAAAAGATAAATGACTCCAGGCTCTATTACCCTTTCCTTCTCCGATATAAAAAGGTTTATTATTGCGAGGATCAACTAGTTGATAAACATAGTAAATATTCATAAAACTATTTAGTGTTCTAGCAAGAGAATTGACATCTTAGTATTGAAAATGTATAATACACAAATGCGTAAATTTATTTCTGGAATCGTCGATTGGATTCGTGAAGATTGGCGTAGTAATCCACTACGTTGCGTCTTGGAAATTGTTGCTTGGTTTCTCAGCATCGGCTGTAGCGTCACTATGATGTTGACTGTGCCCGAGCCGCCCTTCCTGATTCTGTATCCATTGTTTATCACACAGTGTGCTATTTTCGCCTGGGCTGCCTGGACCCGACGTTCTACAGGGATGATTGCCAACTACGCACTGTTGGTTAGTATTGATAGTGTAGCACTGGTGCGTCTTTTGATTATTTGATTATGAGAGTAGGATTAAGTTTTAGTAGATGTCTGCGAGACATTGCCACTGGGGTGGTAGATATTGATGATGTACTGGTCATTATTGCAAGGACAGATTTTGATCCGCGTGATGATGAACAATGGGGTGCAATCTGGCATGGATATCGTGGCACCAATATCAGACACCGATCGCCCTGGGTTCAACACGAATGGAGCGATTTTACTGACGATGATGAGGCAAAAATTCGCAACATCGCGCAGGAACTCTGGGATTCTGGTAAGCTGCATCAGCCGAGAAAATTTGGTATCAATCCACCAAGGCTAAAATACCACTGGTATGATTTAATAATAACTCCGGAAGATTTGAATAACATACCAGCTGCCAAAGAAGCCTGGGAACAATATCAGACTATCGCGTCATTGATACAATAACAAAATAAATACCAGTTTATACTACTGATATTATATTTGGATTATTTAATGCTTGTAGGAACTGTTTTTAGTCAATGTATCAGAGACCTAGTTCAGGGTTCTGTTGACATTGAAGATGTACTCATAGTAATAGATGTAATTGGGTACGATTTTGAAAACAGTCGGGATCGAGATCATTGCTGGATTGAATACAATAGTCCGACGCTGATATCAGCGCCGGCTTGGTCTGGACTGGATCGCGACAACGTCTTTGCTGTGATTGACGACCTAATGTTCGACAACAAAATACACACATATCGACACAGCAACATCCGAAATCAGCCACTGAGCTGGACACCCTGGCTGGAATTAACAATACCCGACGATCGTCTAGATGATATACCACAGTTACGTGAAGCCTGGGAACAATACAAATTCATAGCACAACTGGTGCGGCGGCAATAAATACTACTGTTCGATAACGAACTTATGGGGTCGCCACCCCGTAGACCTAGAACGTCAAGGAGAAAACAATGGGACGCCCATTAAATAAACGTAACTTCGGTACACCCGACAGTGGCAACGAAATCAAAGTACAATTTCACAACGGCACTGCCAGTGTTCCTGGTTATATCGTAAAACAAAAAGGCAGCAAGCGATTTGTCTGTAAGGACGCCAGTGGCACCACTGCTACTTGTGTACTAGTTGACAAGGCAGCTGGATCGCTGGCAGCCGGAGAAATGAGTATCACTATGAAACTGGACGACACAACGGTTGTTCAGGTTGTTAAAATTTCAGGTCGTAAGATGACTGCTGACAACGGCAATACATACCCCTGGAACTTCTCAACATCAACTACTGACGGTGCCGCTGAAGTAGAAGAAGCAGGTACAGATGCCAGCATGACTGGTGCAACTAACCTCGAAGGCGACACTGAATAAGATTCTTTCTTATTTAAAAACACCCCTGTACGGATAAATATCCTGCAGGGGTTTTTTATCGCCTGTAATCCAGCTAGGAGTGAGAACCCTGGATTAATCTTATACAGAGGAACATATGAGCGAGCCTACACTATACGCATACCGCGTGAAAACAATTACACGAGTGGTTGATGGGGATACATTTGATTGTATAATTGATCTGGGATTCAATGTTTTACTAGAAGGTCGAGTACGCATGGCCGGTATTGATACTCCAGAATCAAGAACTGCTGATGACACTGAAAAAGTATTCGGTCTTGCCAGCAAGGAATATTTGAAAGAACATCTATCACATGCCACAATAGTTATTGTTAAGACAGAAATTGACAATGAACAGGAGAAGTTTGGTCGAATTCTAGGACATGTGTTTGCAGATGGTGTAAATATTAATAAGAAGATGTGCGAAGATGGTTATGCTGTGGCTTACTGGGGTCAGAATAAACAGGACGTACAAGACGAGCATCAGGTTAACCGACAACGACTATTAAATGAGGGTCGTGTCAAACTCTAATATAGGTGAAATATGAAATTATCAGACATTATCAACGAAGATTTACGCCGTGTTGACGGACGTTGGGCACTGGTCAGTAAATCCAATCCCGATAAAGTATTGCAGTACTATCGCGGTGATCGTGATCAGAAACCCAGCAAGGACTGGGTTAATCGAGTAGAAAGACGAGTACATTCGTTCGAAGATGATGATCTGATACCTTCCACAGAGTTACTACCCGAAGCCGAATACAAGGGTAGAAAGGTGACTTTAAACAAACCATTCAGAACTCCCGGGGGTCCGAGAAAATTTGCAGTCTATGTTAAGAACGATGCAGGGAATGTTGTTATTGTACGTTTCGGTGACCCCAACATGGAGATCAAAAGAGATGATCCAGATCGTCGCCGAAATTTCCGTGCTAGACATAACTGTGATGATGCACGCGATCGTACCACACCACGCTATTGGAGTTGTTACCAGTGGCGTGCTGGTGCTCGTGTCGCCGAAGACTTCGGTTGTCAGGACATGTCAGAAAACATCAGTGTCACTGGTACCGAGCTAGCTCAGCAGGCTAGAAAGAAAAATCTAGTACCTGGCACCGACGCTTGGTTCAAACATTGGTTTAGTCTGCCACTGATGCGTCGTGAAGATTTTGAATTTGCAAAAACTGAATTAATCAACTATATCACTGAAGTTAGAAAAAAGTCGTGTAAACGTTAATACTTGGGGAATCGGGCCATGCCTTGCAAAAAAATAAACATCGATGAGTTGGATGTCACCATTGGCCCTATGAACAGTGTCGCGAAATTCGATGCTCTTTCATATTCAGGGTTACCAGACAACACTGATCTAGATCTACTAGATCCGCATCATTCCAGAGAAGTCAGAGCCAAAAAGAAAAAAATGGTTCGCAGTACCGTTAAACAGGATCGTTCACTGGCACGCAACATCACCAAACTTTACTAACCTGATACGATAAATAATATTATGAAAATACATGATATTATTTCCGAAGATGCCACGGCCGGTGGTACTGGTAGTGCCCTCATGTCCAGTGTGGTGATGCCCATGACACCGGGAACCAAGTCCGGCGATGCACGCCGCGCAGTAGACCCACATGGTTATGGGCCTAATAGTAAATTTGCTAAGAAATTTGATCGCAAAAAGCAGGGTGTTGTCGGATATCCAATCATGATAAAACGGATTTATTAATAATTACTGAGAATCAGCATGTCTAAAAAAATAGTCAAACAAACAACAAAGTACCAGGATCTAACAGAAAGTAGTCTGGCTGATCAGTTGGCAGCTTTTGCTAAACAACACGGTGGCACCGTACGTCACGGACCGCAGACACGAAAACCTGCCGCTGCACCTGCCGCACCACAACCAGCGGCTCCAGTGGATCGTGCAGCACTTGCAGCAGAGCTAAAACAACTGCAGGCCGAGTTTGATCCACAGTATCAATACAGCGACGACTATAGTTTTTGGTCCAAGCAAGATGCTATTGCAAAACGTATCGCTTATATTAAAAAGCAACTAAGTGTTGAAGAAGCGAAAGAAACAGAATACGGTCCAGAATGGGACGAAAAAATAGCCAAGGTTAAAAAATTAGCTAGCCAAGGACCTATGAAAACTGTCTATGATCCTGCGAAGCGTGTCTATAAAAATGTTCCAGTAGACAACGCCTCAACAACTGAAGGATTGAAGGATCCCGAAGACAACCCTTGCTGGCGGGGATACCATCCAGTAGGAACCAAGAAAAAAAATGGGAAAACAGTCCCCAACTGCGTACCTAATGCCAGTAAGAATGTAAACGAAGAAGTCGGGTTAGAAATTGATGCGGCACTGGCCCAAATTGCGGCCGCCGGTGCCGACGGTTACGAAATGATTTATGCTGGCCTCAGCGGTTCACTGGGTCACGGCGTGCAACGCACACTTCAAGACATGTATGATGAAATTTCTAGGACCCATGGATTGCACCCTGATGACGACTTTGAAAAAATACAGGATCACATGATGGATCGTCTTGAAGACGAATATGGTCAGCAAGGTGTGGCGGAAGGCTGGGGCAGCGATGATGTCACTAGTTATCAGAGTGGATACACGCTGTGGACACGCACACAGAGTGCTGGTAAAGGTGAGCCACGCTACTGGTTGTATCGTACTCCCAAGCACATGGTGGGCCAGGACGATCGTCGGAAGGCATCAGTGTTGTTAAATCAGACTACGATTTAGATCAGATGGTGCTGACTTTTGACATCGAAGGCCAGAGAAAGCAGTTCACTTACTGGGACTATGACGAAGATTTTGAGAACGCAGAACGCCGAGAAGTGTTTGATCAACTGCAACGAGAATCCTGGTACGCAGGTTTGGATCATCCTACAAAGATGGAAATTCTAGATGCTGCCTATCGTGCTATCCGTGGACTAGAGCCAGCAGAGTATAAACCGTCTGTGGGCGATGAACCTATGAACGTCGGCGATGCATTAGATGAGCAAGGCGTACAGGAAAGTGATCCCAGCGGACTGCTACACGCTGCTCGTACTATGAATCGCAGTTTCATCATTACCGCTGACCTAGCCGAAGGCGGACGTAAACGATTCCGTGTTCACGCACAATCAGAACGCACAGCACGCGAACGTTTTGCACGCCACTACAGCCGGGCTAAGATTGTCAGTGTCGAAGAGGTAACTGGCGAATCTTTAAAATTTGTCAATCCAATTAACCCACATGGTCATACATTCGGAGCCGGTGCTGTGAGACATGATCTATCCAATATACGCCCTAAAGATGAACCCGTGCGTGATATGCCCGTAGCAGACACTGATCCTGAATGGGAATTCGAGCAAAGATTAAATAAAATGATCCGCGACATCGCGTCAAGTGATGCATCGCCCGAGCATAAAACAGTTGCTATAAATGCTCTAAAAAACAAATTCAATACCGGAAGATAAAATGTCAAACAAACAAATAAAAAACAAATTTGCAGACAAACTAAGCAAGCAATTAAAAAAATCTGGTTATGACATGGATGAGCGTGCCCGTCACTGGGATGCCAAACTACAAGAACTTGAGCATCAGCGTCAGGAATACATCAGACAGGGCCTAATAAAAGAAGGTTATCTAGACAATGCCGGCGAAGACGATGGTCCAGTGGCACAATCTATTATTCGTCGTATCCTAATGCAACGTACAGATCTATTAGCCAAATACGGGCCCGAGGTTGTTATGCAAGCAGTGGACAACGTTGCTGACTGGGTCGGCGACGTCGATGAAATTGGCACCAGCGATGTGAGTAACTGGGTTCGACAAGTGGAACAAGATCTAGAATCCTACAATCGCCCACAAATGTCCGCCGAAGCAGTAGAGAAGAATGTCCAGGATATTGTAAAAATGGATGTTCCGTTCTTGTTGCGTGCTCTGGAATATGCACGCGAAGACGCCAAGACTGATGTTGATCTACATGTGGTGGTAGATCGTATGATCCAGGCAGCAGTTGACGGTGATACTCTTGACATGTCCGACTATGTCAGTGTTTTTGGTGAACCCGACGTTGACATGATGCACGAAAATGCCGAGACATTGAACATCGGAGATCCTGTAGTAATCACCGGGCGCGGTGTCCGTTTCAGTGGTGCCACTGGTGAAATTGCAGAATTTGGAAAAGATAAATTATTTGTAATAGTAAACTTATATAACCATGGTAAACGGGCATTTCATAGCAGCGATGTAAGTTACAATGATTATGCAGACAGTGATCAGGAAGACGCTGACAATTATGATCATGACGCTGATCGTCGTAACTGGGTCCCAGAACAACAAAACAAAATAGGTGAAACAACTATGTCAAACAAAAAAAATATTTCCGAAGGTGTGCTAGACGACACTGATGAAGACGGCTGGATGGCCAAGAGCCAATTATATAAAACTGCCAAGTATGCCATTGGTTTACATGGTATGATTCAGGACACTGATAATCTAGAGCCCTGGATTCAAGCAAAAATTACACGTGCCAGTGAAGATTTAAGTGCGGTCAAACATTATCTTGAATATATGGCACTGAATCCACATCACCACCACACCACAGTGCCCGCGGCTGCTGATGCCATGTCTGAAGGAGGCCACACACAGACTGCGCTGGACCTAAATCCCAGTATGCGCAGAGCCGGTGACCGTCCTGGTGTTGTTGATCGAATCAAATCCGGAGCACGTCGTGTTGCCAATATGATTGCACCCGATGATGAGGAACTTATCAGAGATCTTCAGAAAAAATCCGGTGTCCCAGTAACTGGTCGTCGACCCGGTGTCAAAGAATCCCAAATTGAAGAGCGTGCAAAAAACCCCTACGCTGTGGGTATGTCACAGGCGATGAAAACCACTGGAGATCGTCCACCGTTGAAAAAGTCCACCATTAAAAAGGCACACAAAATTGCCGACAAAGTTGCCAAAAGTGAATCGACCACTGAGCAACTAGAGCAACAGGCCAATGACTTTTATACTAGCATCAAGAGTAAAATTAACGAAAAATAATCGTTAAATATTCTACAAAGCCAGATTAATCTGGCTTTTCTTTGATGGAAAATAAATATATACGTACAAAATGTACGCAAGGAGATAACATGAGTTTTGAGTTTGATTTTACTGTGGAGCAAGTTAGAGAAATTCTTCATGGCAATAATGATGCTGATCAATGGTTTGAGGCCATGTATGAAATTTTCCCACACTATGATATCAACACCGTTCCACGTGTCGCTGGGTTTATCGCGCAGTGTGCTCATGAAAGTGGAAATTTCAGAGTTCTCGAAGAGAACTTAAATTACAGTGCAACTTCACTGAACGCAGTATTCCCCAAATACTTTGTCAAGGCTGGACGTGATGCACAGCAATACCATCGCCAACCAGAAAGAATTGCCAATATTGTATACGCAAATCGCATGGGCAACGGCGACACTGCCAGTGGTGATGGATGGAAGTATCGTGGACGTGGTGTAATACAGCTCACTGGTCATGATAATTATTCAAAATTTGCCGAAAGTTTAAGTATCAGCATTGATGATGCTATAAAGTATCTGGGCACTAAAAAAGGTGCACTCGAGAGCGCATGCTGGTTCTGGGATGTCAATAAACTGAATAAGTGGGCCGATGCCGGCGATATTCTCGGTATGACCAAAAGAATCAACGGCGGGACCATTGGGCTGGAAGATCGTAAGAAGCATTACGAACATGCTCTGCACATTTTAGGTGGTGATTGGCAACCAGCAGAGGTTTCACATGAAACTGTCAAGCGTGGAAGCAATGGTCCAACGGTAGTAGCAGTGCAACAGGCACTAGGCTTGGCTGCTGATGGTAATTTTGGTCCTGGTACAGAAAAAGCAGTCATGGCCTGGCAGCGCAGCCAAGGATTAGTCCCTGACGGTATTGTTGGTCCTGCATCGTTGCGTGCACTGGGAATCGTTTAAATTACTATACTACACACAGACACAATGAATTCCATATATAGTTCTGACAATTTATTCGATGCCAATGGGTTCTGGGATGTTCCCATTGGCAAGTCTTTTCCACCCATTGCCAAGGACTTTCATTTATTTGATCAGAACGGCTATGAACTAACACCCATCGAACAACTATATGCTGATGCAAATCAGACCGCATACAGCAATCATCGCGAACATCAGCTGGCAATTAAAAAACCCTGGTTCTTACAAGATGAGTCAGTGTCGGGCCCGGTATTGAATCATAGTTTACTTTTTGAGCGTAAGGGCTACACTGGGCCGGCACTGGAGGAATTATCTCGTTGGGCCGGGGTAGTACCATTATGTTACAAATTAATAAATTTAAAACCCAAGTGGGGTCTGGATTTTAGTCTGGACTACGTGGATCGCAGTGGTAATTGCTTTGAATTATTACACTGGGAATACGATTGTTTTGATTACCAGGAGGCAGTGGATAATAAATTCACAGCCGAGAAAATTTTACGTAATATTGACTGGATTGACGGCGCTAAATACCTTATAGCACATAAAGATCAGTGGATTAACCTAGATTTTTTTGGGCAGAGTGCCTGGAAGTGTAACTATTTCGGAATCGTTGAAGAACGGTTTAAATTAGTTGCCTGGAAGTAAAGAACACCCTTAGGACCGCACTTAGTTGCGAGGGCGCCCGGCTGCTGGGCTAACATGGAAAGATTCGCTACCGAGTATATGTTAAAAGTGAGCACTAACAATATATTAATATGCTATCAAGACTTTTTGACGACACCCTCTGGATTTACACTGCTATTCTAGGTTCGATTGTCGGCGCAACCGCGTTGGCCTACCTCAAAGATACTAAATTGGGCATCTGGGGTTATCGAAAATTTGATCAACTACTGGACTTTTTCAGAGAAAGATACGGCTGGCGCTGGTTGGATCAACCAGTGGATGCCTGGCGCCAGCAAGAACCCAATCTAGCTGAAAAAATAGACGATCTAGAGTCTAGAATTGCGGCACTGGAATCTAGAAAAAAATAACAGTTGCTTTTTCAAATTTCCGTTGTATAATCTGAACATGCAAGATACTGTCCTGGTATTTTGTATTGTTCAATTTAATTAAACGGAGATTTACACACATGAAAACCTTTGGTGAAGCAGACGTAACTAAACTAAAGCAGATTATCAATGAAGGCATTCAGGTAAAAAGTGAAATGGAGGCTCTGCGTGACGGTCTCAAGGATGCTGTCACTGCCGTGGCCGAGGAACTGGAAATCAAACCAGCAGTACTTAACAAGGCAATCAATATTGCCTACAAAGCCGAATTCGGCAAGAAACGTGAAGAATTTGACGAACTAGAAGTTATTCTAGAAAAAGTCGGACGTACACTTTGATTCAGCGTATAATTAATTTTTGGCGACACAGCTACGAAACTGACACCACTAGCTTCTGGTTAGAGGTAGTAAGTTTTGTATTCACTGTGTCGGCAAGTCTGACACTGGCTATCACCGCACGTGATCCTGATCTTACACTGGTGTATCCGGGATTTTTTGTCGGTAGTGTTACAGCAGTCGTTGCCTACTATCGTAGAAAACTAGTCTGGCCGCTGTTGTTGACAGGTTACTTCGCATTTGTTAATATATTTGGATTCGCGAGGGCTATGACATGGTTGTAAAACCCTATCAATGGTTGGCCTGGCTCAGTACTGCAGTGGTAATCGCCGCGGCAGCTTTTGCCAGTTTTAAACCAGAATTATACATTCATCACTACTTCTTTATTATCGGAAACTCTTTGTGGATTTTAGTGGGCTATCTCTGGCATGAGAACAGCCTGTTATGGTTTAACATTGGATTAACTGTAATTTATATTCTAGGTCTTTTGTACGCATGAGCTATGTAGATGGTATTATTGATCGCAATCGTGATGTGATCAATATTGTGGAACGCCGCGATGGTGTTAGAAAATATGTGCAATTCCCAGCACGCTATGTATTCTACTATCCCGACCCCAAGGGAAAATTTAAAAGTATCTGGGGTGAGCCACTGACACGTGTGGTTACTACTAATGGCAAGATTTTTCAGCGTGAGAAGAAAATATATAGCCACAAGCAACTCTACGAGAGCGATATTAATCCAGTATTCCGTTGTATTGAGGAAAATTATCTAAATGCCGACGCACCAGACCTACACATTGTATTTTTCGACATTGAGGTTGACTTCAACAAAGAACTAGGGTTTGCTGATCCCAGCGACCCCTTTAACCCAGTGACTGCAGTAGCAGTTCATTTGAATTGGCTGGAGCGCACTATCTGTCTGGTACGAGCGCCAAAAACATTAACTGCCGATCAGGCGCAAGCCATTGTAGACAAATTCCCTGACACTCTGCTCATGGAGTCCGAAGAAGATCTACTGACCACATTCCTGGAGCTGATTGATGATGCTGACGTCATCAGCGGATGGAACAGTGAGGGGTTCGACGTGCCCTATCTGGTCAATCGAGTTGCTCGTGTTCTAGGCAAAGAATATACTAGAAAATTCTGCCTCTGGGATCAGTACCCCAAGCGCAAAGAATATGAAAAATTTGGTAAGATTCAGGAAACCTATGAAACTGTAGGGCGTGTACACCTGGACTATCTGGAACTGTATCGCAAGTATACTTACCATGAAATGCATAGCTACAGTCTAGATGCCATTGCCGAATACGAACTCAAAGAACATAAAGTAGAATACGAAGGTACACTGGACCAGTTATATAACAATGACTTTGAAAAGTTTATCGGCTATAACCGTCAGGACGTGGACTTGCTGGTTAAACTAGACAAAAAACTTCAGTTCATTGATCTAGCCAACGTCCTGGCGCACGCCAACACCGTGCTGTTGCAGACCACCATGGGTGCCGTGGCTCAGACTGAACAGGCTATTATCAACGAAGCACATCGTCGAGGCATGCAAGTTCCAGACAAGCGCAGTCATGAAGGCAGCACGCAGGCAGCTGGTGCATACGTGGCTACACCAGTCAAAGGCATGCACGAGTGGATTGGCAGCATGGACTTGAACAGCTTGTACCCGTCGATTCTCAGAAGTGGCAACATGAGCACTGAAACCATTGTGGGCCAGGTGCGACAAACGCTGACTGAAGAACTTTTGGCCAGCCATAAAACGGTGTCTGAAGCCTGGGAAGGTCGTTTTGCCTGTCCAGAGTATGAGCTAATCATGGACAAGGATCGTTCGACTATTCTTGTAGTTGATTTTGAAGATGGCTCTAGTATTCAGGCCACCGGGGCTGAAATATATGATCTAGTGTTTTTAAGCGGCCAGCCCTGGATCTTGAGTGCCAATGCCACAATCTTCCGTCATGATGTACAGGGTGTGATTCCTGGTCTACTAGAACGCTGGTACGCTGAACGTAAAGAACTACAGAAAAAAGCCAAGAGCTTCAAGGGTGTTGATGATAAACAATATGCATTCTGGGACAAGCGTCAGCTGGTTAAAAAGATTAACCTAAACAGTCTATACGGTGCTCTACTTAATGCCGGTTGTCGCTTTTTTGATCAACGTCTAGGGCAGAGTACTACACTGACTGGCCGTTGTATTGCTCGACACATGGCGGCTGAAGTCAATCGCATCATTGATGGTGAATATAATCACACGGGACGCAGTATTATCTACGGCGACACTGACTCTTGTTATTTCAGCGCATACCCAGTACTCAAGGACCAAATTCAACGCGGTGAACTAGAATGGACTCGTGACAGTGTTGTAAAATATTACGACGCAGTCTGTGAAGCTGCCAACGATACATTTAGTCAATATATGAATCAGGGTCACAATTGCCCCGCTGAGCTAGGTAAAATTATTGCCGCTGGTCGAGAAATTGTAGGTCTAGCCGGTATCTTCATTACTAAAAAACGTTATGCTATCCTAGTATATGATAACGAAGGCTATCGTGAAGATCAGGAAGGTAAACCTGGAAAGATCAAAGCCATGGGTCTGGACCTTAAACGCAGTGACACACCCAAATACATACAGGATTTCCTAAATGAATTGCTGGTTATGACACTGACCGGGCAGGGCGAACGCAGTGTTATTGAACGCATCAAAGAGTTCCGTAAACCATTCCGTCAGATGCCCAGCTGGGAAAAGGGCACACCCAAGCGTGTGAACAATCTAACCAATCACACCAAAATCTACGAAAAGACCGGTAAGTGTGGTGTTGGACACGCTCTGGCTGCCATCAACTATAACCGTCTACGCAAGATGAACAGTGATTCCTATAGCATGGAGATCACTGATGGTATGAAAACTATTGTGTGCAAACTCAAATCAAACCCACTGGGAATGACCAGTATCGGTATACCCACCGACGAAAAACGAATACCGCAATGGTTCAAGGACTTGCCCTTTGACGACGAGGCCATGGAGGATGCCATCATTACACAGAAAATTGACAACCTCCTGGGCGTTATGAACTGGGACCTAATGAGTGCCAGTGAAAAGAATACCTTCAGTGATTTATTTGATTTTGGTTGATAGGAAAAATTTATGTCGAAAAATCTACATCCAGACAAACTTCAACACCACCTGGACCACTTGTTGTTGAAGAAAAAAGATCTTGACAAACGAATGGAATTGTTGTATTCTAGTCATGTCAAAGATGAAATCGTTAACGAACTTAAAATGGAAAAAGTTAAAATTAACGATGAAATTAAGCTGATTAAGCAACGACTTAATCAATGTGTATAATATATTATTTCGGAGAAAATAATGGTTAAAAAAATTCGTCTTGTAGAGGATCAGGTACCTGATGAAGAACAAGATAAACGCGACGCCGCTGAGCAGCTCATGGAGCTTGCAAAGTCAATTGACTGGAAACTGTGGGAAATTCTACAGATCATGCAGCGTCTAGAAAAAAAACTAGCAGTTGAATAATAATATGAAAAAAACCAAGACAAAAATTTGGGTTACGTTTCAGAAAGAAGGTATCCACCGATATCCCGCAGCCGAGACTGATCCTAAATTGGCCACTGGTGATTGGGATGATGTTAGCTTTCTAGCATATCCACATCGTCATATTTTTCACTTTCGTGTTGAACTTGAAGTATTTCATGACGACCGCGATGTGGAATTCATTCAATTCAAACGCTGGATGGAGCGACTGTACGATCAAGGTACGCTGGTGCTGAACCACAAATCTTGTGAAATGATCGCAGAAGATCTAGCAACTTCGATCAACGATCGTTATCCTGGCCGACGTATGACTATTTCTGTCAGCGAAGATAATGAAAATGGTGCAATTGTTAAGTTTGAGGCATAATATGTCAAGTCATTACATGAACATTAATGATGTAAAATACGATCTTCTAAAGATCATCGAGCCCTGGGACGGCGTACTGGAACAACGCCAGAGTGGCCCAGTTTATAAACTTTTTGCCGCTTACCTCAGCGACCTCAGAGCCGAGGGTAAGATTCGTGAATTCAGCATCTACAGTTTTGATCGCGAAACTGCCATCACCTACGATGTGAATATTAAATTTAGTGCTGACCGTAGCCCTAAGAAATTAAAAATTCACGTGGGTACATTCCAGTTTCCCTGGACCAACGGCGGCTATTACAGAAACAAGTGATCAATTTCGGGGCCCAGCCCCGAAATCTGTCAGGATAACTCTAGGTAGATCTTGACTTGATCTAAATATAACATATACTTAACTTATTAATATTAAAGGAGAGTCTTGATGAAAGACGTTATTGCTGATATCGTGAAACATACTGCTGGTCTAGGCTTTATTGAAAATGTCAAGGTCACTGGTACTGACGACGAAACTTTACTGGATGCCATGGACAGTGAGCGCACGGTTATTCTTAAAGCAAAGCTACACAACGCTGAACCCGACTTTGTTGGGGAATTTGGCCTAGGGAATCTACCCTTCCTGAGTGGCGTGAGCAAACTACCCAACTACAGTGGAGAGGATTCCAGTGTCACCGTGGTAAAGCGTGAACGCAACGGAGTTGAATCTCCTGATCATCTGCTGTTTAAGGATTCCGCCGGCAACACTGACCGCTATCGCTTCATGAGCAAGGAAATCATCGATCAGACACTACAGACTGTCAAGTTCAAGGGTGTTGAGTGGGACGTTACATTCCAGCCCACCAAAGCCAAGGTCAGCGAATTGACACAGGTTGCTGGTATCTATGGTGGCATTGAACCCAACTTTACAGTTAAAACTGAAGGCGGTAATTTAATCATCACAGTGGGTGCAGCTGATGGATCTTATACTGGTCGTAGAACGTTTGCCACCAACGTAGACGGTGACTTGAATGAAGGCTACTCTTGGCCACTGACACAGGTTCTGGCTATTCTTAAACTGGGCATGAGCGGTACTTGCGTGATGCAGATCAGCCGTCGTGGTGCTCTTCAGATCAGCGTTGACAGTGGGATTGGGAAATACGACTACATTCTACCAGCTTTGACTGTCTAAGGAATGTAAATGTCTGCCACACGTATTAATCTAACTGAACGTAACCGCGACTATGCAGTCTTTCTGCCTAGTATCAGTACGTTTTACAATAACTACATTGCGCGGCAACGTGCCAATCCTGTGGCTGTGCCGCAGGAAAGAATCCCACAGGGATTTGAAAACGGCATTGAAGGTTGCAACTTTCTGAATCAGGATGCCGGGTACTTTACCTACAAATGGGGGTTGTATTCAGCTGGCCACGCTCAGCTTAATTTAAACAAGGCTGATGTTGACGACGCCATGGTCCAGCAACGCGATCGCAAAAATACGTTCATGCTGGGTGACAGCGGTGGGTTCCAGATCATCAAGGGCGTTATTCAGTGCGACTGGCCCAACTTTAAAACTGATGACAGCCTACGTCATACAATCTTGAACTGGCTGGAGCACACCAGTGATTACTCAATGATTCTGGATATCCCCACTCTGGCTGCCGACCCTACATTCAGTAAACGTACCGGTATCACTAGTTTTAATCAATGTCTGGAATTCACTGATTTCAACGTAGAGTGGTTTAAACGTAATCGCAAGTGGCAGACCAAGTACCTAAACGTCATGCAGGGCCGTAACTGGGCTGAAGCCGAATACTGGTACGAGCACATGAAGCATCATGATCTAGACGGTTTTGCCTTCGGAGGTAGTGCCAAGAACGACATTAATATCGTGTTACGCACACTGATCAAAATGCGTGATGATCATCAGCTGGAGCGTGGTAAACGAGATCTACTACACTATCTAGGTATCAGTCGCCTAGAGTGGGCCGTGGCCTATACTGCCATCAAACGTGCGTTACGTGAGCATGTAAACTCTGACATTGAAGTTATGTTTGACTGTGCTAGTCCATTCCTGGCCACTGCCAACGGCACCATGTATACACAGCACGTGCACAAGTCTGATAGATTTGGTTATGTCATGGATCGTGCGTTTGATAACAAGGCGCTGTCGGGTAGTACTATTCCCTTCCCCTACGGTGGGCCCATCGCAGAGCGTCTGACACTGGGCGATATCTGCCACTACAAACCCGGCATGCTCAACAAGGTCGGTAAAGAAGGCAAAACCAGCTGGGATAGTTTCAGTTATTTCTTGCTCATGGCACACAATGTATATCAGCACATTGAAAGTGTTCAACGTGCGAATGCACTGACTGACGTAGTATCGTCCACTGTGACCACCAATCATCGTCACTGGCGTAAACTTAAATCTGGCAGTAAAGAAGAGCAGTTCAGTCCTTATGTTCCCAGAAATATCATCTACATGACACAGTTTATTGACGAGCTATTCCGTAGCGAGACACCCATGCAGATGCTGGACGAGGCCGCACCAATGTTGGCTAACTTCAACGGCTCTAAGTCTTTGACCAGTTCCACTGACAGTTTTAACTGCCTGTTTGAAGTTGAAGATCAATATATTGGTGAGGCTGACGAAATGTCCCCGGAACAGGAAGACGCGGCTGAAGAATTCTTAGAAAATCTCGGAGAATAACAATGAAAAAAGTGGTATTAATTACTGGAGGATTTGACCCACTGCATAGTGGGCATATTGCGTACTTCAAGGCAGCAAAAAAACTAGGAGATATTCTAGTTGTGGGTGTTAACAGCGACCCTTGGTTGACTCGTAAAAAGGGTGCTCCGTTTATGCCGTCTTCCGAGCGATGTGAAATTGTCAAGAACATCACCGGAGTAGACTTTGTCATTACATTTAATGATGATGACGGGTCTGCCAAGGATGCAATTCGTATGGTTCGGCAGAGCTATCCACAGGACCGAATCATCTTTGCCAATGGTGGTGATCGAACCAAGACTAATATTCCAGAAATGGATATTCAAGATGACAATCTGGAGTTTGTGTTTGGAGTCGGTGGCGAAGACAAAAAGAACAGTTCCAGCTGGATTCTTCAGGAATGGAAGGCACCAAAAACACATCGCCCCTGGGGCTACTACCGTGTATTGCACGAAGTACCAGGAATGAAAGTCAAGGAAATTACTGTAGATCCCGGCCAGAAGTTAAGCATGCAACGGCACAATAAGCGAAACGAATACTGGATTGTCAGTGAGGGTGCTAGTATTCTAAATTCACAGACTGCCAATGGCTATCTTTTACCAGCAATAGAGTTAAATAAACACCGTTCTCATGTTATACTTGTTGGTGAATGGCATCAACTCACCAATCCCTTCGACGTGCCCTGCAGGGTTGTTGAAATACAATATGGTGATGATTGCATTGAATCAGATATTGAACGACAAGGTGTAGATGAAAACTATGGCAAATAACACAATTTATATTGTACCCATTGAACCAATTGATCAGCGTTACACACGTCAGTGGTACGATAATATTCCTAAAATTTTAGAATGTGAGATTCAGCGTCGCGGACTGAGCTATGATGTAGTAACAGTCTACGGTGCCGGCATCGAGGATAAAACATCCAGTGGCGCATTCCTGGACTTCGGTGCCACCAACGTCTATAAAGCGTCACAGGCCCTGGAAATTTCCAAATGGTTCAGCCAGGGGCGAATTCGCCCTGGTGATAAATTTTTAGTGACTGACGCCTGGAACTTTGTAATTACACCCATCAAATACATGAGTGATCTGCTGGATATCCCAGTGGAAATTCACAGTATCTGGCATGCTGGCGCCTATGATCCCACAGACATCCTGGGATACAAAATGAAGAAGCCCTGGCCCTGGGAGGCTGAACGTAGTTGGTTTTATGCCAGTGACTATAACTATTACGCCACAGATTTCCACAAGGACATGTTCCTAAAGAATTTGAATATTCTGCCAGAATTCCATGGCCGTGCAGTTCGTAGTGGTCAGCCACATGAACTAATTGTGGATCAGTTGACGCCCTATCAGAATACTGAAAAGAAGCGTCGTGTCATGTGGCCTCATCGATACAACGCCGACAAACAACCAGAGATTGCAGAAGATTTAGCTAAATCTTTCGACATGGTCATCACACAGAAGATGTCACTGAACAAGGCCGATTACTATCGTGTCATGGGCGAGAGTGCCGCTATTTTTAGTTGTGCACTACATGAAAATCTAGGCATCAGTGTCATGGAAGCAGTCTTGACCGGGGCAGTACCAATCGTACCAGATCGCGCCAGTTATCATGAAATGTATCTGCCGGAGTTTAAATACCCCGCAGAGTGGACCTCCAGTTTGGACGCCTATCGTACTAATAGGCAAAATATCGTTGACTTTATCAGTGAACGCATTAATAATATAGAAAAATATCAGGACAGTATCCGCCGACAACAGCAGATTTTGATTGACAATTATCTAAATAGTACTGTTATGATTAATAACATTTTGAAATAAAACTAAAAAGGAACTTAGTGCATGGGAAATACTTCCGAAAAAAACCTAGCTCAGGCGATTCGTGAGCGCATGAAGCAGGATAACAAACGATTCTGGGCCGGTGATAACATCAGCGAATACATCACACCGGACATCAAACACAAACTCATTGATGAAGCCACTGGTGCGTTCGAACTAGTACTGGATCATCTCCTGATTGATCGAGAAAATGATCCCAACAGTCACGGTACAGCACGCCGTTTGGCCAAGATGTATTTTAACGAGATCATGAGTGGACGCTATGATCCTGCTCCCAGTGCAACGGCATTTCCAAACGATTCCACTGATCGGTACGAGGGTATGTTAGTTGTTCGCAGTGAAATTCGCAGTATGTGTAGCCATCATCACCAGCCCGTTAATGGTGTTGCCTATATTGGTATTATTGCCGCTGATAAACTTATTGGACTGAGCAAGTATACACGTATCGCACAGTGGTGTGCACGTCGAGGAACTCTGCAGGAAGAATTAGCCAACGATATTGCTCGAGAAATTGAGCGTGCGACCGGGGCAAAAAACCTAGGTGTCTATATTCAGGCCACCCATGGGTGTTGCGAGAATCGTGGTATCATGGCACATAGTAGTTTGACTCAGACCACTGTGCTCAAGGGTAGCTTTTATTCCGATGCCGGTACGAAGAAAGAATTCTTCGACAATATTAAAATGCAACAAGAATTTGCTCCGAGGTAATAACAATGGCAACTAGTAAAAAGAAATCTGTGACAATAACTGCCGACAGTGGTGACTGGCCCAAAGTAGTTCAGGGCTCTCACCTAACAGTGAAGACTTACGAAAACGGACGTACTGAGCTAGTCTGGGATGATGCGCAGCTATTAAAAGATGTACAGCTGGCCATGCAAAACGCAGTGTATGTGACACCAGTCAAACCCAAAACTAAATCCACTGTCAGTAAAAAGAAAAAATAATTCAAGGAGAAAAAAATGTTTTCATTATTTAAAGATATCGATCGAGCAATGATGCTCAAACTAGCATTGTTGCATGTTGTGATCATCACAATTTCCAACGCACTTGTTAGTATCCCTGTAGAAATCATGGGCGTTAAGTTAACCTGGGCTGCTTTTACATTCCCATTGGTGATCCTGGCCACTGACCTCACTGTGCGTTTAATTGGCAAGAGCATTGCTCGTGCCACTATTGCGGCCGCCTATCCCTTTGCCATCCTAACAAGTATTTTAGTGGTATTGCTGGAAGGCGCTCCCTCTAGTGTAGCACTGCGCATTGGCTTTGCTTCAGCAACTGCCTACCTGATTGGTACACTGTTGGACGTATACGTATTCCAGTACATTCGTGAACGCTGGACGCAACAATGGTGGGCTGCTCCTGCACTGAGCACTATTGTAGCCAACGTCATTGACAGCTATACATTCTTTGCTGTGGCATTCCAGAATTCTGCAGATCCTTACATGGCTGAACACTGGATGGAGATCGCAGGTTCACAGACTGTGCTTAAGATCGTAGTTGGTCTAGTATTCTTCCTGCCAGCCTACGGTGTTTTGCTTAAATACATACATGGCAAACTTAACGATTAATATTAGTTAAATCGTAAACACGCAGGGCCAGATTCGTCTGGCCTTTTTAATATATGGCAGAAAATAAAAAATACGAAGTCGTTCGCGGAACACTAGAAGTATACTGTGGACCCATGTACGCCGGTAAAACTAGTAGCCTGCTGAAACGTGTACTCTGGTTGGATCACCAGCGTCAGCGTGTGCTGGTATTAAAACCAGCACGTGACGATCGATACAGTGAAGATCACATTGTAACCCACAATAAACTAAGTTATCCATCAGTGAGCTTTACTTCTTTTAAAGAGATCGATGAGAAATACAAGATCATGCCCTATAACTATCACACGGTGTTTCTTGATGAGGTTCAATTTTTAGATACTCATGAGACTGTCAGGCACATAACACAATGGCTAAACTCCGGCGTAAACGTAGTTGTCGGCGGCTTAGATCAGGATAGTCGAGGCGAACCTTTTGAAACGACATCACTACTCATGGGCCTGGCCGACACTGTTGAAAAAATTAAAGCAGTTTGTACAGTATGCGGCCGAGATGCCACAAAAACTTATCGAGTTTCCGAAGTCGGGGATCGGCTGCTTGTGGGTAGTACTGGCGTATACGAACCCAGATGCAATGTACATTGGAGCCCAAAATGAAATATTCAGAATTACCGAAAAATAATAAAATCTGCGTCCGGGCCTGGCGAGGTGCGCATATAGTACCCGACGGGCATGTACTACCCTGTTGCTTTACTAGTTCAGCAATACATGTAAAATCAATGAGTCAGGAACTGACTACTAGACAAGTTCAGGATGAAATAAACATATCCAAGAACAACCTTACATCTATTAGAAACCACAACGTCTGGCAACAACTTAGAAAAGATTTAATTAATGGAGTTCAAAATCCAATTTGTAAGTCCTGCTGGGATCTAGAAAATTCCCATGGTGGCAGTCATCGAATTCAGGCGAATTTTGAACATTCAGAAACTGTGCACGAAATTGATTATCATGCAGACGGTACCCTAGACACTGATGAAATTTCCTACTGGGATATACGAGACACTAACCTATGTAATATGAAGTGTATTATGTGTTCACCTGGTTATAGTAGTTTGCTTTGTCAAGAAACTATAGAAGCACATAAAGAAAACAAAATTAATTACTTCAAACCCCCGTATCCAGATACTAGGGGTAATATATCTGCAGTAATCGATATTGGTGATTTCGGAAAAAACGAAATTATCACACATTTAAAGAAAAATGTCGATATCACTAAAGAAATATATTTCGCCGGTGGTGAGCCATTGATCAATCAGACACACTACGACATATTGGATATATTGCTGGCCGCCAATAGAACTGATTGTAGACTTACTTATACTAGCAACTTATTAAAGCTAAATCAATTTGGCAAGGATGTGATCACTGAATATTGGAACAAATTCGATAAAATTATACTACGTGGTAGTCTAGATGCAGTTGGAGCTCGTGCTGAGTGGGCCAGAGCCGGCACCAAGTGGGATGTTATTGATCGAAATGTTACTAGAATTATGCAGGCAGTGAATTCAGGAAACAACGGTATTGACATGGGGTTAAACGTAACGCTAAGTATGTACACTGTTGCGGGACTACGACAACTCATCGAATGGTGCGAAACTCATCAGTTTAATGGTAATGTAACAATTACCAACTTCTTGCAGTTTCCTAATTTTTATCAGATCACTGTATTACCACTGGAATATCGACGTCGACTAATGCACGAGTTAGATAGCTTTATTGTAACACTGGAACCAGAACGCAAACGCAGATATACCAGTAGTGGCAAGACTAATACTGCAACTAAATGGCCGGATCAGTGGGATTTGTTACGTAAGATAATGGAATCACCAGAACCTGATAATGTTTCAGAATTGCGTGCACGTGCTAAAATGTACATAACATCACTGGATTCCATGAGAAACACTAGTATTCTCAAAGCATGTCCGGAATTCAATGAGTTCTGGGATACTTGGTGATGCAGTACGACAAGCTACCTGGAAATAATAAAATATGTGTGCGTGCCTGGCAGGGTGCGCATGTTCTGCCTGGCGGTGAATTTTTACCCTGTTGCCATACTGCAGGTGTAGTATTCGATAATCGGTATAAACTAGACAGTGATGATTTAGAATCTATAAACATCAACAAAAACAATATTATATCAGCCAGGAACAGTGGCGTCTGGAAGTCACTAAGACGCGACATGATTTCCGGTGTTGAAAATTCAATCTGTAAAACATGCTGGGACATGGAGCGACAAATTGGCAGTAGTTATCGAATGCAGACCAATGAAAAATTCTCCAGCAGTCTAGTATCACTGGACTATGATGAGACTGGTGCAGTCTCTATAGACACACCGCTGATATACTGGGATGTACGCAACACGAATCTATGCAATATGAAATGTGTGATGTGCTCTCCGGGATATAGTAGCATGATACAACAGGAAGCTCTTGATAATTTTGGGTTTAAGCGGGATTATCCAGTGGCACCGATAAAGGCGGCAAATACTGACGGTGCTGTGTTAAATGTTTCAGATCAGGGGTTAGTGAATATCAGACAGTCAGTGTTAGATAATATAGAAACTATTCAGGAAATATATTTTGCCGGCGGCGAACCAATGATCAGTCGCCTGCATTACGAAATTTTGGATCTGCTAGCAGAGCATCAGAGATTTGATTGTATGTTGTCCTACAATACTAATTTGCTGAAATTAAATTATCAAAACATTGATATATTGAATCAATACTGGTCTAAATTTAATTATATCGGCATTGGTGCCAGTATAGACTGCACTGGTGCTCGGGCCGAATGGGCCAGAAACGGCACACGTTGGGCGAACATTCACGCAAATATAGAACAAATAAAACATTACATCAGCACAGTGAAGCCAAACATTGGCCTAAACATAAATGCCACAGTCAGTATGTATACGGTGGCAGGACTTGCTGAACTAATTGAGTGGTTTGAATCTACAGGGATACCCGGTCATATTACAATGTCAAGCATATTAAGAATGCCCGAGCATTTCCAAGTCAAGGTACTGCCAATGGAATATCGCCTAGCACTGCTGGAATCTTTGCGTTCTTATATTTTCTCGTTGCCAAATCATGAAAAATATACACAGGGTGGAGATCGATCCGGGCGGGCTGGCTGGCCCAGTCAATGGTCGATCATTGAACGTACACTACAGGAGCCCGAGCCCGACAATGTAGTTGAACTTAGAAAACTGGCGCGGCGACATGTTGGTGCTCTTGACGCTGTAAGGAAAACCAGTATACTTGAAGCATGCCCGGAATTTAAGGAGTTTTGGTATGAATGGTAAACCCACAGTCAATGACATCGTAGAACTAGCTCTAGAGTCTGAACGTGCTGACCCTATAGACTGGGCTGATCTTGCAGTCGACGAACACACTGCATACCAATTGATGGCCGGGCACGTAATTGAAATGGACGAAGATATCACTGTACTCAAAGCAGTAATTACACATCTGTTGGTGGAAAACTTTGTTCTAAATTTAAAATTATTAAAAATCATCGAGGGAAATAAATGAAGGTTGGTTTTACCTGCTCTGCTTTTGACCTCTTGCATGCCGGGCACGTACAAATGTTGCGCGATGCCAAGAGTCAATGCGATTATTTAATTTGCGGGCTACAAGTAGACCCCAGTATAGATCGCCCGTCTAAAAATTCTCCTATACAAACTATAGTCGAGCGCTACACACAACTCAAGGCCGTGGGGTACGTTGACGAAATTATCCCCTATGTCACCGAGCAGGACCTAGAGGACATTCTCAGTATGTATCATATAGATGTCAGGATTCTAGGTGAAGAATATCGTGACAAGGATTTTACTGGCAAAGATATCTGCCGTAAACGCGACATTGATTTATATTTCAACAAGCGTGATCATCGTTTTAGTTCCGGTGATCTGCGCAACCGTGTTGCAGATCGAAGGAAAAATAATGAGTAATTTAAAATCACAGGACTCAAAACACTGGACTATTGATGTACAAGAAGATCCAGAGTCTGGTGAGTTATTTTTACAGATCCCTGACGAAGCACTACAAATTGCCGGCTGGGATGTCGGTGATGTCATTGAGTGGAATGACAATCAGGACGGTACTTGGTCTCTGATCAAGAAAAAATAATTTTGACATAAAATATCACCTGTAGTACAATAAATCTATTATTGTCAAGATTTGCAACACAACAATTTATCATGAGCAAAATTAAAGTTTCAGAATTATTTTATTCAATCCAGGGTGAGGGACGCTACATGGGTGTTCCCAGCGTATTCCTGCGCACTTTTGGTTGTAACTTTAGATGTCGTGGATTTGGGCGTAGCGATGTTCCTGCTGGCGAGTCGCATAATCCCGAAGTGCTGGCGGTTATTAATAATATCGAAAAATACAACAACTACAATGAATTACCTCTGGTCACCACTGGTTGTGACAGTTATGCGGCAGTCTATCCTGAATTTAAGGACCTGAGCCCAATGATTGACACTGCTGATCTAGCCGAGCAGATTGTCGAAACATTGCCCTACAAAGAATGGCGAGACGAGCACTTGGTTATCACTGGTGGTGAACCACTGTTAGGTTGGCAACGTGCGTATCCTGAATTACTCGAGCATCCTAAAATGCGTAGTCTAAAAGAACTAACATTTGAAACCAATGGCACGCAACAGCTCACAGATGATTTCAAAACTTGGATTCATCGTGAGTGGCACCATAATGGCGGTATTGACCTGGGACGTGGCGTGAACAGTATTACTTTCAGTGTCAGTGCCAAGCTCAGTTGCAGTGGTGAAGCACAACACGAAGCAATTCAACCCGATGTAGTCTGTGAATATGAAGAATATGGTTATACATATTTGAAGTTTGTAATTGCCACAGCACAGGATGCCGAAGAAGCACTGGCGGCGGTGGATGTCTATCGCGCCAATGGTTTTACTGGTCCTGTATATCTTATGCCCGTGGGCGGTGTTGAAAGTGTTTACTCAATGAACAATCGTCAGGTGGCCGAACTTGCCACTAAGTACGGACTACGCTACAGCGATAGACTTCAGGTACCTTTGTATAAGAATGCATGGGGCACATGATGCCACTAGATAACTCATTCGAAAGTGATGTACAATGTAGTCCACCGTCAGAAGATTGGGGACTGAATCGAGCAAAATGGTGGAGGTTAAAATTCTGCTGGCTTCCTAAACAGTGTTACTTAACAGGAAAAACACTGTGGGGCCGACTGGCCTATCACGGTGAGTGTTGGATTACTGGTCCCGGAGAACCTGTAGTAAAGCATTACTGGATTGATCGAGATGAGTTTGTAATATGGCAACTGAAGAAATAATCAAGGAGTATAAAATGAAAGATCCAAAAGTAGTTGAGTTGGTGACCAATCTAGGTAATTTAGTTAAAGAATTAAATTCCCTGGATGCACAATTGCAGTCTGAGGGAGTTAGATTTTCTCTCGAGCGCGGTGAAGGCGGTACTACTAGTAGTTCCCCGTTTAAAATTAAATATCTAACACAGACAGTCAAATATGACGAAGAACTGTGGATTGAACCTTAAAAATGAAATTTATCAAGAAGCTTTTTGCAAGAGCACGGCTCAAGGACGCGGCGCTGGAAAAAGAACTGGCTACCATTGAAGAGCAGCCCTGGGTTAAGGTTATCAATGTGCACATGGCAGACCCACGTGATCCTAGCTCAGGATTCTTTGAACTTGACTGGAATGACAAATTTGTCGAAATGTTGTATAATGCCGGTTATAGCGGTCGAAACCCCGAAGATGTTGTCGACCAATGGTTTAACGATTTGTGCCGTGGTATCGTCACTGACGAATATGGCAACAATAACATTGAATAATATATCCCGATGAGTTACATTCTAGTTGATGCCGCCAACATGTTTTTTCGTGCACGCTATGTAGTGCGTGGAGACGACATTGATACTAAAATTGGCATGGCGCTACACATTATGTTCAGCAGTATCAATAAGGCCTGGCGTGATTTTAATGGTAGTCATGTTGTGGTCTGCCTTGAAGGTCGTAGTTGGCGCAAGGATGTCTATGAGCCCTATAAAGCTAATCGTGCTGTGGCACGTGCGGCGCTGACTGAATCCGAGGCCGAGGAGGATCGTGCGTTCTGGGCGGCATTTGATGAGTTCAAGGAATTCATACAAGAGCGCACTAACTGCACAGTATTACAACATCCGCGATGCGAGGCCGATGACTTTATTGCTCGATGGATTCAAAATCATCCTGACAGCAAGCATGTAATTGTCAGCAGTGACAGTGACTTCTATCAGCTGATTAACGAGAATGTATCGCAGTATAATGGGATTCAGAATCAGCATATCACAATTTCCGGCATTTTTGATGATCGTGGTCGCCCAGTGAAGGACAAAAAGACTGGGGGACAGAAGATGATTGAAGATCCTGAATGGCTGCTGTTTGAAAAGTGTGTTCGTGGCGACGGCGGGGATAATGTATTCTCAGCCTTCCCTGGGGCACGTGAGCGTGGCACTAAAAATCGTGTAGGTATGAGAGAGGCCTTTGCTGATCGTGATACACGCGGATTTAACTGGAATAACTTCATGTTGCAACGCTGGACTGATCACGAAGGTGTTGAACATCGGGTGTTGGATGACTATCACCGTAATCGCATGCTGATTGATCTCAAGTGTCAGCCCGACGACATCAAGGGTATTCTGGACCAGGCTATCCTGGAACAAGTACAACGACCACCGGTGGCGCAGGTTGGAATTAAATTCATGAAGTTCTGTGGTAAGCATAACCTCATCAAAGTCAGTGAGCAATCCAATGACCATGCCACCTATCTGAATGCCGCATATAGCTCAGTGAAATCGTGAAATATTCCGCCAGTCCCATTATCAACGGTAAATTCTGGATAGTAGAGTCCGGCAGTCAAAAAATCGGTACAATTAAATCCAACGATTCCGGAGAGTTTGAATTTTTTAACAGAATTCAGGGAACCTCAGAGATTCTCGATCAGGCGGCCTTTGAAAAAACATTCACTGTTGTAAATACCAATAGAGCACCAGCAGTGTTTGCCAATGTACTAGGGTATCCGGCAAATTCTGAATCGGTGTTCAATGTCGGGACTGATGATAATATACCAGTATACACCAAGTCAGAAGCTAGTTCAATGTATTATGCCGCGGGACATTATGCTATATTTTTTCCCGGTATTAAATGGAGCTCGGCATTCTGCCCACGAGTACGTACATTAAAAACGTATCCATTTATTGGTCCATACAAAACTGAATCAGATGTTAATCTGGCAATAAAAAGGAAACGTAATGACACTCAAGATAGCAACACTGGTGGCATTGGCAATGCTAACAGTGTCGTCACAGGCAGCTGACTATTACTCACAGACCGTGATCTGTGGGGATACCGAAGCAGTATTTAATGTAATTCAGCAGGAATACGACGAGGAACCCATGATGATGGGTGAAGCTGAGATGTTGACTTCGGAGAAAAAAACATTTACCGGCACTATGCTGATGTGGGTCAACAGTAAGCGTCAAACCTACACTATAACTGTATCAGGAAAAACCAGCGGTAGAACCTGTGTCCTGGTTACCGGTAGTGACCTGATAATTCAAGGCCGGCGCGGCCCAAGTTCCTGACATTAAAAAACTGCATTCTTAATAAATATTAAGAACAAGCAGGAGTCAGGATGGCGAGACCTAAACCAACAATAATTCTCGAACAAACAAACAGTAAAACTTATCGTAGTGAGCAGGTGTTAAATGCCGAAGCCATCTACGCAGTTTTTTATCAGAATCAGCCAATAAACTTACGAAGCCTAAACAACCTGGTAAATTATCCTGGCCCAAAATATAAAAAAGTAAGTTTCTCCAATCCTGGGCACGCATTCAACCTGGCTGAACGTCTAAATAAGATGTTTAAAACTTCCGACTTTACTGTGGTAAAATTAACCCAGGGTGAACAAATCAATGAATCAGATTTCGATTCATGATCAGATTTACAATTACCTACTGCAAACTTACAGCGATGCTGTAGTCAAGCATCCACGACAAATATTCTACAATTACCAACGACAGGGTCTACGCCTGACTAAATTCGGTCATCAGCTGATGCGTCAGGAGTTCGATCATTACGAATTTGTCATTGATCGTGATCAAAAGATTACCGCCGGCGACCTGTTACGTCTGGATCGTGGCATGCAGTGGCCCTACTATATACATCGTGATATTTTGGTACTGTACAGTGAAGATGATGCCACCATTATTAAATTAGTGGGCGGTTATCAAAACTGGGTTCGTAGTGTAAATTGACACAAAATAGCAGATCTGCTATAATTTATATCAATCAACAAGTTAGAGTTTTTTGTTGTGTTGACAAAAAATCGCATTCATTATATCATTTAACCACGACAATACGCAAAGGACCAGCATGTCAGCAAATGATACCAATGCTCGCACAGTACGACTGAGCGAAGCCAAAAAATACATCAAACACCATTTTAAACATCAACGCCCAGTTATGATCTGGGGTGCTCCTGGCATCGGTAAAAGTGATTTGGTTGCTGGTATTGCCGAAGAATACAGTAACAGTCTACTGATTGACGTTCGCCTTCCGCTCTGGGAGCCCACTGACATCAAAGGTATTCCCTACTATAATTCCACATCCAATACCATGGAGTGGGCACCACCTAGCGAACTCCCCAGCAAGGAAACTGCTGACAAGTACGACATCGTAGTTTTATTTCTGGACGAACTCAACGGTGCGGCGCCGGCAGTTCAGGCTGCTGCCTACCAGTTGATTCTGAATCGTCGTGTTGGTACATATCGTCTGCCCGATAATGTGGTTATTGTCGCGGCCGGTAATCGTGAAACTGACAAAGGCGTCACCTATCGTATGCCCAAGCCACTGGCCAATCGTTTCGTTCACTATGAAATTCGTGTTGACTTTGATGATTGGCTGAACTGGGCAGCCGGTAAAAATATTCATCCCGATGTCGTAGGCTATCTGACATTCAGCAAAAGCGACCTCTATAATTTTGATCCACAGAGCAACGATCGTTCGTTCGCTACACCACGTAGCTGGAGCTTTGTTAGCGAGACACTGCGTGATGCCGAAGACTTTAGTGATGAAGAAGTCACTGACATGGTGGCTGGTGCAGTGGGTGAAGGTACTGCTCTCAAGTTCAAGGCACATCGTAAGGTTGCCAGCAAATTGCCCAACCCCACACTGATCCTGCGCGGTGAAATTACTGAACTCAAGACCAAGGAAATCAGTGCCTTGTATTCACTGAGCACTAACATGGCCTACGAACTCAAGGCGCAGTACGACAACATTGGTAAGACTCTGAAAAAAGAAGAGTTTGACGACATGCTGGACAACTGCCTGGGATTCTGGATGAACAATTTCGATCCAGAAATGATCATCATGGCAACTCGTCTAGTGTTCATTAACTATGGCGTCAGCGCTAACCTGCGTAAAATGAAGCACTGGCCAGAATTTATGAAAAATTACGGTCACCTAATCAAAGAAGCATGATGGGTCTTGAAAAACAGTATACAGATGTTCGAGCAAATATAAACGAGCGTCTGTATACATCAAAATTATGCATTGAATATCTAGGCGTACCCAACCCACGGCCACAGCAAATCGCGGCCTGGATTGAAACCTGGCCTAGTGAAAATGTTGTAAGTATATCAGACCGTCGATCTGCCAGGCAAGTATTAAAAGAGCAGGAAATACCCGAGCTATTATATAAGATCGGATATTATCATAATCCCGATAATCTATTAGTGGAAAAGGTAGTTAGATTTTACAGAACTGAGGATCTTATACTCTTTAAACTGATGTATAATAAGATTTGACATAAAATCACGGCTGTGTTATTATAATAGCTATCGTAAAGGATCTGGCTGTGGCAACCGAAATCGAAAACAAGATTATTCAAGCTCGTGTTAAAATGCTGTTCAAACATCCGTTTTTTGGACAGTTGGCCCTGCGATTGAAATTGGTTGAAGCCAGTGACTGGTGTCCCACTGCCGCAGTGGATGGGCGTAATTTTTATTACAACTCAGAATTTGTCAGACAACTCGATCCCGAAGAACTGGTGTTTTTGGTGGGTCACGAACTGGGCCATTGTATGTTTGAGCACTTCCTGCGCCGTGGCGAGCGTGATGCTGGTATCTGGAACATGGCCGGTGACTATGTGATCAACTGGATTTTAAAGCGAGAGCGAATTGGCAAAGTGATCACCAAAGTTCAGATCTGTCTAGATCCCAAATACGCCGACTGGACCACTGAACAAGTCTACGACGATCTAATTCAGAATAATGTCTCACAAATACAGACGCTGGACATGCATCTGGACATGAGTGAAAACAGTGATCAGAGTTCGGGATCCAGCAAAGACCAGAGCTCGGGACGTCCTAGTCCTATGACACCGGCTGAACGTAAACAATTACAGGACGATCTCAAAGAAGCGTTATTGCAGGCTGCACAGAGTGCCGGCGCTGGTAATGTTCCTGGCGAAATACAAAAAATTATCAATCAGCTGGTGGAACCTAAAATGAATTGGCGTGAGCTTATTCGTGCCAGCATTGAAAGCACTATTAAAAACGATTTTACCTGGCAGCGACCTAGCCGCAAGGGCTGGCACACTGGTGCAGTGTTGCCTGGCATGAATCGCGATGAGGAAATTGATATCTGTCTAGCCATTGACACTTCAGGAAGTATCGATAATGTCATGCTCACCGACTTTGTCAGTGAAGTGGCTGGAATCATGGAACAATTTGGGAACTATCGAATCCAGATCTGGCAGTTTGACACTGCTGTCTATGGGTATGATACCTTTACACATGATGATGGCCGTAACGTCAACGATTATCGAATCACCGGTGGTGGTGGCACAGACTTCATGGTCAACTGGAAACACATGGGGGACCTGGATATACAACCAAAACAACTAATTGTATTCACCGACGGCTACCCCTGGGGTAGTTGGGGTAATCCCGATTATTGTGATACTGTCTTTCTAGTACACAGCCAGGGACGGGGGAAACCGCCAGTGGCACCATTTGGTACCACAGTATACTACGAACGAGCAAGGACTTGACCAGTGTATTGGTATTTAAATAAAAATTTATCCGAATCCGACATGGAACTACTAGCACACACTTCTACTATCGAGAAGATGATGCACAATCGTGTTACTGTAGATTTTAATGAGAAGAAAGTCGCCAGTTTTGACGACCTTGGCCTAGAGCACACCCGGGACTTTTATCATATTAAAATAATAGGTAAAAGTATTTTACAGTTCTGGTTTAAGCACGAACAGGATCTAGAAGAATTCGAGCAGGCACTGCACGAATACAAAATTAAAGCACCAGATAATGATGCTAAATAAAATATAGTTTATTTTTAAGGAGAAACTAAATGTCAGAAACAGCACAACAGAATTCAGCACCATCACTGAGCGTCAACGACTTGGCGGCCGTGGCAAACATCATTGACCTAGCAGTCCAACGCGGTGCGTTCCGTGCTACTGAAGCTAAACAAGTCGGCGAGACTTTTGAAAGGGTCGCCGCGTTCGTACAATTTGTTGCCGATCAACAAAAAGCCGAAGCCGAAGCTAAAGCCAAGGCTGAAGGCCAAGCACCTGCTGAAACATCAGCACAATAACCAGCCTAGTAGAGGCTAAGGAGATTTAAATGTTAAAACACGTAGGACAGGTCACTAATACCGGTCGCCGTTGCGTAGTTGTATTTCGCGAAATTTATAACGAAAAAGGCGAAGTTCTTGAGAGTGATAACTGCCTCGTAGTCGAGACAGATTCATTGCCTGACATGCAACATCAGGACCTAATGCGCATTATTGAAAGCGAACCAGCACAGCGTGATGGTGACGTTTTTAATGTGCTGGCACGAGAACGCTTCAGTGACGGTAATATTGCACTGACTTGGTTGCACCAGAGTGGTAGACTGCGCAAGTATCCCACTAAACAGATTGTCATGACGCCCACCAGCGGCACCAGCCTGCGTCTGGATAAATTGAATACTATTATCCGCATGCAGAAGGATGGTCGCAGTCAGGCTGACATCGAAAATGCCATGCGTGACGATACTGACCAACCACCACGTGAGGCGAGTCGTACAGTTGCCCCGGTCAGCAATCAATCAGCTGAAACTGAACCCGGCGTTTTAGATGACAATGCCATTGCCGAACAGCGGTTAAAGCAGGCAGAATTTTACTTGGCTGAAGCTGAGCGCCTCAAGCAAGAAGCCTATGCTCTTAATCCCAAGCTCAAGGCTAAACGCCGAGTAAAAGCATAATCATGGCAGTGCATCGTCGAGATAGGTCGTTTAGTAAAATTATCGATGAAGTGGACATGGAAGCTATTCCTGTCCACTACATTAAAACGATTATTATTAATTTTGAAGACGGCTCGTTAATGGAGCTGAACAAGCAGGATCTCAAAAAAATTGATACTATTGAAGAACTCTTGATCAGTAAATTTAACGAAGAAAACAACATTGTTGACATGAGCATCGAATTGGATTTTGATCTGATCGAAGAAAATGTCACAGATAAAGTCAACCGCCTGCTGTCAAAGGATCAGGAAAAGAATGATTCGAGCGATTCTAGCATGTGATGACAACTGGGGTATCGGGTATCAGGGCAATTTGCCCTGGCCATCAAACCAGGCTGACCTAGCCTGGTTTCGTCAATCGACGCTGGGCAGTACGGTTGTCATGGGACGGCATACCTGGGAGAGCTTGCCGAAACGGCCACTCCCGGGACGCGATAACATCGTTATTACAACTGCTGCCATGATAGACGGTGCCACTGCGTACACTATTGATGAAATAAAAACAGCATTGCCGACCCTGTCACGTGGTGGCGACGTCTGGATCATTGGCGGTTCACATCTAGTATCAGAACTTCTGGATTTTATTGAGGAGTTTCATCTAAGTAAAATTTCTGGAACATATCAGTGTGACGTACATCTACCACGTGACGAAATATTTTCTTCGTTTTATCCGGATTCTTACACTGATGTGTCTGGACTACATGTTGAAATTTGGAAGAAAAGATAATGAAACAATATATTAATGCGCTAAAACACATACTGGAACACGGAACTGATGTGCCTGACCGAACTGGTGTAGGTACAAAGTCAGTGTTCGGTCATCAGATGAGGTTTAATCTTGCTGAAGGATTTCCAGCAGTCACCACAAAACGACTGGCCTGGCGTGCAGTGGTGTCGGAATTACTGTGGTTTATCGAAGGATCTGGTGACGAACGTAGGCTGGCAGAAATACTACACGGATCTAGAGACACTGATCGTAAAACAATCTGGACCGCCAATGCAGAAGCAGATTACTGGAAACCACGAGCTAAATTTGACGGGGACCTGGGCCGCGTCTATGGTGTACAGTGGCGACACTGGCAGACACCGGTATTCCACACACAGGATACATTTAGGGATGAGTTTGGTAATTACTATAATCGTCAGGGATCTTTTCATGTCCAGGAGATTGACCAACTACAGCGTTTAATCGACGGCGTCAAACAAGACCCACATAGTCGTCGTCATATTTTATCAGCCTGGAATCCCGGCGAACTGAATCAGATGGCGCTGCCACCCTGTCATGTCATGGCACAATTTTACGTGTCACAGGGTAAACTAAGTTGTCAACTGTATCAGCGTAGCTGTGATATGTTTTTGGGTGTGCCCTTTAACATTGCCAGTTATAGCCTACTTACACATATGATTGCACAGATCTGTAATCTAGAAGTAGGAGATTTTGTCTGGACTGGTGGTGACTGTCACATTTATCTGAATCATCTAGAACAAGTATCAGAACAGATTGCTCGTCAACCAGGAAACATTCCAGTGTTAACGATGCCGAAGTTTACGACTCTCAACGAGCTCATGAATACCACAGTCAATGATTATGTTCTAGTAGACTACCATCCCATGCCCAGTATCAGCGCACCCATGGCAGTTTAAATCTGTACAGGGTCAATGCTGATTTCATTGACATGTAGTTCACATGGCTGTTGTATTACCCAGTTAACGTAATCAGCAGCCTTTTCTATTGACATAGTTTTTCGATCGGGGTGCTTGTGTTGCATATTACTCAGAGTCCCGAAACTAATCAGAGTAACCAGTGGACCCGTATTCCAGACGCCTGTCAATGTAAGACTGTTACAAAAATCACGCAGTGCTTTCTTTTCAGCGTTATACAGCCAGTCTGTCGCTTTTTTAACTCTATCAGTAGTACTGCCTATGCAGATAATTTTCGTGCGCTTGTCGAGAGTTCTGAGCCGTTTGTATGTGGCTTCCAGCAACAGGGTTTGATTAAACTTCCAGAGAGCACTGCATAGAATAACTATATCGTAAGATTCACTGAGTTCAGCAAACCGTTGCTGATTTTCTGCCTTGGTTAAATCCAGACCGTGTGTGCTTCTACTTACAAATTCCAGCTCATGTTCTGCTAGACTCTTAGACAGTGCCTGAGCTAGGCCATATCTGGGATTACCTGCTATTAGTATCTTCATGAAAATGTTGTGTCGCCGGGCCACAGCGGCAGTTTAGTGCCCGGCGCACGTTTAGGTATTTTACTGTCGGCACTGGATACACAACTGGGACTTACACAGGGGCGTGGACTGTCAAATAACTTAAATCCAGTTTCAATGTTTCCGATGGGCTGATCGTGACAACTATAACTACGTTTAATACTACCATCAGGCTCGCGTATGATAATACTGCGGTATCCACTGGAACATTCCCAGCCGGTAAAACGATTGAAGTTAAAGGCATTGAAACGTTCAGCCTGATCCATGTACCAGTATTTCCCCTGTTTGTCGACAAACTCTATCTGAAAATCCTGCGGTACATTGCTATGATCTTCCCAGTAGAGCGGGTCACTGGATTTGACAAATGTAGGCTGTGGTCTAGTAACATACTTGTTTTTTACACTGGTGAATGATCGTTGCGGCATGCCGTTGTGTAATTTTTCCAACATTTCCGGTGTATAACCCGATACTACGCGACTGGCAGTGGGGTCACTCTGTGGTTTAAGTGTAACGTTGATACCTTGTTCATGGAAGAACATGGCATTAGACCAGTCACGTTCAAACCACTCGGGAACCATGACCTGATTAATGGTTACCTGTACATCATGTTCCTGACAGAAGATCAACTTATCAGCGAACACCTGCATCTTTTCCGGAGTGTTGACGTGTTCAGTGTGCAGACTGGCTGTTATGCTGGCACGATGAAATTTACTAGCGTGATCCACATAGGTCTCAAACCACCGCATGCTTCTAGAACAATTTGATGTCATGTGCACGCTGGTGTAGTTGGTGGTAGGGACATCATCTGCTAGATGTTTCATAATATCCAGATAGCCGGGATGAAACGTTGGCTCACCGCCGCTGAGGCTAAAATGAAAACTGTTGAAGCCGTTGTCGCGTGCCTGTCGTTTTATTTCATCGATAGTGAGCAGGCATAGTTCAGTGGGTCTATGGTCCTTGGAGTCGCTACGAGCATAGGGCCAGCAATAACTGCAACGGTAATTACAGAATCTACCCAGTAGCCAACTGACAGTGAACAGATCACGGTACAGCATGTTTCGCTGGCCTACCCTGACTAAATCGTCGAAGGGTATCTGCGTGAAATCGTATTCACTCCATTTTAAATCGCTCATGTTGTATTTCTGGTGTTTTAGTATACAATAATATATATTACTTTTACAAAAAGTCAAATAACTGATATCTGCGATATTTATAAATATTTCTATACAGTGTTAAAACTATGAAAGCCACCACAAAACTAGTTGCAGTGAACACACTTGCACATATATCCATTATACCAGCAGTGATCTACGGTCAATGGTGGCACTGGGTGCTGGCATTTTTATGGTGGCAGGTGATTGCTACCACTTCTATATCCAGCGGTTATCACAGATATTTTTCACATAATGCATTCTCCACGGGTCGTTGGTATGAGTATTACGCACAGTTTCTGGGGATTTTTGCCAATGCTGGACCAGCCATTACCTGGGCTAGTTCACATCGTATGCATCATGCATATTCCGACACAGACAGAGACCCACACTCACCAAAATTCAAGGGATTTTTTACAGTATACACCAATTTCTGGGGTTATTCAGTGGAGATAGATCGTAAGTTTCTTAAAAATCTCAGCAATCGTCCATCACTGGTATTCTTCTATAGAAACTATTTCAAATTAATGGTAGCTGTAGCACTGGCCATGTTGATTATTGACCCAATGTTTTTGCTGTTTGGCATGGCTATGCCCATGGTATTTGCATTTCACGGATATGGCCTGATCAATGCCTGGACGCATCGAGGTGGATCGGCCTCCAACAGTATTCTGGCAAATTTACTGACTGCTGGTGAAGGGTATCATAAGTTTCATCATGAGGACGGCAAAAATTGGCGCATAGGACGTCGCTGGTATCATTTTGATCTCGGAGCTTGGTTTATTAAGTTAATCAAAACTGACAATGCGTGACCCCTATTCCTTCGCCCACTGCCCATTTCAGATAGACTATACTGAATCTCAGGTACAGGCCATGCTTGATGAACTACTGTCGCTGGATTCGGATCGTTGGCACTTTAATTCTTTTAGAAACTGCTACATGCTTTCGTTTTTCAATCCCGGCGGGCGATTGGGCCAGATCAATCTAGCAGTCAAGGATTCTTTTGATTTTTCAGAAGTGGCTGACCAGTGTCCGACACTTAGACAATTTGTTCTAGACCAGATTATTCCATTCATGGAACCACTGGGCAGAGTCACTATACTACGAACTCCTGCAGGCAACAAGTTACCATTGCATATTGATTGCGCTCCATCGGAAGTTGGCACTATACAACATAAATGGCGGTTTGTACTCCAGGGAGAAATAGAAAAACTCTGCTTCGTCGACTCTGAACTAAAGAATCACCCAGTCAGCAGAGAACATAGATGTTATGTGCTGGATGGAGGGCAAGTTCACCATTTAGAACTCAGCGATATTGAAAAAATAACTATATGCGTGGGCAGTCCCTGGCACGGAAATTTGCAGGATAAAAAATACACTGATCGTCTACTGTTAGATCAAGCACTGTATGTTACACGTCCAGTGCTTCGAGACGAGTGGGTTGAAAACCATCTACTGGAAAAATAACATGCAGGTTATAACTCTAGAAGAATTTGGTGACAAAAAATTTGAAACAGTGCTGGCTGACCTGGCGGAGAACAACACTGATCGAAATGCACGATGGTTTCCAATACTGCTGGAAAACTATCGATCTTATAAAAACTGGTATTTTTTAATGGACGATGATATACTGGCAGCATTTGCCACAGTCCAGGAATTTTATCCCGGCTGTTACCGTGTACTGACAAGGACATTTATATTTCCCGAATATCGTCGCGCTACACTACCAAAAAACGATGATTTTTACAGCCCGAGTATGCGATTAGTACAGCGGCAACTTCAGGATTATACAGAATATCACACGCTGTTTGTTTCCATGGAAAATGTACGTCGAAGACAATCCATGGTTAATTTTAGAAATAAAATGGAGTTGGCCACTGGGTTAGACTGGCATGTGCATCCTCATATGATAAAGACCTGCCAGCGAGATCATCTAGATTGCTGGCAGAATGTATGCTACACTGGACGGTCACTTAGGTTAAATAGTATTAGTATAGAAGAATGGAAGAAACGATATGGAAAACAATGAACAGTGTTTGATTGAGCAGACAAAAAAAATGCGTGTTAAAGGTACTGGGCCATCACGACGTGAGCTTGCAGTCTACAAGCAACTGGCAACTGTCACTGCAGACGAGTTAGATTATCTAGTGTCTCTGGGTAAAAACAACACTGGTAATGATCTTGGGTCTGATGCATATAATATCAGCAAACACTGCCACTACCTAGAAGTATTCAATGCCAATGAAAATTATCGTCAAATTCTGCTACAACGCAGAGATCCAGAAGTACATGGTTCTGATGTTGATGAATACCTTTACACGGAATGGGCTGACGCTGATCTAGTTAAAAATTTACCCACGCTGGCTAAAATATTTCGGCATGTCTACAGATTTAGAATTTCAGTGATGAAAGGCCATCATGAGCTCAACTGGCATATTGACACCGACCCCAGTGTGATCTGCCGAGCACAAATTTGTCTAACACCGACTCGGTCGGTATTTGAATTCAAGACTAAAACCGATGAGCATTCACTGATAATGCAGCCCGGTGAAATGTATTTTATAAACACTGGATGGAGTCATCGTGTGGTCAACCATGATGATCAGGAACGCATGGTGGCCATTTTTGGATTTCATTTCGACGATCTGGATCCAGAAATTGCGAAAAGTCTGCGTGCTTAACCATGGAATACCCATCAACAATAGTTTATAAATTTTCCGATCAGGAAGTGCAATCCATCACTGATGAAATTATGTCAGTACCAGACAACTGGTGGCGACCGCACTTCACTGGTGAATATGAACGTACTGGGGCTCTACGATCAGGAAAAACTGTCTGGCTACGCAATATAGACCGCGAATGCAATATTACTTTTGATCGCAGTGATCAGATGCCGGTGAGTCGGGCTGTGATTGAAAAATTCGCTGGTGGACTAGACTATGGCCGGGCCTACTGGCACCGTATACCATCCGGGGGTGGTATTGATGCACACCAGGACCAACAACTGGGATTTTCTGATAAAATACGCCATCGTTATCAAATTTACTTAAATATACCCGCAGGCGTTGAATGTGTCATTGACAATGGTGCCTTTGATGCATCAACACTCGGAAACTGCCTGCTGGATTTCAACATGTACATGACGCATGAATATAAGAATCATAGTCATGAAGATTTCGTGTTTATGGTGTTTGACATATTCAAACACGGCAACAAAATTTAAAGGAGCAAACATAAATGTTTATGTCAAAACTGTCAGCAGTCCATACCACAACTTCAGACTGGGCTGCAAATTATCTCACCAAAGAAGAATACAGAATCCAAAATATGCTGGAGCCTGTGCTGTATGAGGATTCTAAAAATCTCTATAACCTGGCTTATAGGAAATACAAAGATCGACTCATGTTCAGATCTAAAACAGTGATTGTTGCTGACAACAAACTAGAACTGATCAATATCTGGGATTCCGCGGAAACACATGATGCGTTTGTTGCCGAAGTTAAAAGAGATGATTATCTGGCTGCTTTTGAATCAGTGGGCCTGAATGCTTCATACGAGTTTGCCGAACTCACTACAGAACAGGCAGCGGCTGTTATTCAGTCGGTGGTTGATCAACCACAGCGCATTATTCAGGAACTCAAACCAGTATTCGGTATTGCTGTTGAGAATGTCGGTGACCCACTCAAGGTACCAGCCTCTGAATAAACTCAGTTTGATCGGAATCTGACAATACTAGACGATCCCAGTCATCATAGTACTCTATTAGTTGGTTGTAATGTTCACAATAAAACGGTAGATTTTTATTTGTTACAATACAATCAGCTAATATATGGTACCTGGCGACAGTGCCACGATTTTCAAACCAGTGTGCTGGCGCTACATTGACAATGTAGGCACGATTCTCTCTGAGATGAAACTGATGTTCGTCAAACATAAACCAGGCATCGGGATTTGTGCGCAATGGTATGTGTAGCTTTAGACAATAGTCGCCTTCTGAAGTTGAGTCCAAATGTCGCGGAATCGACTGGCCGGGTCCTATCACACTAAGTCTAGCTCTGAATAGTTCTATACCCAGAGCTGCTATTTTGTCAAAATTGTGCTTTACTAGATGATACAATTCAGTGGGTGTTCGATGTGCTCTCGGTGACCTAATCTGATGTTGCTTCAGATAACCGACATCAAAACATCGTTGGCCCTGTTCATTTTCTTTGAACATAGACAGCGTATAATTAAATCCCGACGTCGATTCACCAGTATCGCTTAAAAATGAAACGCCGCGCAGTGTTCTTCTAGACTTTTCTGGAACTGACAATGCGGCCGGATCGAACTCAAAAGCGTCAAGGTCTAGGTCAAGTTCGTGTATTAATTCAGAAGTTATCATATTCACAGTCTAATATTACAGCCACTAGGTGTATCCTACTAGCCCGTGACCCGTTAAAAGCAGTGTGCTTTAGTACAGTGTTAGTACCCCACCAGGTGTTGGCTTCCAGGAAGGCAACTTCATCATTGATGACCATGAAACAACCTTCCTGTGTCTTGATGGGAAGATGTATTCTAGGAGTACGATCATAATGCCAGCTCATGCAGGATTTGGGCTCTGATTTAATGATCCTGATCCTACCAAGATGGTATCTAGACTTGAGATCATGATATATTTTTTCAAAAACAGTGCCCTCGAATTGCGGGCACAATTCAGTGAAATCAGATTCGTTTAATATAACATCTTTGAGCGGTACCGATTGCTTTACCACACCACTCTGTGCCGTCTGATTATTGACCTTGGACCAGTCAAATTCCAGACTACCGGCGCCCAATAGAAAACTGTCTGGAAAATCTGTTGTGGTATTTAGACAAATTTGATTTTGTCGCCCCCAATTTATTTTTCCAGAGTTTAACAATTGCTCTAGTTCACCCAACACATTCTGATATATTGGAAGGTCTAATTTTTTAAAATATTTCATGATAGTATTATTTCGCAGGCCTGCTCTACTGTTATGTAGTTATCTGGAGTAAAGTGCGGATATTTTTTTAGTATTCGTTCAGTGCCTACATAACCAAACCATCGATAATTTACCCGGCACCGAATACCACTGGGTACACGCAGTGACATTTCACGTAGTATTAGTTTTTCAGATTGGTATTTCATTAGTTCCAGACGATGTTCAGGTAATATAATTTCGGCAACGCGACTACCGACATTTATTATCGTTTTGTCCTGATCACGCCAGTTCTGAAGTAGTTCAACAAACAACTGTACTTGACCAAAACCATCAGATGCGTTGTTTATAAAAATATCAACTTCCGAAGACTCAGCAATGATACGATCACGATCAGCGCGACGATTTATATCATAACCCAGGGATCTACTGAATCCCAGTGAGCCAGCTGGCAGATGCTGGAATAGATGGGCACCAATACCCCCAGTGTGTCCAGTCAATGCATATCGTTTTCCAGAATCAATGTTCATCAAAATTATTTATTTTATTGACATAGTTGATGACGTAAAGTAAAATAGTAAATACTCTATAAATAGGGTTATACCAATAATATCATATCATGGCGCACCAAATACAACAATCAGTGATCGAGGCCTGGCCAGAGAAAAATAATCTATATCAGCGACTGTTCACTCTTGGTGATTTAATACCGCTTAAATTTAAATTTGAACCTGATCGGTTACTTAATCAACTCAGTCGCTGGGAATCCAGCTGGCAGAAGTATAACCAGCGCGATGGTGGTATCGCACGCTATGGGTTACCCTATACTAGCATTGATGGTGGTCTAATTGATCCCATCAGCCTGGACAGTATACGGCAGTACAACCAGGCCAACAACACACATTATATAGAAAATGATTTTCATCATCTGACCGAAGTTGGCCTCGGCCTTCCTGATTTTCAACCTTTCAATGAGCTGATTGGCGACCAACTATTCCGTAGCCATTTTTTACGGCTCTCACGCGGTGGTTATTTCCCACCACACCGAGACGCCATCTACAACACATCTTTCAGAATTATTTTGCCCATTAACTTTCGTAAAGATGTTAGTTTTTTCATCTGGCAAGACAAAGAAATTTTAAATTTTGAAAACGGGCGTATGTACATGATGAACACTGTCAAACGACATTCACTGTTTAGCATGTATGATCACATGACACTGGCAGTGTTTAATATTGGGTTAACTGAAAGAATTGTCAGAGATATGTATCGGAGTCTGATGTGATTACGGTTAAAGAAGTTGGTTTTAACGAAGTACTGCCAGTCTGGAGTGAATACCTCTGGCCCAACAGTCGTAACTTACGTCCCATGAGCAGTCTATGTTTTCTAGGCGAATATGATAACGAAATTTATAATAAATACACGGCGAGATTTTCAGTTGCTGAATTAGACGGCCGGATAATCGGGGTAAACAGTTGTCATCAGACCAGTAAATTGCACTACCGTAGTCGCGGAATATATGTATTTGACGAATATCGGCGACAGGGTGTAGCTCAGTTGTTGTTTAATTTTGTTAAACAATCTGCAATAGAGGCTGGATGCGGACTGATCTGGAGTCTACCACGATTAGATGCGCTTTCAGCATATAAGACTTTTGGATTTACCGAAGTCGGAGAAGTAGTCAACCAAGGTGTTGAATACGGCCCAAATATTTTTGTGGCTCTAAGAATTTAAGGATATACGATGATTGATTCTAAAGATTATGTTAAAAAATTAAAACAAAAATGCGAACCACTATTTCAGTTTTCTGAAGGACGGGTCAAGGCATTCTTTGATTCCAACCCTACCACTGACCAGCTAGTTGAATATTTTATCCCACGTATGGTCAATGAGCGTGGCAATTGTGTTGGCGTTGCACGTCGTGTATCCAATCTTTCAGATGATACTACACCTGAAGAAATGTGGACGCTGTGTAAGCATGCCATGGACGAAGCCAAACATTTTAGAATTGGTGTAGAAATTATCGAGCATCTGACAGGTGCACCGGTTGATATTCAACAGCATGTCGAACGTATCAAACAACGTAATCAGACCGGTATTGTTGGCCCCAGTCAACTCATGGACAAGTATGAATCTGCAACAGATCCACTGGCACAGGCAGTCTATAACTTTATCGGCGAGGGTCGAGCTGCACGTAACTGGAGTATGATTGCCAGTACTGCCAAGGATCCGTTTTTAGCTAAAAAATATTTAGAAATTGCTCGTGATGAAAAATTCCACTCCAGCATTGGTCGTAAAAAACTAGAAGAACTATGTGTTACACAAGAACAACAGGATCGTTGCGATGCATTAGCTGAAGAATTCATTAATGATCTTTATGCCATCAGTGTTGCCAAGTATATCAAACTTAAACCAGAAATGTTTGATATGGATGGATGTGTTAAACAACACTACCCATTACATGCCATGTAATGAAACTGTTATTAGAATCCACACAATTTCAGCATTATAAAACACGGACTGGTGACTTATATCTGTCCGGAGAAATAACACTGGACACCGGTGCACTAGTCAAGTATCTGGATCTTGGTATATTTCCACATCAGATACGTGGCAATTTTTCTCTGGTATTTGTATCCCCCAAGACAACAATTTTTGCCGTGGATCACTATGCAACACAATCACTGTTTTACACTGACCAAGCAGTAGGTGATGTTTTTGTACGTGTTCGCAACAGTTTAGATAACATCGAGGCCGATGCAGAAATTGTCAATTTTATTCGACAGTTCGGCGGCTACAACATATCAAATCGAACCACTGTTCAAGGTGTGCTACGTGTAGAACCCGGAACCTATGTTAAAAACGGACAAATCACACACTATTGCCAGATAATGCAGGCCAGTGCCTATGAGTTTGATCCCGATCATTTTCGATCGCTCTTGATGTCGGCTGTGTCTAAACTGGCCGGTGATAAAAACTTAATATTTTTAAGTGGTGGCAAGGACAGTTCTAGTCTATTAGGCTGTATGCTGGCGGCAGATATCGGTGATATATCTACTGTTACGATAACTAGTCCTCGCCAGATTTATTCAGACGTGGACATTGTTCGACAGTTGGACCAGTATTATGGAACCAATACACTGTATGCGGTGACCGAATACAGTGGTGAAATTTTGTCAGATCAGGAAAACGATCGTTTTTTTTCTTATTGGCGTGAAAATCCGTTTGGCTCTAAAAAATACGTAGTGAATAATTACAATTTCAGCGATCACACGATATTCACCGGTGAAGTTGGGCCTAGTGTATACTCACAGACACCGTTGGTATATGCAGCACAGCGCCCAGATGACCTATTGGGTGTGTGCAAATACCTGGCACTGCATGTGATGACTCATCACAAGGCCGCAACAACAGACGCCGGATTACTGGGATCGGACCACGAGCGGGTGATTGCAGATCAAGCGGTGGATTACTATCGCACTACTTTTGAACGATTCCCGGAAACTGCTGATTACTTCAATCGTCTTTTGCATATCCAATCAGTGGATCAGTCGTGTTTTCGGTTATATTCATATACACAGGACACCGCAGTCAACTGGGTGCACCCCTTCGCTGACTGGGCTGTGGTTGAATACTTAACCAATATACCTGCAAAATATAAACTTAACAAGCAAGTGTTCAGGGACGCACTTTCAGACATCATATCACCTATACCCTGGAAATTTCCAAAAAATGGACTCTCGATACCAGCAATCAACAAATATTGATTATATCAGATATAGCACGGTAGTAATACTGCCAAACCATGTTGCCGCAGCGGCATTCATGGAAAACGTCTACGACTATTGTGTGGACGTAGTTGTGTATTCCTGCGACCAAGTATACCCGAAAAATTCTTCACTGAGATTCAGTCTTGAACAACGTCTTGCCACAGATGAAAACCTGTCAGTGATTATTTTCGGAGCCGCACATATTATAAAAAATCTGCCGAAAACTAAGAATGTTTTCATCATGGACGATTTAATCATACCTGATATCACATGTGGCGGCATGACACCCAAGGTTGGTCTGGAATTGACTCCGGTTAAAATCGGAACAATAATTCGTGCGTTTTCAGAACAAAATAAGAAATTCTCCATTGGCAATTCACTGGACCAGATTCTGGATTTCAAATCAACTGACCGAAGCAAAAATCCACTGTTGTATACATTGTTATCGGGTCGAGAGTAATTTATGAATAGAAAATTATTAATCGGTATAATCTACGTATTAATTTCAGCATATTTTTTAGTCCAAATTTACCTAGGAGACTACCAGGAAAAATACCCAGTGCCACTTTACGTTGCACTGGGCTGTCTGGTCTATGGTGTATATAATCTTGCAGCGTCTTTACGGCATAGTGAGACTGTGAGAATCAATGTATATACTACCGTCGGTGTGTTTGTGATTTTTTTCCTGGGCTATCAGGCGTTGCAGGCAAATATATTCGCCAGTGTTGCTGTTGTTGCTATTTTATCATCAGTGGTGTTTAACCGTGGAATAGACATAAAAAATATGACTATTACTCTGGCGGCTGCGTTGCTCTTAACTGCTGTTATTGATTACTTTTTGTTGCGCCAAGTTATAGTATGATTGAATATTTAATAACTGATTTTACCTTTCAGCACCTGCTTTACACTGCAATCGGATGTCTGCTGGGTACTGCAGTGGGATTGTTACCAGGCCTAGGCCCGGCCACTGCCGTCAGTTTATTATTGCCAGTGGCAATAACACTAGGACCCATCAGTGGAATTGCATTCTTGTCAGGTATATACTATGGATCACAGTACGGTGGATCAACTACCGCAATATTATTTAATATTCCCGGGGAATCTTCTAGCATCATGACAGTCAAAGATGGGCATCGTCTAGCACAGACCGGGCAGGCTGGTCTGGCTATTTTTTCAGCTGGCGTTTCTAGTTTCATCGGCGGTATCGTGGCAACAATATTACTGATTTTGTTTGCACCGGCGATTGCTGATGTAGCATTTGCATTTGGGCCCCCCGAGTACACGTTGATGATTTTGCTGGCGTTCATCGTTATATCAGCGGTGACCTCCAGTGGAACAATAGTTTCAGGATTTATGCTTTCTCTTCTGGGCAGTCTAGTGGGTATGATTGGTGTTGATATAACTTCTGGAGTTTCGAGATTTAGTTTAGATATTCCAGATCTATATGACGGTGTGAATTTTATTGCACTGACAGTGGCGTTTTTTGCCGTCAGCGAAATCTCCTACAATTTTTCAAACGACAAAGTCGCAGTGGTTATAAAAGAAAAATTTAAATTTGATAATATCAGACAAAATTTATTAAAAATAATACCGCCGGCGTTACGTGGTACTGCGGTGGGTTCTATTTTAGGTCTGCTGCCCGGCGGTGGTATAACAATAAGTTCCTACGCCGCATACTCGGTGGAATCTAAATATTCCAATGACTTAGGTACCGGGTCAGTGGCTGGTGTGAGCGCACCGGAAGCCGCCAACAATGCTAGTGCGCATGCCGGATATATTCCGTTGTTAAGCATGGGACTGCCAGAAAACGCCGTGATGGCAATAATGCTAGGTGCACTAATGATGATGGGTATCATTCCGGGCCCAGCTCTTATCAGTGAGAATTCTACTGTTTTCTGGGGGATTGCGGCCAGCATGTTAATTGGTAATGTGTTGTTATTGGTATTAAACGTGCCACTAATACGTGTCTGGACTTCTTTACTATTGATCCCCAGAACTATCCTGTTGCCATTAATATTTAGTATATCTCTAATATCAGTATATAGTGTACGCAATAACGCATTTGATGTTCTTATACTGGCTATACTTTCGGTCATCGGATACCTATTTGCCAGTTTACGACTGGAAATCGTTTCATTTATTATCGGATTTATACTGGGACCCAAATTGGAGACTATGTTAAAGCGTAGTCTAACGATATCCGGCGGAGATTGGTCAATTTTCTATCACAACTGGATTACAATTTTGATGCTATCTGCTATAATACTAGTGATAGCGTATTCATACATAAAACTTATGCTAAATAAGTTAATTGATAAACAACAGGAGACATCATGAGTCAAGTATTAACCTGGGTGATTGCACACGAGCCCTATGATTTATTTTTAAATGCCACCAGACAATTTGCCGATGAGGTGGCTGAACGAACTGCCGGCAGGTACAGCGTTAATGTTGTAAGCCTAGCACAGTGGGCCGAAGATCGCGGTGTAGATATTTCATACAAATCGGTAGATCGCCATAAAGTCATCAAACTGGTTAAATCCGGCAGTATTGATATCGCCACAACATACGTTGAAAATTTAGGCACTATCAGTAAAGATTTTTTCTGCGTAGGAGTTCCATTTTTATTCAGAGATGATGACCATGCAACACGTGTTCTTGATGGGGCAATTGGAAGAATAATTCTAGACGGGTTGCACCAGGCTGACTCAGATTTGATGGCGCTGGCCTTTACCTATAGTGGTGGGTTCCGTGTAATTGCTGGAGACCGTAGAATTGAGCGTTTAGAGGATTTTACTGGAGCTACTATGTTTTGTAGTAAATCACCAATCAGTGTAGATACATTCACTGCGTTGGGTGCTACCCCATATCCTGAAAGTATTGATTTGTTTAAGGAAAAACTAGATGCCGGAGAGGTTGACATGGGATCAACTACCTACGCCAGATTCTTTTCTGGTGGGTATAACACATCAGCTAAATTTATTAATCACACGGAACATAGTTTATTTTTAACTTCAATGATCATGCATGCACCAGTGTTTAATTCAATGTCGGCTGAAGATCAGGCAACAATTCGAGAAATCGCTATTAAAGTTGCCAAGGTTGAACGACTAGAAAGTATTGCTGATAATTCACGTGTGCAGGCCGAGGCCGCTGCTGTTGGTATACCAACAGTATTCATGTCGGCCGAAGAAAAACAACGTATGGTTGAAGCTTGTTTGCCAGTAAGACAGAAATACTATGACTTTTTTAGCCCTGGATTATTAAGGTCCATCGAAGAAGCATAATAAAAGGGGCTACGCCCCTTTTATTTTGACTAATAAAATTAAGTATCATTTATAAATTTGTCGGTATACGCCGGCCCACTCACGGTGTGCATCACTCACAACTTTAGCAGTCTGTTGCATTGACATTGTATTTTTGTCTAGATACAGAAAAGATCCGGCACGCAACGTTTTAGCCGATTCAGACAGTGCCGCGGCCGAAATAGCACGGTTCCACCATTCTGCGGCACCTGCAGGTGATCCCTGGCGTAACGAAACAATTAGATTGGTATCTTGTGTCAGTCCTTTAAATTTTGATGCCAATGTTGGCGTATTAGGTAAAAATTCAATGGGCGCGGTGGCGCTCACTGCAATAAATTCTACCTTGCCAGATCTATATAGTGGTACTGATGCTGGCACTGCTCCAACAAATACATCTAATGAATTGTTGACAACATCCACCAAAGCCTGAGCGGGATCATTGTATTTTACAAAAACTGCACGATTAATATCTGCGCCGGACTTTTCATAGATTATACGAATCAGGGCTTCTTGATTAGGGAAGGTAATACCATATTTTAGTGTATCCCCTGCAGAAATTCTAGAAAGTAGCCGGTCCAGCGAATTTACTTTAGAATCCTTGGCTGACACTAGTGTAATTGTTGAAAATGCAAATGTTGATGCATATTCAAAATCGCTGCGGAAATTCCAGGATGTTACTTTGGGTGCGGCGATTTCTCCCAGTGCGTGACTTAGGCTACCAGATACCAACATGTGATGACCGTCGGCTGGCATTTTCATAAATGCATTGGTGCCAACTGCTCCGGCGGCGCCGGGCTTATATTCAACAATCACGCTGACGCCAGTTTGACGTTCAAACTCTGATTGAATTGTTTTAAATGCTTTGTCATGTAGTGAACCTGCAGGAGCAGGAATTACTACATGAACAGGTCCACTGGGCTGCCAGGCGAAAGATACCGCAGATGTCAATGACAGGGCGGCGGCGAAAATAATTTGTATAAAATTTTTCATAACAATGTCCTTAAAAGATATCTTTTAATTAAAAGATATGTTATTATAGCATATGTAGTGTTGAAACGTCAACGGTTAGATAAATTAAACACTGACATGTCAATATGACTTGACAGTACTGCATTAAATTTGTCCTGATCAATACTCTTGGGCGCACACAGTCCACAACCGCAGGTTTTTTTAGGACATATTATAGTGGGCATCTGCTGTTGTTGCAGAGTGCGCTCGAGGTCCTGTAAAATCTGTTCAGCATCGTCAAGGCCTCCAATCGGGCCAATACCACCCCCAAACTGTGCTTTGCAGGTTTGATGATGGAACACTCGATTAGTCTGCTGCTCTATATGCATGAAGAACCAGTTCACACTACAGTACCAGCCTTCGAATTCACGGAAATCCACAAATTTAGATTTTTTAGTTTCACCTTCACTGTGCAGACACATGGTTCGACCACCACAGCAGGGGCGACCAAACTTAAGCCCAAGTTCGTCGCTGTCTTCAACAATTGGTATGATTTTATTTTGCATTATTAGTCAACTCCTGCGTATTTTTATCCCAGTATTCTTTGAACCAGGCCAGTTGTTGATCGTTATACTGATGTGCGAACGATGGTTTACTGCTAGGGTCTTCGCCAATGACACGCGGTACATATTTGATATTTTTAGAATCCAAAAACCTACATAGTTCCTGACATTCGTCAAAATATTTGGCGTGGAACATGACGTTAATTGAAAGTGTACAGCCATGTTTGGGACCTTCCTTAGAAAACTGAACCATGCGATCTCGAACCTGCTGTTTAATAAGGTCGGCGGCCTCGGTATGATAGCTTATTGTAATATGATCACAGTGTTTCATTACAGCTTTGGCAATCTTTTTACTCATTGCACCGTTGCTGGTAACAGTGAAAACACAACGCCATCTATCAGAAAATTTTTCCTGATATTTTGATTTCAAATATTCAATAAACTCGATGAAATTAGGATTAACCGTGGGCTCGCCTCCGGTAAAGTTTATACTAGCATGCTTATAACTTCTATAGCGCATGTAAATATCTATATAACGAAGTGTAAAATCTGCATTTTTCTTAAGTTCATACAGCGTGGCATGTGGACTAAAGTTATCATGACGATGCGTTGGGCAATAACTACAGTCGTAGTTACATCTGCGTCCTAGATCCCAGGTCACCTGGAATACATTTCCAGTTAACAGGTCCACTGTATCAAAGGACGCAGTGGCACCGATCACCGGGGCAGGTTTTTCTTGGGCGACTGAGTCTGTGGTATTTTCAAAATACTGTGCCAACATGGGTTCCACGTATCTGATGTCTTCCTGACGGATGCGGTCCAGTGCACGAGTATATTTTAAAAATTCCGGCCAATCAGATTCATAATAGCTCTGACTGTTCATGTAATTAGTCACACCGTTGCTGATTTCAGTGGCGTGTTTAACTACATGATCAGGATAGCCCTGCAGTTTAACCCAGTTTATAAAATCAGAAAATTTATTGGTTATCTGTTTTTTATATTCATCCGGAAGCACTCGTATATTCAAGTGATGTGGGTGGTGTGCAACATGATGCGTAATGATGGGTTTTCGTCGAGTGCTGTTTAGCTTAGTGAAGCCACTTTCACTGAGTTTCCATTTCATGAAATCTATCATGTGGTTGACGTTATACGCGGTCACAGTGAATGCTAGCCAACCAGTGACATTGTCAGGTAGTGCATCAACCTTGTATAAGTTTGCCAGAGTTTTATCCCATTTAGCCGGGTGACGCTGGTATTCGAAGACTGAGCCTATTCCGTCGATGCTGGCACCGATTCTAACCTGTTTAAAATTAGTCCACAAATTTGTTACACGTGTGGGTATCGTACTCATGTTAGTGTTGTATTCTAGAACAATATGATCAGCATTTCCCGAAGTCACACATTTTTCTAGAAAATCGTAGTGCCGATCAATCAGAAGTGGTTCACCACCGGCCAGATAGACATGCTGAATATTATGCATGTTGTTCTCTAGCTGCTGCCAGAATGGTTCATATTCATACCAGTTATAACTACTGGTGGTCGCATCTTTAATTTCAATAATCTTGCCAGAATCTTTAAACTTACTATCACCAGTTAACTGTATCCAGTCTTCATACCAGGAGTTACTGTCGGTGGGCCCACACATTCTACACTTAAGATTACAAAAATTACCAAACCTAAGATCGTAGTAAACAACTGGAAAATCTCCATCGGCGATAGAACCATCATTGGCGGTTTTAGCACGGACTTCATCAATGCTCATCTGCCACTGCTGGTTTTCATATGTTCGGCGACTCACTAACCCGGCCTGTTCCTCGGACTTGCAGCGACCACATTCTTCACTCCAGACTCCGTTAAGCATGTTAAGACGCATCGCACGTAGCATGTCGTTGTTTCTAGAATCACCCAGTGAATCAACACCAGCATTGAATGCTGTGCCATCATCCTTGCGCAGTACTCCCTGATTTTTAGTGACATTAGCCTGACAGCATACACGCAGGTCCCCATTGGATTTAATTGCCTGAAAGTTCCAGGGTATTGGACAAAAGGTTTCTGACATTACTGCTGCCCCGAGTTCACTGCTAGACACCACCAACACTTACCACAGACTGGGACGAATTGACCGGGTTTGTAATCATCATATGATGGTACAAAGGGATTAATAATTGAATCATTTACGTCTGCTTTGCAGCTACGTGTCTTATTGAATAACACACGCAAACCGGCATTGAAATATCGCTGAATTACCCAGTTTTTAGTCACAAACCTTAGGGGATACATGTACCAGATTCCGTCTAGACAGTAAATTAAATCATCACTGGTTCCCTGTGTTGCTGTTTTATTGCGGAAATTTTCACTGGATTTATTTATTTCTATGCCCGTCGGCGCCATGCTGGTGGCATTTACGACCGCATCCATGTCTAATTGTTTTGATATATACCTGTTAAAACTAGCAACAGCAATTGCGTCATATCCACGACCAGTGATTATTTCACCAATTGCACCACTTTCAAGTTCTGGTGGCAAGTAGTGCCAGTGTTGATCTTCAATAATTTCCGGGTACATTCTTTTTAATTCCTGAAACACCTGCTCGGCAATATAGGCCTGCCAGGGTCGTGTATCCCAGCGACGAATAAAACTTATTGCTGATATTTTTATTTGTAAATTATTCTCCTGTATCAATTTGCACAAGATTGCTGTTACTATAGCACTGTCGGCACTTCCAGATAAATTAACACCGATGCGGCGCCAGTCTTTACCAATGACAAAAGCCAGGCCGTCAACGTTAAGTTTTAGTAAATTTTTATTTTCTATTATTATATTGTCGTATAGTTTATTTGATGTATCAAACATTTTTAAAAATATCCTTCATGTCAACAAATGTATCATAAAAACTAGTGCCGCGATGTGCATCAATCTTTTCCAAATATTCCTGCATTTCTGGAAGCCGTACACTCCAGTCCTCGGACTTCATGAAGCTTATTATGCCGCGTAGTCTTTTAATACCATATTCAGCGGATTCCCACTTGTCCTGCGGTACTGTGCCCTGTAGATGCGCGGGAACACCAAGCTGCCAGTGTTCACGCCACCATGGTATAAATTCTTCATATTTGCGCTCACATTCATCTTTGAACCATTGTGGCAATGATTTAACATTTAAATAGGGCGGCCAATAGACAAAGTGATAATTTAGGCCGCCGGCGCTCAGTGGCCACATGTTGATCTTTTTAAAATTTTGTGTCAGTTTCCACTTTAGAAAATCCGGCAGATAATAGACATTTAATGCATTAACTGCGCAGGCCACTGTTACTTCTACGTTATCACTGGTCTGTTCATCTAATATGCGGAATACTTCTTCTGTACGTGCCCACTTACTGGGATAGCGTATGTATTCATTACGTGCTCCAATATCATCGACACTGTAGTGAAATCTAACAATTTTAAATTCTTTCCAGAGATCGAAAAGATCATCACGCCATTCAACGCCATTGCTGTTGTAGCGAATTTCCATGTCGTTGGCACGACCCTGTCGAATAATTTCTTCAAGTATTTCGTAGTGCTCTTCAATGATTAAACTTTCACCGCCGGCAAAATAAACCTGTTTCATATGAGGTATCTGTTCATAAAATTGTTCCCAGAACACCGGATTATTTTTATGCCAGTTATAACTGCTGCCGTTGACACTGCCCTTGTTGTCCCACTGCCAGACTTCGCGCACATTTTTATTTTCAATGGTGGGATGAATAGCTTTCCATTCTTTGATCCAGCCACTGCTGTCATGAGGACTACACATTATACAGGCCAGCTGACACTTGGTACCAAATCGAAGATCAATATAACTAAGTTTGGGAGGTATGCTACCATCTTCGGCAGTATCGGCGACGAGTTGATCTAAATCCACACGTTCACTCCAGTATTTGGTTTCCCATTCTCGCTTACTCTTGTGGCCGGCACGTTCTTCCTTGTAGCATTTGGTACAACTAGGTGGTTCCTCTCCATTGAGCATCTGACGCCGTACATTCTTCATATATGAACTATTCCAGCTGGACAGGAAATCTGACACGTTTAAATTATTTGGACGACCTTCTTCGTCTTTTAGGACGCCGATGTTACCACCGTTCAATTTATCGTTGGTGGGTCCTACTGCACTGGCATTGGCAGTACAACACACACGCATCTGGCCATCAGGCCGCGTACTCAAGTGTACCCAGGGTAAAATACAAAATGTCTTACTGGGATATTTCTGTTGTTTTTCCATGTTGATCTATTATCTTTACTTCGTTGTGATATGCTTTGTTGTGTGCACAAGTTTTAACACATCGTGTTAAATGTCGTGGATGGTCAAAATTCCAGCTTTCGCCGAGTTCATTACTGAACCAACGATGCCCAATGACGTCTGCGATACTTTTAGTGGCCACACTGTTCCAGTCAGAGTCAAAATCCGATAACTTGTCTACAATACTGTCTTTATTTTTGAAATAGCTGTCCCAGAGGAAACAACAGGGCCAGACGGTTAAATTACTGGCAATGAAAATTTCACCTTCGTGCACTAACTTACATGTGATAGTACTGACAGTTTCTGCAACCAGCTGGCGCACTTCTGATGAAACTGGTGTACTGTTTACTACAGACTGCTGATACTGTGTCACCACTGATTCGATTTGTTGTACTTGTTGTTTTTTGCTGTGTTCTTTTTCACCAGTGGTGGTTATCGTTCGTTGTTCTCGAACAACATGATCAGATTTTTTTGTTTTGACTTCGGCCACCCAATTAGACATGCTATTACGCATTCCTGTACGCAGTGCGAATTTCAAATTAAGCCGCTGAGCAGTTTCGCGTGCAGCATCGACTTCGTGTTCGTTATGGTCAAATACAATGTAAACCCAGGTCCCCAGGGCCTGGCCGGCGCCGCCCTGATAATACGATTCTAGATTTCTTAATATAGTAGGGAAGTAGGTATTGACACGATATATATGATTGGTTTCAGCATGGCCATCAATACAGAACGCAACATCAACTAAACCAGTTTCAGCTGACAGCGCACCCAGTTTACGCCACCAGCCGGCGGTTTGGATACCGGCGTTGGTACTAATCTGGCAGTATCCACCGTTTCTTACGATGTATTCTGTTATTTCCAGACAATCATCATTGAACACCGGGTCTCCTAGAACTCCGCAGAGTTTAAATTTTTTGTCTTTTATGTATTCAACAGGAAATAAACGTTTTATATCAGCGATGGTTAGGTCTGCGATGGGGAACTTTCCGGGATTTAATGTGCGGGCACAGCCTGGGCATGCAGCATTACATCTAGAGGTAAGTTCTAATTCTATCTTATTGACGTCAGTTAGATTCATTATGTGCGTATTTTATAAATATATTTATGACTGAACAATCACCGTCTAGTTTACCTGAAAATATATCAACTCAATTCGGTGACCATCTATGTGCTGCACCATTTAGCAGTGTTCATATTGGACCAGAAGGATTGGTATCTCCCTGTTGCAAAACTAGATACCCACTGGGTAATTTTAACACAGATTCACTGGAAAATATAGTCAATAGCGAAAATTCCAGAAAATTAAGGTCGGCATTCTTAAAAGGAGAACGGCCTGACGCATGCCGATCATGCTGGCGGCAGGAAAATCTATCCGATACTATCAGTGACGTCCGACTGTTTAATAATAAAAATGCCGTTAATGATCTGAATGACATTATATACAATACTACTGATCAGTTCAAACCAGTCTGGTTAGACCTACTCTGGACCAACAAATGCAATTTTGCCTGCCTGGGGTGTAGTCCAGAACTGAGTTCAACTATCGCAAATAACTATCAGCATGCACATTATACGCTGCATCCCGATAGTAGAAAATCTAGTTCAATAATCTGGCAGAATGATTCTAAAAAAATGTTGAAATACATTTTAGACCACAGCGACAGTCTACGTCTAATACACCTAAATGGTGGTGAACCCTTCATGAGTGAAGACTTTCATGAATTGTTAGAGGAAATGATCAAGCGTGGACTACATAAAACTATTAAAATATGGTCTCACACTAATGGTAGTATAACTACAAGTTATCGTGGAGTTGATATCATTGAGAACTATCTAGTGCACTGGGGCGATCGTTGCAGTATTACTCTAAGCAATGATGGACATGGCGATCGCGGCGCATATATACGTTATGGCTATCGCGATCATAAATGGCTGGAGACATTTGATAAAATAAAACGCAATGGCATAAAAGTAGCCATACAATCATGCTTAAATGTGTTCAACGCCCTTACTATAGATGAATGGACACAATGGCTACATGACAACTGCCGTATAGGAAGTAAGGTCCCGGCAAAAATAGTCCCCTGGTCTAGTCGATCCGTAGCAGTTACGTTATTTTCAGCTGACCAGGAATATCGTGATATTGCCATTAGTAAACTCACTAACGTTATCACTGATGGTGCACCAAAATTCTGGACAGATCCGCTGATTGGTGCAGTAAGGTCAATTAAAAATGCCGATGAGAGTTTTTACACACCGGCAATCTGTCAGGCATTTGATCGTGGAGTCGCTGAGTATGATCGATTACGTGGCACTGATTTTGCCACTACGTTTCCCGAACTAGTAGAATTTCGAAATCGTCTAATCAAGAAAACTGTTCTTTAAACAGATCCAGTTCAACACCGCATTTCTGCGCACATACTTTAAGTTTTCCAGACTTGCAACTGGGTTGAGACCAACTCTGCTCTATTAGATCAAATATACCAGTGTCAAAAACACGCTCCAGACCCAGTCTGGCATCTAAAGCAGATTTACCACCGACTTGATCGATATAATTCCAGATCTGTTCAGCTCGGTAGTCTTCATGAAACCACTTGTACATACGTCCGGCGGTCCAGCAACAGGGCAAGGCCAGACCCTCTGCTGTGATGAACAAGTTACCTTCATCTTTGACTTTACAATGTATTGCAGTCTGATCATGGTAGTCGTCTATGGTGCCATACTTTTCAACAACTGCGTCGTATTTTTTTAATGCAGGATTTTGAAACTCTTCACTGGGTTTCTTTAATATCACCGTCTGCTCGCCACGACGATTTACTGCCTGATGCTGATCTTTTTTATCAAACATCGAGGTTACGAAACGTCCGGTTTTTTTGGCAACAAACTTTTCAAATCCCAGCTCTGTGCTGAATTCACGTGCATGCTCGACCTGATGCTGATTATAATCGAATATTAAAAAATCCCAGCGTGCTCGGCCGCCGGCGGCGATAAAACTACGCATGGAATTTTCCACAGCCTCCCAGCGAACATTTTGCCGGTATATGTGATTGGTGTCTGAAAGGCCATCTACAGAAAAAATCACAGTCCCCTGACGCCCAAAAACTTTAGCAAGTTCAGTCCACCACTCGGTGTCTCTGGCACCGGCATTGGTATTCATTGATAACCACATCTTGGGATTGTGCTGCCTAAAATAACGAAATACTTCAAGAGTATCACGTGCAACAATGGGATCACCTAAATTACCACACATATACATAGTGTTCAACTGACGAATAAATTCCGGAGAGAAAATCTTTTGGCAATCCGCCAGTGTCAGTTCGTCTAAGTTGATGTGAGGATTTAGTGCACCACCGTTTTGATTACGGTCGCACATGGGACAGGCGGCCTGACAGGCCTGTGTGATCTCCAGATGAACTGTTTTTATGTCTTGTAATTTATACATCGCAGACTAATTTTACGTCTCGGCCAGGGCCCACGTTGCTTGGTAGACCGCCGTATTGTTTTAAATATTCAAATATCACGGCACGATACCAATTCTGGCTGTCGTGGCGTGCTTCATCGTTAAATTTTTTAATGTTGTTATTTGTCGCACCAAAAATTATCAGAGCACGTGCACTCTCAGTCTGTAATTCTCGCAGCGTTAATTCAGTGATATCCTTCATCTGATTCCAATCAGCATGAAACGTTTATACATCTGAGTGTCCAATTCTCCACTGTAGAATAATTTACTGAATTTGTATTTTGAGATGGCTTCATTGACGCTGGCTACACAGTTAACGTGCTGCTCGTTTTCAAAATAGTTGTTGGTTTGCAGACAAACTAGAGTTCCACGTGGGATATTTTTGAACCAACTGTCGTCCATGTGTTCACAACTGGTGTTGATTATCAGGTCCGGTGTTAATTTTAATTCAATTTCTCGCCCATCGCGTGTATGAATATAGGCCGGGAAAGAACGATCACGCCAGTGTATGTCATTGACATCCATGGGTATGCTCTTAAATTTCCAGCCGTCATAACACTGCTCGGCATTGAAATCGTCGGCAATGTCTATACACACTGGATCTAACTCTAGACTATAGTATTGGCTAGGACTAAACTCTTTAAATATAAAATGTGCAACCGTGGCATACCAGCCACCGTATTGAACTATTTCATTGATTTTCGGTAACTGGTGGTCAGTGTTATTCAGTACTTGTTTTAATTCCTGAATTAACCAGAGCTTACTCTGCATCTGTCCGCGACTGAAGTGATCGTTTAGGTTGGCCCTCATCTGCCACTTGATACTCCAGGCGCTGATTTTTCTGATAAACTCATCATCAATACAGTGCGCAACATAGCGTAATACTTTACGGTGGTTAGCATACTGATATCCAATGTAATTGCCCATGATAATTTTGGTAAATTCTTCAGTATATACTACGGGTCCACGATGAATTTCATCTAGTAGTAGTTCTCGAATTTTCCAGGCGTTGCCATGAAACAGTGCTTTCTTGATACTGACGAATTTTTCCAATTGTGGGTGATTGACGTAAGTCAAATATTCTTCTAGACCGTACATCCAGTGGAAATTAACTAAGTTTTCACTTCGATTAAAATCCAGAGTGGCAGTAGTGTCTATTTCAAGATCCAGTGCTGCTTCGGGATGATTGTTAGTCGTTGTAAGTATTGTCATATTGTTCTCGCAACCAGGAAAAGTCATTGATTAATTTCAATACCTCGGGCTTATTTTTATAGTATGCGCCAAAATCTCGACCCTGCTGAGCACCATCAATACAGAATTTACCAAACCGTTCACGTTCCCCACGTGTACACCAGACGCCAAGTCGATACTCGTTATCTAGGTTATTGCCATTGGGAATAATAGCGCTGGCCAATTTGGTACATTCACGGAACGCGCTCTTCCAGGTATTGAAAGGATCAGTGTTAAATGCTGTAACGTTACTGATCTGAAACTTCGGTACAAAAGGTGCACCGATAGTAGTGGTCATATCAACATTCCAGTGCTGGGCGTTGAGCAGTTTTTCTTTAGGGAACAATTTAACTGCGCCGTATCCATAGATCAATTTGTTTATGGGATTTACACTGCGCCAGGTAAACACGCAGTCTTTTTCTTTGGTTCCAGGATAGGCTTCTTTGACGTTACTAGGGATGAATTTAAAGGAAAATTGCTCGTCAATAACACAGTCGGCATCGCACACATAAAAGTTATTGGTGCTGGACTGGCGTGCACATTCCTGGTGTGCTTCGAAAATACCTTTAACTCCTTGAACACGTTTAGCGTGTGGAGCAAACATCTTCAACAATTCGAAGTTTTCATCAGCAAATTCTTCATCATAACTCAAGAAGAATACATCTAACATATTATAGTTTACCTTCTGCACGCAGTTGCGCACGTATTTGTGTAGCACTGATAGCGTGAATTTCTTCACCAAGATCATGCTGGGTAAACGTGTACCCTACACCACGGCCATAGCTGATGTCCACAATGTTGGGCACCAACATAATAATGTAGTCATTATTGTAGACGAATCCTTCAGCTCCCAGAGCGTTAATGATGTTGGTTTTAACAGTTTCTAAATCAAACGGGTTGTCGGTCTGTGCCGCAGTGCGCCCTGCACCAGCATCTGCGCCTACAATGCCGCCGACATCGCGAATCATAATACACACCTGTCCGGTCTCCAGCAGCGCTCGCTTAAACAAAGCAGTATGACCAGCATGCCAGGGCTGAAATCTTCCTAATACTTGTGTACATGGCCGTTGCCAATCAAATTTTTTCATTTAGATATCTCCATTCGTTATTATTGAAGTCATTTAACCGTCTCATTACAGATGACTTATCTTTAAGTTTATACAAACTATGTTCTTTAGAGTATCGTAAAAAAGCAGACACACTTTCAAAAATTCCATATGGTGTTTCTATTCCATACCGTTTCGAAATTGTTTCCTTATCAACCTTTCTTCCCAAACGTGCTTTACTGATTTTTTGTCGTGTTTCAACTGATACCGAATGGCCTTTTAATTTTTCAGCAGCTTTCATTCTTGATTCGGGAGTGATTAATTGTTTTGCCCTTGCTTCTTTTATCTTTTGTTTTGTTTCACTTGAATGTTTTTTTCCAGTGTTTGCTTTACTAACGTTAAGTCGGTGTTCTGGATTCTCCCATTGTTTTCTACTTGCTTGCCTTAACTTTTCAATATATTCAGGATTCTGATTTCTTTTTTTAGCCGCTTCGCTTAGTTTATTTCTAACTTCGTTGTCTAAATTAAACATTAAATTATTTCGTTGATTATACACATCTTCTGACGTAATGTCTAACTCATCTAATAATTTACGTTCAACTTCTTGACACTCTTTCATAATACCCCTGTATAATATTTCACGTTGCCAAACGTATGCGGGGTTATTAAAATCTTCCCAAAACTTTTTGGAAGCAGACGAACAAATGTAGCCATCATCTTCCGTACCTTTGTGGAATCCTATATAAATTTTATTCAGCGTTTTGTTAGTCCAACGATATACAAATGAGTCCATAACTTTTATCCTACAAAGTTATTTATCATTTTGTGGCATCAGCCCAGCATCTGGGTGGTGGGTTTTTTCCAATCAAACATTTATTTTACTCCATACTCTTTCATGAACATAGTATAAGACTATCTTGGTAACTACTTCTGTGGCGGCTATGCCGGTAGCCAACAGTGGTTCCCCTGTGATGAACCAGCTGATGATGAAAGTGTCAACAGTACCAGTTACACGCCAGCTAATGGCTTTAAGCAGTGATCTTCGCTGTGACTCTGCCATTTAACCCCCACGACGCATATAGGCAGCCACTACTTTGGCTAGCTGCTCGTGTGTATCGTCAAACCAATTGGCGACATGGTAGTCGTAGTTGGCCGGGATTTCAAAAATTTTATTGGTATCTTCAAAACGACCAGACTTGATGGTGTCCATCCAGACGGTGTAGTCAGGTGCAAACTCCAGACGAGCTTTCTCTGTAGGGCAAACGAAATCTGCCACTGCAATCTTTCCTGCTTTCACGACACCGTCGGCAAGATATCTCATACGTTGTGCCTGTCGAATACGCCCCTCGGGTGTAAAATCCCAGTCGTTGTATTCTTCACGAACCTGATCGGCATTCAGCCAGACTCCACCAATTAGTTCTGAAAAAGGTTTTGCCAGTGTGCTCTTGCCGCTGCCGGGTAATCCAAAAATAAGAATTTTCATAATTAGTAATAATATAACATATATGTCAGTATAGTCAATTCATTTTACAAACTACATTGACTAACTTGGTGCCCCTGATCGCAAATCTTCGATCACGGACTTTAGCTAGAGTCTGCCTGGCCAACGATTCCAATTCGCCATAATTTTCAATTAATAATTGCTTATCCGGGGCCTTGTCAACCCAGTGTAATTCTTCAACAAACATAGGGTGATCGGGGAAAAGGTCGCGCCTGCGATCAATGTCAAATTGCGGATTAAACGAAATTCGGTTAAAGTCAGACTCATGATTAAAAGTTAGACCTTCGTAAAACAACACCTGACTATATCTAAAACTGTGCACATTGTGAGTTATGTCATGAATCATACTAACCACATAATGTAATTGATCTATAAAAAATTCTGGATCAATTTTAAATGGAGTTTGTACTTCTCGATACTTTATCCATTCTTTATTTAGGCGACTTGTGGATAGGCTGATAGCAGTTTTAAAAAGATCGCGCCGTATTAGTACAATAGTATCCCAGCTGATACTGTTAAACTCATCTTTAAGATGATATTGGTTAATATTATCAAAATGATTTATGTGATTTTTTATCACCAAATCTGTGGTGTTTTTACATTGCTGTATTTTTTGCTGTATTATTTCAATTTTACGGACGTCTGGCATAGTTTGACGATACCTAGCATTAAAATTAAAGGGTTCGTTAAACATGTCCACTGGTTGCGCAGGGGCGACTGCATTTCTTAGAACTCCATAAAGATAGGTACTACCAGATCGCGGGAGTGACAGTAACTGAATTTTCATATGTTGCTCCGCGGACCATATTTTTCAATGGCCTGACGTCTGAATTGAGAATTATTAGACCAGTGTACACGGTATTTGTTGAACTCGGGATCTGAAATATGCATTAGCCAATTTTCATGATGTGGGTGAGTGGCCATCCAGATAGCTTCGTGCTCAAACTGTGGCCTGGGCCAGGTGCCCCAGTCACTGATGCGTGTAAATTGCACATGCTGATAGCTGGGACTTATTTCCGCTATAAGTTTACAGAAGGGCAGTAGTTCCGCAGAGTTGCTAAACTGTACTACGTAATCATAGAAAAGTCGAATACCAAGTTCTTTAGCCAATGGATCCAGATGCCGGACATTTTCCAGCAACGTGGGCCAGTGTCCGCCGCGACGTATTAGGTTGTATGTTTTTTCAGTGGCGGCGTCGAAACTAATGTTTATAGCAGTTATGTTTCGGTGTATGCGGTGTAGTTGCCCCCAGATTTTAGGAGTTAACATCACCCCATTGGTCTTAAGAACTATTTTTATATTTGGACGCTCAGTTAAATCTAGCCCCAGTAGACGTTCTCGAAAAACCTTGCTACCAAAAGGATCGCCACTGCCAGTGATATGTATAGTCAAGTCAATATCCAGAGGCTGTGCCAGTATTTCATCCCAGATTTTGTCGTCTAGACGTTTTCTCCTTTCGTATTCAGGACCATCAGCATGCAGTACTTTTCCAATCCTGCAGCTAGGACAAGAAAGATTACAACTTTCATCAGTACTGAAAATAATATGTTTAGGGAAACCAGTGGGGTCAACTGTCCAGCGTTGCGATTGATCAATAGTAGACAATTCCGGTAATATATTAGATTGAATATCCGGACACAGTGGTACATTACAGTATTTGTAGGAACCGTCAAAAATTGAACGCCTTATCATCTTGGCACGTACGCCGTTCCAGATTGATGATATACTATCCACGGAAACGTCGCCAACAGAGTAGGGCAACCAGGTTGGACAACACATAAAGGCTCGACCGTGTCCATTAAACTCCAGCCAGGTAAAGGGCTTGTCACAATACTTACCAGCCGGAGATATATGATGCTCGGTACTGTTAAAATTACGTTTTCTAGTATGAACACTACCCCAGAATCTGCTGTTCAGTATTTCATTGTCATCAACAAATGGCTTTGCTGTGATGTGGTCTAATTTTTGTTTTGGTTTTTGCTCGGACACATTAACCTCGGAATTTTTCTATTGCAATTTTTCTAAACTGCGCATTATTTGCCCAGTTAATGCGATATTTATCAAACTCTGGATTGGCAATATGCTGCAACCAGGCCTGATGATCGGGATGTGACTCCATCCAGACTGCCTGACGCTCGAATTCCTGTGTGGGCCAGGTCCCCCAGTCACTGATACGTGTAAAATGTAGGAGATAATAATTTGGACTAATTTCATTAATTAGTTTACAAAAATCCAGCATTTCAGTTGCATTAGCAGCCTGAACTACATAATCATAGAATAATTGTATACCGTTGTCGCGTGCTATTGGGTCCAGAGCTCGCATATTTTCAATTAATGTATTCCAATCACCACCGCGACGTGTTATGTTATAGGTTTGTTCAGTGCCGGCATCAAAACTAATGTGTATATTTTTTATGTTTCGATGTATACGATGTAATTGTTCCCAGATTTTTGGCGTCAGCATTACACCATTGGTTTTAAAATGGAAGCGCATGTTTGGGCGCTCTGTGGCGTCTAGACTGAGGAGGCGCTCACGAAATATTTTACTACCAAAAGGGTCACCGCTGCCAGTAATGTGTATATTAATGTCTATGTCCTTGGGTCTTGCCATTATTTCAGACCAAATTTTATCGTCTAATAATTGACGATGGTCGTAATCAGGACCAGAACTATGCAGAATTTTGCTGGTACGGCAACTGGGGCAACTTAAATTGCAGCTCTCGTCAGTGCTAAAATTTATATTTTTCGGAAACCCAGTCTGGTCAACTATCCAACGATCAGCGGCCGGTATTTCATTTAAGTCTTTCAGATACCCAGCCTGTATATCAGGACACAGCGGTTTGTTACAATACTTAAAAGATCCATCGTAGATAGACTCTCTGATTTTAATCACACGTTCGCTGTTCCATATTTCAGAAATGGTGTTTTCAAATACATTACCCACAGGATAAGGTAGCCAGGTAGGGCAGCACATGAACACACGACCGTCGATCTGTATTTCAAACCAGGTAAATGGTTTAGCACAATATTTACCGGTGGTGCTGGCCACTCGCTCGTTGGCACCAAAGTTTTTGGTGCGGTCCCAGACTTCACCCCAGTAGTCATCCTTCTTGAATGATGTTTCCTGTACAAAAGGCCTGGCAGTTACATGATTGGCAGTTTTTTTATTCGTTGTCATTAATCTGAAGTCACTACGTTGACTTTATATTTTTCTACCCAGCGGTTGGCGTCGGCTTCGTCATCAACCATGGGTTCGCCTTTGATATTTAAACTGGTATTCAGCAGTATTGGGCACCCAGTACGATCTTCCCAGAGTGTTAGTAGTCTGTATAAATCAGGGTGTTGTTGTTCAGTGACAGTCTGGACCCTGCTAGTGCCATCCAAGTGAGTTATTGCAGGGTACAGGTCCGGACGACGGCAACGACCCACGAACTGCATGTAGGGGCTGGCGTTGCATCCTGCAGGCATTTCAAAATGTTGGTGTAGATTTTCCTGTTTGATCACTGGTGCAAATGGACGGAAGGCTTGACGCTTCTTAATGGCATTAACTTTATCCTTCATTTCCTGGCCGCGGGGATCGGCAATGAGACTTCTATTGCCCAGGGCCCTGGGCCCAAATTCTGCCGCGCCGCTGGCAATGCCCACAATACCAGTATCAAGCAATTCCGTTAATGCACTGTTAACTGGATACTTTCCAGCAATACTGTAGCCAAGATAGGGGGTAACATACTCTATTTTGGTTTTGATATGGTTCAACACTGCCCCCACACTGCTGCCAGCGTCGCCGGGATTGGGCATGATCCAGACATTTTCAAAATATTTGTAGGCTAGGCCGTTGGCAACACAATTAAGTGCACAGCCGCCCATTAATACTAAATTGCGCTGACCTGTCAATTCCTGTGTGGTTTTAACTAGATGCTCAAATATTTTTTCATAGACTGCCTGAGTTCCGGCTGCAATATCTGCAAGATCTTGAAATTCTGTTAATTCAGGGCGCCACCATCTACAGCCGCGATGGAGGTTGTATTTTAATTTTATTTTTAGACTTCCCGGCGTCAGTGGATGAAAGAAGTCTTCAAATATATCTGTGACAAATCGTTCCGGGTCGCCTGCGGCCGCCATGCCCATGAGTATATATTCTTCTTCGTTGGGTTTTAGACCAATACGTTGTGTCATGGCACTGTACCAGAGGCCGACACTGTCGGGGTAATTCTGACTAAATCGTTTAACCATACTGGTGCCCTGGCCAGTCCACATTGTCAGTGATTCCCATTCACCAATACTGTCAATTACCAGTATTGCACCTTCTTGAAACGGCGCAGTATACCAGCCGGCCGCAGCATGACTAGCATGATGCCGATGCTGGGTTAAATGTGCGCTGACACCAAAAGCATCCAGTGTTTCTGCAGGGGTTATGTTATCTATCACGCTGGACCACTGCCCGGCATACAGTTGTCGTGTTCGTTTTAGCCAGTCAGTTTCATACCAGTGCACTTCTTCAGGCTCACCAAATTCCAGTGCCTGAGATAATATTTTTTTATTTAAAAAAGGGTCGTTTTTCGCCCCACTAGAACGTTCACTGTGCGCTGCAAATAATATTCGGTCACCGTCAAGAACTGCCACACTGGCATCATGACTGTTCGCAGTTATTCCCCATCTAATCATTGATCTATACCTTTTTTATATTTTAACATAATTTTATGATATTTGCTATAACGGTCAGCAATTAATTTATATACGTCGGGTGCGTAATCGGCAACTGATATGCCACGAGCAATATCGCGCTTGAGTAAAAATATTGTTAAGTTATTCCAGTCTTGCTCTGATGGCACCGGCAGGTCTAATTCCAGTTGATCTATGATATTGGAAAGTCTGCTGGATTTTATTAATTCTTCTGAAAATACAGCACGAACCCTGGAGACAATGGCGGCACGCTCAGTGGCATCGATATACTTTAGATCAAATGGGCCACGGCCGTAGCCAGTTATAACATTATTGAAACTGAATCTAACAAAATCATAAGATTCATATTGTTTTATAAACCCTATAAAATCTGGAAGTCGGTGTACATTTAATATCTGTATTACAGAATGTATTGCAATTCGTAGACTATTGGGTTTAATTTTATTTTTTTCAGCGGCTATTTCTACTAATCGCTCAAAATTAGTTCGCCATTGTTCAAAATTTAAAGGGTATCTTATATACTCTACAGTTTTACCGAAACCATCCAGACTGCACACAACATCAACGCTGTCAAATTCAGTTATAATTCGCCTAAAGTTTTCATTTAAATTTGTTAGATTGGTGACAAACATCAGATAACCCGCGGTATTATTGGCATCAATTAATTTGTTTAATAAATTATAATATTCTGGGATCACGGTGGGCTCACCACCCAAAAGTGTAAGACTAAGTGGTTTAGTGGACACGATGCTTTCCTGCAGGCCCTGAAACCAACTAGTGGACATTTTCAAAGGCATTGGTTCTGCCGCTAGGCGATCATGAACAATTGTACCAGTATTGTCGGCATTTAACGAAAACAAATCCTGGTTTTCTAAAATTTCGCGAGAAATTAAGTGGCTGCTTCCCGGGCCACACATCAGACACTTTAAATTACATAGATTACTGGATCTTAGATCATAACTGACTGGAAAGTTTTCACTGTTTCCGGTCGCAACATTTACATCAGGAAATATATCACTATAACGCTGATTGTAGGTCTGTCGGTCTGACACGCTACCCAGTTGTTCAGTTCGATAACATATTTCACAGCCAGGGATTGGTTTCCCGTCTATCATAGACTGTCTGACTTTTTGGTATTTTTCCGATTGCCAGATTTCGGAAAAGGTCGACTGATTCAAAGACCCCATGGGAGTTTCATTCAGACAACAAAGTCTAAATGAATTATTATTGTCCACCATGGCATGCGTAAATGCCGCATAGCAGAAATGTTGGGTAATCATTGAGTTGTTGTGCATTCTGTAGTGTCAGTGTTGTACGCCAGTAATTGATATATTTTTGAACATGGTTGCTACTTTCAAATGCCAGGAGTAATCTGGATAAAATTCGTTACTTGATCTTGGACCGACCCAGTGCTGCGTTTCTTCTACTGAAATCTGATGCAGTCGTATATTGTGTCGCCGGCATGCCAATTCCATCATAACTTTATTTTTTTCATAATTATAACGATCATTTGCAACAGTTGATATTACTTTCATTGAGTTGAGCCACTCATATGATTTATAATGACTGTCAGTAACTGCCTCAGGAAAATAAGGTATAATTTTTTTTGAATCATCTACATATTCTCGTCTTGAGTAGTGGGTCCACAGCACGTATACATTTTGAATTTTCGGGAATCGATTTATGTATTGAATTGCTAATCTGACTATGAAATCATTACTAACGCCTTCTTGACCTAGATTATATAACCCTAATATTGACGGCCAGTCTTGCTGATCTTCAACCCCAACACCGTATGTATACCCGCAACCGATTGCCAAATCACTACCTAGTCGATCAGGATATCTAACAGGGTAATATAAATTATTTTCATTAAATTTTTCTTTAAAAAACATCAATAACTCCAAAATTAATTATTATGCGCACGTTTCATATTAATAAACATGTCAGCAACATGACGATGCCAGTGATGGTCTGGGTGTGATCCGTCGCTACCAACACCAAATTTAAAAGGATCTGTGTTTATTATTTCTAGCTGAAATAAATTTATATTGTGTACTTTACATATACTTTCTACTATAAATTTATTTTTTAATATGTTATATTCATCGTAATTTTTATTTTGTAATACCATGAACGCCAGTTTCATACCTGTGTCAATCTGTCTTGGTGATTCAGCTAAATTTGGATAAAAAGTACAAAATTCATTTGAATTAGTATCAATATACTCACGTCTTGGTCGATGTGTCCATAATATATATACATTTTTGACATCATTAAATCTGTTAATGTAATGCACTAAACGTCGCATAATGCTATCGTTACTAGATCCACCTTGACCTAGGTTAAATGTATTCAAGAGAGACGGCCAGGCCTGATCAGGATCAACACCATCCCCGTAAGTATAGCTACAGCCAACAGCAACGTCTAGTCCCAGAAGTTCTGGTTGACCACGTGTTTTCTTGAAATCATCTAGCTGAAACTCATTTTCAAAATACATGTAACATATCTCCGTGAATTATTTTCTGTAACTCTTTATAGATTTCTAAATTTCCCTGATCGGTTAGATGATTTATTTTACCACGATAACTACGGAAAAAATCTCCAAAATCAACAAAATTATATTTCGCAGCCATGTCTGAAAAAAATGTAATGTGTATGCTATTTTTTACTGACTGACAATCTGAAACTACTTTTGAATACATATACTCAAAATAATCGTCGTCCCAGATTTGTTCAAGTACGTTAATAAATTTGCGTTCGTTTTTAGTAAACACATCATTGAACAAGAGATCACACCATGGATGTGATTCAAGTCGTCGACTTGATAACGTTCGGTCTGAATCTTTGAGAAATACTCTGCTCTGATGCGTGTGACAGAATATTACAACATCAGTTTCCAAAATATTGTGGCGTTGTTCTAGATAATTTCTATAGATTCTATATTCGGAACTACCACGTAGTCCCAGTGTTTTACTTTGTATTAATCCAGGCCAGCCACGTGGGTCAGCACTAAAACTGTCACCAAAAATCCAGATCATAATTTTGTTAAAATATATTGGGCCCACTCAGTGTGTACCCGGTCGTTAAAATGAATATTATCCATGGATCCGTCGGATAATTTACTGTACTTATCATCAAAAGGTAGAGCACGTGCAAAGTCGGTGTATATTTCCCGATCGGCAATATCTCTACTCTTTACCATGTCGATTAGTTGAAGTATTATCTGAATGGAAGTTTCAGGAAACCTAAAAATGTGATCAAAAAATATAAATTTTTTGCAATCAAGTTTATCAATGATGTCAAATATCGAATTAATATGTATTAGATAGTGCAACAACTGGTCTACGGGCGTGTTTACAAATGTTTTATATAATTTTAAACCGTAGACAAAATCACTGTCGGGTTCTCTATCCAATAATGTCATCGCATTGTAGTGGTACAATCTATCATCATACCTGGCATCATAGTGTAATGTATGCATGTAATGTGGCTGCAATTGAATTAATACAGCGTCATCAGTACTAATATGTCTGGCATTTAATTGCAGTGTCATTAATAAATGTTCGGTACTGGAGCCGGCACGTGCCAGTTCAACATGTTTTGTTCCTAGACGTTCTGATATTATTTTCGAGTAGCTGGTGTTGGCACCGTAACCAGCAGCATGGCTTGCGCCAAAATTATACAGACTTTTCATACTTTAATTTTATTTGTTGATCAATATAGTTAGCCCACTGGGCGTGCACATCTTCATTATAGTGGGCCGCGTCCAGAGAGCCGTCGGAATTTCTGGCATATATATCACATGATGTTAGAGCTTTAGCAAATTCCTCTAGAGTTAATGCGTTCAAAGTCGACTCGACTTCGGTGATAATATTGTTGTATAGCTGCGCAACTGGCTCAGCTGCCTGATTCAAATCCGGCAGCGGCTGATCAAAGAACGCAAATACTCTGCAGGGCAATTCTCGAATTCGAGCAATCACAGAATTTAGATAGACTAGGTAGTGTAGCCACTGATCTTCCGGCGTGTTTACAAATGTCTTATAGGCTTTAAGAGCATATATAAAATCATCTTCCTGTTGCGAATCCAATTCTGTCATTGAACGATAACTGTAGAAATAATAACGATAATTTTCATGCCCGACAATATCACTTCGCGGGTCAATGTGTATACTAGTGTGTGGTGTGGGACTTAGTTGGATCAGCACAATATCTTCTTGCTTTATTCTATAGTCGTGCAATTGCATTAACATCAATAAATGCTCCGGGCTGCAGCCAGCGTGACCATGATCTATCCAGTCAGCTGAATATTGCTGTGCTAGAATTTTACTGTAACTGGTACTACAGTTCCAGCCAATGCTGTGGCTGGAACCAAAATTGTATAAACTAGTCATATAAATATTTATATCATGAAAAACTTACTTAAAAAAATAATAGATCTGATACTACAGCCGCTGCGCGAACGACGTAGAAAAAAGCTGCTCAGACAAAAAATCGAGCAGCTTAAAAAACAAGATCCCTTTATTTACGATTAATTATTCGTTGACGGCAACCGTCTTGTTGTTGCTCTGCCAGCCAGCCAGTTCTTCCATGGCAGCTACTACTTCTTGTTGACGTGATTTCCAGGTATACTCATAGACCTGGCTAACTGTGGTGTTTAATTGTTCATCACAGAAACCAATTTCATAGATATCGTCATATTCCGACAACTTGGCGTCAATTTCACGCCAATCCGATCCAAGATGTTGATTATCATTGACATCTACTTTAGCCAATACACCAATACCCAGAGCCAGTCTTTTATCCATGGGGTCGAATCCATTGGCCAATAACCAATTTAAGTAGTCTCCACGAATGCGATTAGCCGGGGGTGAGTTTGGATCGTTGTCTACGAGACACAGAATACTCTCACCCACCATCCACTGAATTCCACTGATGTTTTCATCATGTATACAGTCGTCATTATCATTAAAAACTTCAATATGTTGTTTACCCAGCTGGCTATAGTAGGCTGTCAGCATGCCCCATTGGGGATATTGATCAACGAAACACTCGTAGTGCTCGTCCTCCAGTGGGTACATTTTACCCTTGGGCTCATAGCTACCTGTGGGTCTTGGTCCATTAAAGTTAACGTACACACACTTTCCACCTAGCCCATCGCGAAGGTACTTGACTGTTGCTTCAATTTCGTGTACTAAGAAATTTAATTGTGTTACATAGTAGCGACTAAGATCAGTCCCGGGTTTATTGTACCAATCACTGGTTTTGCCGACCTGTCCGATTAATAATTCAAAGTGATGGTGCAGGTCGTTCATAATATCACGGAACTCTGGGCCGCGAACCCTTTCTTCAGTGACCACAGTATCAATATGCGGATACCCATATGGACCATAATGGCGATTAACTTCGGCAATGGCGATATTTAATTCGTCGCATTGTACCTTCAAGTTACGTGTATAAGCTGTATCGTCCCAGGATTTTTGCCAGCCCTGGAAACAGAACATCTTGTTGATGCCTTTGCTCTGCGACACATTATCGGGATTTAAGAAGTTTTCCTTCAGTGTCTTTGCCCAGAATTGGCTCAGCGCATGCCCTGTGGGGGTCAGGAACAGTTTTGCGTGTGGTTTAGATGCGTTGTCGGCATCCCTGAATGTTATAAAGAATTTTTCGCTCATTTTTTAGTTACCTTTCTGTTTTCGTTAATATTTAAAATATCTGATTTTAAATTCGTTACTATTTCTAAAAATTTCTTCTGAATTTCATCGAAGTTTGATATTGATTCAGTATAGGGGATACTACGTTGTATATTAATCTGCCGCGGATCAATATCAATGTGTCCAGTTACATTAAACAGTTGCTTCAGATCCAGCTGATGGTCTCCGGTTAAATCGTCGTAATTAATAACGATATCGCAATCTGGCCAGTCATGTAACATTAATAAATATTTCCATTGTGTCAACACTGCTAGTTCAAAAATATCAATGGGTATTACTACACCGCGTGGTTGTGCATCAGCATCAAAATACGTATATTTTTTAGTTGTTTGTGATAAAGATAGACTGGTACTAAGACCAAATAAATCATACCGTATAAGTTTGATTACATAAAAATTTTTGTATATCGTTCTAAAAGGAAACGGTTGATTAAAAAATTTAGACCAGTCAGCATAGTGTCCAATATGGTCCTTTATTAAGAATTTTTCATTATTGGGTATACTCTGAATCCTAGCAGACAGTTGAATATATTCTTCCTTGGCTTGTTTCCTAGAAATTTCACGAGTCCCCCAGCAGCGACGATCGATATCACCGTAGGGTTCAATTAATGTATTTCCATCATTGAGTTGCATACAACTACGAAGTAGCTGGCGAAGATAGGTAGTCCCTCCGCGGGCTAATCCCAGTAGCAAAACTCTTTCAGGAAAGCTCATAGACTGTTACTCTTCTCTAATAATTTCAGATCTGGTAAATTTATACTGTGAACACAATACAAAATAATCTTCTTCAGTCCAGCTATCATGCTCATCACTGACAACTCCCAGCTGTGGTTGCAGGCAGTATCTAATTTCAGGATTTTTATAGTCGACATAATCTTGAAGTTTGTTATTTTCAACAAACCGGTCTATGCTGGTTTCCATTATTCGATTACGTTCATCAGCGTCCTGCTGTGATGTAGTCATGCTTGCACCCATGGCCACCACCAGCATTGCTTCACCACCCACCAGTGTCTGCGGACGTATCATATGGTCAGTGACCACCTGAACGTCGTTATCAGTGACACAGTGCAGTAGATGTTTCCCCACTGTATTATAACCTAGAATTAATTGTGCACGTTTTTGATCTGGATGATAGGTGTATTTCCAATACTCCCGCAGTTCCGCCGTCACTGGATTTCTTAAATGTTCGTCCTGACATCCAAAATTAATAATGTAGTAGCTCTGACGATTTGCACGTACTTGCTCGGGCTGATCCTGCCACTTTAAAATGTTTTCCAGTGTATGCACATAGTGATTAATTTTAGCAAAGGCATTGGCCACTGGTTTTATTTCGTCGGGATAACCTGACTGATATTTGGAATCTAGATACTTTTCCTGTACTTCATGAAAATTTTCATGTAATCGATTTAATAATTCCTGATCAATGTCGTCGACATTTTTTGGCCAATATAGATCAGATTTCAGCTGCTTGGCAACCTGTACATGATCGTAGAGTATTTTATTTACTTCATATTTGTTGTCGAATGCAGGAAATACACCGTGTGGTGTATGAGATTCTACACTGGTGTTAGGCTCGGCTAATTTTTTTTCAATGACATCGACCCAGCTATGTGTAACTGGGTTATCAAATAGATTAAACGTTAGTGTCTGAGTCGCTGGCATCAGGCCCGACTGTTTGTTCAACTGCCAGTGTGTTCTGTACTTGATCATCTTGTTTTACCTTTTCTATTATAGTTCTATGCTGTACTGGAAATAATTTTTCATGCTCGATGCGGCAAAGGTCATAAAATCCAGTGTATTCAGGAAATGTTTTTAGGAAATCTTTTTTGCGGCGTCGATCGTACTCTTCTACAAATTTATAAAATTGTGCTCGAGCATATGCGATGGTTTTATTTTGATGTGTGCCATCTGGATATACCTGCACTGATTTGTTGATACAATCCGAAACATTGCGTTTCAATTTCATGCATTCGTAATCTTCAAATCTACTAGTACCAAAATATTCAGCACTGGAGAGATTACTATACATAAAATCCAGCGCTGGTATCAGGTAGTCGTTTATCTGCTCATGTGTACACATGGCAACATCTAGAAAGGCAGGGTGTCTTAGGTAGGGGATATCAACGCCCACGCGACTATGAACTGCATTTGATCCCGGAACTACCCTATCCTGGTAGGGCAACTCTCCCTGCTCATGACGTGAAAATCCCAGATCTTCAAACCACTTGAACAGCCCATGATAGCTGTAACGGCGCTTGAGATCCAAAATCCAGGTCAGCAATTCCTGATAGGTACTGGCACTGAGTATGTTAAAAGTGGACATTATCACTACCCGAGTATTTCTAGTTTCAGTCAAAAAATACTCGATGTTTTTTGTAAACATATTCCAGTCCATGCCGTCGCGAATATACTCAGCACGCTCACCAGTGGCTTCAGCACTTGTGTACAGATCAAATTTTTTAACGCAGTTATTTTCAACCAGGCGTTTTACTTTCTTGACAAATGTCTCCCAGATATCTCCCGGCGGACAGGCATTGGAATTTATTGCTAGTTCGAGGTTGGGGTTGGGGTTGGCCAATAGAAAATCCATGACCCTGAATGTGTCCTTGATCAGCAGTGGTTCACCGCCGGTGATGCGAAACACCTGCATATGTTTGTATGCATCGGGGAACCAACGCCAGAATGCTTCGATATAAGGATTATGTTCGTTGTTGTTGTAGTGTTTTTCGGATTCCTGTACAGCGTTATACTCCTGATATATTACTTTGTAGGGACCTGACTTGCTGATGTCCTGTTCCCACTTACTACTAAATGCTGGACCGCAGTACGAGCATGCAAAGTTGCAGGTCCTGCCAAAACTTACTTCAACATAGGCTGGATAATGATCTTCTTCGCCGGTGTAATTAACAATCTGATCATAGTAGTCGCTGCTGAATTCACTGAGACTTTTTAGAACTCGGTCACTGAATTCGTTGTTGTCTTCCACACGCCAGCAAAAATCACATTCCGACGGGCGTTGACCTGACAGCATTAATTTACGCTGATATTTTTTATATTTTGTATTATGTAGAGCACCGGGATTTTCAGCGAGTTCTTCCAGTGGTATTTTGTGTGCCCCGGGATGATGACAACTATGTGTTAGACCGTTGCCTAGATGCATGGTCACCTGTGACCACTTGGCTAGGCAGAATCCTGGCCCAGTTTCATTCAACAAATTACGTATTTGTTGCCGATTAGCCAAAGACATGTTTAGTTGGCCATTAGCGTTGCGTTCCCAGACGTTATCAGCAAATTTTTTCTTAGTCATATACTATTATATATTACTTTTGCAGGGATAACCATTTTTCTTTGGCTTCTTTGCACATTTGATAGAATTCGGCCATTTCTGGAAATGTTTCAGAGAAATTTGTTCCGTTACGCTGATCTAGTATATTAACATAATCATAGAACTGCCCACGTAGTTGGTTGATGTCGTCGCGCTCAATGTCTGTGGGGTTTTTTACTGGCTGGTTAAAATACATACGATGCATGACAATGCGTCTAAGTTTATCAATTTCATAGCCTTCAAATCCCATGTGATAACGCCAATTGGGTTCACTCTGATTGTCCGACATGAAGTCCAAGCTAGGCAGCATATAGTTGTAGACTAGATCATGAGACGAGATGTGAGCGTCCAATACTTTGGGGTGACGTAAATAAGGTACATCAATGGCCACGACACTGCTGTGTTTGGAATTTTTATAGCGCAACTCATTGTTGTCAACGTCAGGACGTGTGCGCCATCCAAGATCTTCTAGTTTATATACACTGGGGTTGGCGTTGTATTTTTTACGCAGTGCCAGTTGCCACTCTAGGAGTTGCTTGAAGGATGTAACACTAAAAATATTATATGTGCTCATGATCACACATCTAATATTTCCCAGTGACACTAGTTGTTCATATCTAGTCTTAAATAATTCAAAATCCAGGCCTGGTCTTGCATACTCGGCACGTTTGCCCCAGCCGTCTACACTAGTGTATATCGTAATGTTATTAACGTTGTCAGAGTCCTTGATCGCAGTTATTTTGGTTAGAAACTGCTGCCATAATTTTTCCGGCACTCCTAGGTTAGTATTGATGTGAAATTCCAGATCGGGATTCGGATTTTCGGAAATCCAGTCAATAACCCTAAAGGTTTCTTTACTCAACAGTGGTTCCCCGCCGGTGATGCGGAATACTTTAAGATGCGGGTACGCTTCTGGCCACCAACGCCAGAATGCATCCACGTAGGGGTTAAATTCGTTATTTTTATAATTTAACGATTCTAGATTCTTCTGCCAGCCCTGAATCCATGTCTCATGCGGGGTTTCAGCAAATACCTTGATGGGACCATGCGTTTTTAAATCATCAACCCACTGGCTGCTGGATTCGGGACCACAATATGTACATTTAAAATTGCAGACATTACTAAAACTCACTTCTAGGTAGCTAGGGTATACATTCTCATCACCAGTTAATTTGGCGATATTGTCATGCTCTGGCAGTGCCCAATATTCCATACTCTTATAATGGCGATCACTGAAATTACCATTGTCTTCCACACGCCAGCAATAATCACACTCTGCGGGGCGCCCCCCGGACAACATAGTTTTTCGTTGCTGCTTTTTGAATTCTGTGTTATGCAGTGCACTTACGTTGTTTTTTAACTCTTCTAATGGAATCTTATGTGTAGTGGGGTGATGACAACTATGTGTCATACCAGTCCCAAGATGTACAGTGACCTGTTTCCATTTGGCCAGGCAGAAACCCGGCCCGGTGCTATCTAGAAGTTGTTTAGTCAGACCCGCATTATAATCATTCATACGAATCTGCTGTTTACCATCGTCGGGATTACGGTCCCAATTTAAATTTCCTAGTTCCATTTAATATATTAGATTTCGTTGGTTACATCAGATTCTCGTGCCATGGGTCTTACACGTGCTGGATTGACATATGTTTCTTTGAAGAAACGGCTGGCTTTATCATCCAAGTCAGCAATCTCCAGTCCAAGTTGATCCTGAAGTATTTTACCTAGTCGTAGAGTTTCTGTTTGTAATTTTTCTAGATTGTAACGATAGCCAGTTCTCGGGCACAAAACACCATTTTCATCAGCAAACTGTGGTGCTACAGTGGAATTCCAGAAATCAGTATGCCACTTAAAATCTCGAACGTTGCGCCAGTCCCAGGAATTTCTGTCCAAGTTAGTCATATAACAGCCAAGTCTCGCACCATATATGGCCCAGAGTCCGTTAGCGGCATCTGCACCCACCGACATCCACACTAACATGCGCTGATAATTTTTGCGATGTAATTTTTTAAGCGCATACTTGTCTACAACATCACCGTCGTCCAGACTCATTTTACATCCTTCACGGAATCCAGCACGGTACGCTTGATAGGGACTGCCATTATTATGCACGTCGCAATACATGTTGTTCATCTGCACATAGTTAATGTTCCAACAAAAGTCAACCTGGGCACGCTTATCATTGGCCGGTGCTGCTTCATGTGTGCGCATGCCGTTGACCACATGTACTGGCCAGCATTTGATACCGCCGTTGCCGTAGACTAGTCCGTTAATAACGTTTTTACCGGCCCAGCTAATCACATCGTTTTCACCGATGCGATCCATGTCTACTTCCACTGAGAAGAAATCATCGTGCACGATATTATCAGCATCAATAGTGATAAATCTGCTGGTTTCACTTAATGCTGCGGCTGCTTTGTGTGCGGCATCACTGCCCCAGACGCCGTGACTGATATCACCATCGTTGGTGATGGTTACAGTTTTTTTAGTTTTTAATTCTTTAATGTCCAGCAGTATTTTACCGTAGTACTCGTCTGGAGTGTCTCCAACAACATATAACCAGATGGCATCTTCATACAACCCCAGATCTTCTAAATCAGTTTTGCTTAGACTAGTGGTGAATGTCAACTGGTCTGCAATCTGTGTCATTGTGATATGTGCACGTTCAAGATTGTGAACAGCATGTCGGTGCACATAACTTCTATTTTTAATCAGTGTTTGCTGGATAATATCCAGACTGTCGGGTACAATGTCGTAGTAGTAATTTTTAAAAATACGTCTGGTTAAAAATCCAATATCGCGAAGACTGATGTGCTTTTTTAAATCACTGATGTCGTATACCACATTACCCACAGTCAACAACTCAACCGGATCAACATTTATTTTTTCCAAAAAATAGTCGGGTGAATTATACTTTATGACATAAAGACCTAGATCAGTACTAGGACTCATCTCGATAGTTTTGTTAAATGTCATATTACTGAGTTTGCGGATACTTTCGCTGTTAATTTCTACCAGCATTTTGTTGTTCCCAGTATATACTTTTATACGTATATCCCAGTCATGACTATGTTTTTTAGTCAGAGTATGAAGTTTATTCTCACTGCTGCGTAGCCGGATTACATTCCCACGCTCAATCAGGCATAGAGAATTAGTATCGTTGTAAGTGACAATATAATCATTCTCATTTGCTTCACCGCGCAGTATAAGACCAGCCGCTGGACTGTCGGTTATTATAAATGGGTGGCCAATACTGTCGTACTCGGAACTGGTCACAGTTACAATTGAACCATCCCATTCATTATAGTATACAAAAAAATCACGAACTTTAGACGTCGATTTTACTAAAGTTAATCCTACTGTGGAGGTCATCTAAAATTTCTTCTTCTATAAAATTTTCACTATTATAACAAACTATTCCAGATAGTCTATGGTTATTAATTTTTAAATTACCACTATTATACCAGTTACTCAGATAATCAGTCCAGTCATTGGGTAGATCGTGATCATCCAATGTAATATTTTCTAGACTTACTAGTGTATAATCAATATTACCAAAAATTCTAGTTTCTTCACCAGCTAGTCTGATCGCAACGTTAATCAATAAGTTCCAGTCAAAATAATCTGGGCAAGATTCTGTAACTATAGTCGAGTATACTCGACGATGCTGCTGCATTACCGGATCCAGCATCTTAAAAAACTGGGCTGATCGCTCGGTTTTTTCAAAGAAAAACACATCAGTGTAAAATTCAGGAATGTTATTTTTTCGATGGACATTGAATTTGTATTTCAATGGACGTTGTTCGCCACGGAAATTTCTGACGACATGCGGGAATATTAAATCGTAAGTTTCACACTCGCTCCAGGCGCGCTCAATATCACTAAGAACTAGAACCTTATTATCTAAAAATAATGTGCGGTCAAACGGGCTACTCAAAAACATCTGCCAGATATTGATGTGTTCATCTTCGGTATGATCGCTGTTACCGAATGGTAGTTCGATGATCATGTCAAAAACGGATTCGTATTTTTTTGGTACTGACGTGAATTTATCAGTGATCAAGCAAAACTCGCGAGCGCTGTCGATTAGTTTGACACTGGCGCACAATGCAACTGCACGCTGAATTGATTCCGGTGTTATTGCCAGTGTAATGTATCCTTCAGACATTATATACACTTTCTAAAATTTTATCATAATGACGGTCAATGCTTCGTTTGTTCATGACGTGTAGATTTGACGATTTGTTTCGTACTAAAATGTTATTCCAGGCTTCGCGGCGATCGTTGGATAAGAACACCCAGTCATCTGCTGATTTAATTTCAACAATGTCGTCTTTCTGATCCATGTACTCCATTAAGTTGTCCAGTGGACGATGTATAATATCACCATGCACCATGCCATTCATAATATGCGATACAATGCTGACACAGTAGTCTGTCCTGAACATTTTACCAGGGAACCCGTATAAAAATTTATAAAAATCGTAATTGTCGGCAACGTGTGCCCAGAGGTCAAAGAACATATCACTGGTGTCACTGCGATCAAAGTACACTAGAGTACTCCACCACATGGGGATTCCGGCAGGATTTAAATATTGTTCGTAAAGATGTGGTGGATCACGACGAAGATCACACGCTCGATCATACATAGCTACATTTACGTCGGAATCAAACAGATAGTCCAGTTTGTCATTGCGCACAAAATAGTCAATGTCTAACAACAATGTTCGATCAAAAGGTGAATATTTATTGATTAGATGCTTGTTACTATTTTTAAACTGCGAATCAAATTTAGTCCAGGGACTGTCGTGATGTGTTCGTATATTATGACGATGTTCAACGTCGGCAATTACGACTTCATCAAAGGCCTGATCAATCAATTCACACGGTTGACTTTTTTCCAACCAAGCAAAATCACCATCGCTGGTAATCAAACAAGTATTGTTGTTCTTCATGAATTTTTTAACATGAAGTGCCGGCAACAAACTTAGTTTCACATAGTCGATCTGGTCGTTATTATATGCAAAGAAGCACACACCGTTGTTATTCATTACCAATCCATTAGTTTTTTAATGTTTCGTGCCTTGGACAATTTGTTGAATTCCACTGATAACTCATTCATTGCCATGTTATAGGTACTGATTAATAATTTTAGGAATTCTGCCAGATCATCAACTTGGACGGGGTTACCGCGAGTATCTTGAATAATACTAGAAGTTTCTCCACTGGAGATTAGCGTGTGTATAAAAGAAATTGTTGCTAGATCAGCAGTCCAGACACCTTCCTGATGCATGAATGTCTGAAGTGTACTGACACGTGCCTTTAGGGCTTTTTTCTGGTTTTCAATTGTGATGCGATAATTTGAAAACTCTAATGCTTTTGATAAACGATCATCCATTATAAATTACCTTTAAGAGTATTAACTACTACTTTAACGTATTTATATCAGGTTGTCAATCAATTTTTATAAAGAGTCAGTAAATGGTGATGTCTGACTGATCACTGGTCCAGTTACAGAATATTCAACATTATTTTTTGCTATGTAGTCGGGTTGGAATACACTCGGTACGTAGGTTAATGACCCACTCATAACGTAACTGCTATGCGTACTGTCATCTAGGACTAGTTTGATTTCTACTTGGTGTGACCCGCCGGTTGATGTCAATCTAGCATAAAATTGAACTCGCAAATCAGTGTAACCGCCATATCCGCCATATCCGCCATATCCGCCATATCCGCCGTATCCGCCATATCCGCCATATCCACCATATGAGCTACATACGCCCGAACCACTGGTGAAAATCAACTGCCATTCATTGGTTAAATGGTAGAACCCACAACCATTACTGATACCACCACACCCACTCTGGTAAACATTGTCGTGTGTCATACGTAATTTACCAATTGACGATATGGCGCGGTGCCAGGATATAAATCCCAGGTTATTGACGTTTCCAGTGATTTCAAGTTTCCATCGAATTTCACCACCGCTGTTGAAAAAATACCGGCCCTGGTTATAATCGTCGAAAGTATACGCGAATTCAGCAGTTAAAACTTCCTGCCAGGAATTATAAGTAGTATACGGTGTATGTGGTATTTCACTGCCAGCAACACATGTTAGATAGGTGTTATTTGCTATAATTGAGTTATTAATAACACTTTCAAGGAAATTCCCCTCGTTTACTGTGATAATCTGCCCAATGTCAACGTTAGTTAACTGACTGTCGTCACCGACGTGCTCGAGTATAATGTTTGTTCTGTCGATTAGTCCATTGGTGTATGCGCCTTCGACCAGTATACCGGCAGTAAGATTGTTGACAACTGAAGTGTTGCCATAGCCAAATCGATGCAGTGTTCTATTATAAATTACGACTCTAGTTGCAGCTGGAAGTGCCGTTGTAAACGTAATGGTCCCGGCGTTGTAGTCAATTATATATCCAACACCAACTGTTACTTGATCCCCAATCTGAATTACTATGAGATCACCAGTGACCGGTGCTGGAGACAACGTAAATGGGCCTGATCCTGGACTTATAATTGGGTAATCAGTTTCATGTATTACAAAAATAGCATTACAAAATGTAGCGTTATTAATGACGTAACTGACTTCACTAGTACCCTCATCGACAATACTGGTAAATTCAGCAAAATACTGACAATCTGAACGATTGTCAGCATACAGCTTGTTGACCACAGTTGCCAGGGTGTTGTAGTCTGCAGCCTGGATTAGTTGACCGGGTACAAGAGCCACGTTATCTTGCCCCTACAACTATTTCAATTAAACCTGGTTCTGTGTTGATTTTAGATTCAAGTGCGCGACCAATTACATGTTGATAGGACACTGCGTCATCAAAACTCACCGCACGAGCATGTCCGGGCATTTCTCCTGAAGTTACTAGACGGTCGCCCTTGCGCACTGTACCGACCACCTTGCAGGGTACTCGACCAGCTAGAGCAACATAAGGGTGTGTGTTATTGTCACCAGCCATGGAATTCAGCATCAGACCAGGTCTCGTACTGATCACACCAAATACACGATCGCAGAGATCATGATGACAAATTGTAATTTCTTTAGCACCACCAATCTCAACTACTGTTCCGTAGTCGTAGACTGCGTCGGCTTCGTAACGTTCGGCCAAGTCAGCATATTGCGCACTAGTAGCAGTACCGTTGAACAAAAATTCACTGCCGGAAACATTTAAGTTATAGCCGGCTTTGACGATTGGGAATAGGTCTTTGAGTAGTGTGACGCCGTCCAACGAATATTCAGCAGTGCCTCCACTGACATCGTAGTTTGGTACCCAGTCAGTGGTGTCGCTGCTGATAATACCAACTAAAATTCCATTAGCTGATACTTTTAGTACATTGTGTGTTACCAATGATGTATCTAAAACCTGAGCATGTATCACACTGTTATTTTTATTGGCCACCTGGAGGGGCAGCCACTCACCGGAAAAATATATATAAACCTTACCACCGGCACCGAACCCATCACTGTCCATCCAAAGTGTCCCTTCGGCGATCTCGTGTGTTGGCTCAGTTTCTGATACAATTAGTGTAGCAAGTGGTTTCCACACACCGCCGGCGCTGGCTCGATCATCGAAATAATTCAACACATTGTTGACGTTATCATACCACAGTTGACCCTCACTTGGGTTATCGGGCGATGCTGATCCTGCGAAATTTTCTAATAAATGCAACAGGTTTTCGGCAATAAGTTCACCATACCGAGCATAGTTTTTACCCACCAAAGTTATGTCGGTTTCAGTGTTGACTGTACCATCGGCCACTACTAGTGGTGCTTTTAATCCATCTGAATAATCTACTGTATATGGCATAATTATGATCCTGCTGTAATTCTTATAGTGTATATAACTTGAATTTTTCTATTGGCGCTCTTCTGAACTGGGTGAAAGATTACATGGCTGATAAATGTTCCAGCTTGTGTTCGCAGACCCAGTTCATCAAAAATATAATCGCCAGTCATATTTACTGATGTGTCCAGTGTTTCCTGATCGTTTGGTTCACTGTAATCAAGCGTACAAGTAATAACAATGTCGCTGTAGTGATTACCACCGGTGTGGTTGACCACCATGTTGTTTTCTGGATCAACACTGCTGAGATTGGCTACTACTTTAGCAAACGTTTCATTGTACAGTGTTCCGCTGGCGCTGGTTGTATTAGTTACCTTATAGTTAACTAACCCAGTTGCGTCAACATTGACACCGCCGTTGCCGAACACCATTTCTAAAATATGATAGTTTCTGTTGGGGCCTAAATTTAGGTTGGCCAACAGGTTGGCAATGGCAACACTGATGTTTTCATAGTTGATGGCATTGTGCTTGTTGACGAACACTTCACCGGATTCTGGATCCAGAATCTTGATGTGTCCTTCAACTGCTAGTCCGGCTTTTTCTTGTAATTGGCGCATATATCAAAAATCCTAATATACTTATTTATACATTTCGTAAACACTAGTTATTATGAGTTTCTTCTAATGAAGTCAGCATCGTAGTAGACGCTAGTGTTATCAGTCAAGCTCAAACCAGGGTCATTATACGCAGTTCTTAAATTATCAACATATGATCTTATATTGCTGTGTATTGGAATTCGATAAGACGGGCCTGACACATAGACAACAGATCCAGAATCGTGTGCTGCAGGACTAGTCCCACGTGCACCTCGACGACAATTTACTGCGGTATTGCCAACAAAGTGACTAAACTCGATTAACTCGGCGCCGATCCAGAATTCAGTTATATCTGATGCTACTACACTTGACAGATCTGCCAATGTTATTTCAGTGTCGACATCGGTGATTGGTACTGCCAGTTCCAGAGTTTCTCTGATAACGTCGCTATGCAATTCGCCAGTGGGATCTATAAACATTCGATAACGTACAGTATCATCAGTCACTGTTGAACCGCTGACGTTGGTGGTGACAGTTATGGCTACTGATTCATCGGCAGTAATTGGTGCCAATTCAGGATCGTTGTCCATGGCAGTGTGTGGGTTTAGAACCAGTCCAGTGGCATCATAAATCCAGTCGTAATCACCATCAGCAGTGGTGAACAGTGAATAATCTTCGTTGTCAGAGCTGGCCCAGTTAGCGCCACCATCGACAATCAGTCCGCCAAATTCATATTGCTCAAGGCGATTCAGACGAATGGTGACATCAAATGTATTTTCGCTACTGATGGAAATTCTTGGGTTTTCATCAGCAGTCCTTACAAATACTGAATCACGCAGTTTAGTATGGAAGGGTTTAACGCTGTTGATGTAGTCGATCAGTTCCTGCTCATGCTGAACTTGGTATAAACGCAGGCGGTGGTCTAGATCGTGTTCAACATAGGTCTTGATGTATGTTGATTTAAATATCCAGTCCACGTGGTCTTGTTCGCTTATGATATAGTTCATCATGGCGAACCAGAATTCAGTGTACATGTGGTTATACTGGCCAGTGAAAACGTCGTAATACAGCGTGTCAAGTACATCGTTAATTAATGCACCAGGATCCTGGTCCCAATTGGCGTAATCCCAGCTTCCATTATCCCAGCCGTAGCTATACTTTTCGTAGTTCCACATTAGGTCGTTGAACTGTATGGTTGCCTTTTCCTTGAACTGGATCTCCCAGGTACCATTTACATAACGATATACGTGGCGGCGGTTAATGCGATCAGCGTCAACACTGATTTTAACCAATGCCAATTCGCCTTCAACTGGCTCAACTAAATCTAATTCGTTACGTGTTATTACTACACGGTCAGGAACCGTGCCTATCTGATAGCCAGTAACTGGGTTTACCCAGTCAGCGTAGCTCCAGAATTTAGTAAAGTCATAGACGGTTTCACCGACTGTTCGCTGTTGTTTTAATAGGTTATCACCCCAGTCTGGGATAGTATCAACTAAGTTGATGTCTAATAATAATTTATTGATTTTTTCCAGCGCAACGCGGCGTGCAGAAAGTACATCACGTATCCAACTCTGACGAGGTCTGATCTGATTACCGTATCTTGAATAAGGATGCAGACGATTGTCGGGGACCGGATTCGGTGTAGTTAATCTGATCTGGAAATGTCCATATGGTATTGTATCATCAACCAATCCATCCTGATCTTCGACCACTGCATATACTCGCTGCCAGGACAGTGTTGATACATCTGGATTAGTTGTGGTATCACGCTTGGCTTTAAAATAATTTCCAGAAGTACTTCTAACATATGCGCCTGCAGGATAATTTACACCAATTTCATAATCGGAGCAGTCAACAACAGTTGAACTACGATCATACATGGCAATACTATCACGTAAACCTAGGTGTAGCCATTCTGAAATATGCAGTGCAGGATCATTTTCTGCCAGTAGTGCATACTCCTGGTGTAGTTCTGTACCAGTCGACTGGAAATTAATCTGCACCACGGCTGAGTCACTCAGTAAGTAATTCACCGGATTACTGATAACTACAGAATTTTCTCCTGTGGCGGCCACCCAGTTAATACCAGACCCAGTGGGGTCCAACAACATGTTTTCAATCTGTGTAGTTGTCAGTTGTCGATCAGGGTTGCCGGTTGTAGTCTTATTCTTGACCCAGAAATAGTAATAGGTTTCGTCACGACCAGTGGCAGCATCATAGGCAGTTTCTTCAGTCCAATAATACTGTACTTCTTCATATTGTCCAATTTTGTAATAGGCATCACCGGTTAACAACGAGCCGTCGACAACCGTTAGATCAATGACTGCCTGTGCATATTGATCTGGTGGTACTGTACTCTTAGTCCACTCGTAGACATCGACCGTACTGGTTGGGTACAACTGCCCCCAGTACTCTTGACGATACTCAGTAGTGCTCTGTTCATAATCTAGATAATATGCGTTGCTGGTATCCCACCACACCTTTCCGACGTATGTGTTGTCCCAGGCATTATTGTTGTTAACAGTGTAACGGACGTCGGTCGTACTGCTGTAAGTTGCAGGGTCAAATCCGTAGGTATAATTTATTTCACGCTCGACTGAACCCGGCAATATACCTTTAACTGGATCGTAAACTTCCAATTGAGCAAATTTTTCCTGCGTCACACCATCATAAATCACAGCATTCTTGATCGCGCGGTTATCAGCTTTAACGGTCTGACTTCTAATTAACTCGAAGTATTTTTGTCCTGTGTGGATGTTGGTTTTGGTGACATATACTCCACCAATGTTACTGCTGACACCGGAATTTCTAATGTCGTCGACATAAGCCAACATACCATCGCGCCAGCCCAGAACTCCATTGGTATACGAAACGGCAGTCAATGTCTGATTTAATTCACGAGTGCTGCTGAATCTAGTGGGTTTTACTGGCAATATTTTGCCGCCGTAACCCTTTTCTTCAATAAACACATCAATGTAGAAATGTGTTTCATTTTCCACGCCAATTACACGATGAATACCGTCAACGTTGGGTGTACTGGTGCTACCTAAAATCATGACATAGTCACCAATTTCAACATTATGGTCAGCGGATGTACTAACCATGGCGGCATCACTTAGTAGATTACCAGCACATATTTCAACGATACCCTGTTTAAAATCAAATACCTGATATACATTGTAGCCTGGTAGCGCATCTGAAGAAATATTAGTGGTTCCTAGGTTGTCAACTAACCAGACACTAAACTGCGCGGGATCTGTAATTGATATCCAATCATTGACATCAAACACATTTCCTCCGGCCACCGTTTCACCTTCAATAACAGTTGATGCGCTGAGAATAGTTTCAGACAGTCCAAGATAACTGTTTGCAGAACCAGCACCAATACTTAAACTGTCGTTGACACTGTTGATCACTAGTTGGTTATCCACGTTTGTAGCAGTGATACCAACAAGATTTTGTTCAGTGATGGCATCAATGACATCATATATTGTACTGTCAACATATGTTGTGGTTGTGTTATATGAAGCTGCAAAAGTTCCTGATGGTATGCCGACCAAATCCACTGCAGTTGTGTAGTTAACAGTCAATGACTCATTAACACTAGTCAACACTAGTTTTCCAGACACTGCGCTGGCTGTAACACCGACAATATTGCTGTTATTAATTGTAGTAACTATTTCAGTCAGTGTTGAATTCGCACCCACAACAGATGTATTACTGGTGGCAGTGTAAACGGTACTGGTGACTGGGAATCCCAGCGCAGAATTCATTGTCCCGGCACCGATAACTAGACTGGTATCAGTGCTGGTTATTCTTAGACGGTTTTCAAAATTGCTGGCTATTACGTCGGAAATTGCATAAGAGTTAATACGACTAACAATACTTGATATAGTATAATTAACTGGTACTTCGCTGATACTGGCCAATCTAACTGCGATATTGTATTGGAAATCAGTGACACCATTGGTATTAGCAGTAAAATCTGCCCCAGTGGGCCAGGTTGCACGTTCAATGGTTACTATCACAGAATCAATTTCACTGTACCCGGTGATAGGACTGGATTGGGTACCCAGAGAAATCCAGGCGCTGGGTACACTATTAACTATTGTTCGATAATAGCTCACCGGACCAGTGCCGGTGACACCGGGTACTGAGAATCTAACCGATGTATTGTCAATATATAGATCGCTGGCACCGGTGACGGATCCAGATATAGCAGAGCCGTACCAGTTGACCTGAGTGGCACCGGTTGAATTAGATGGATTCAAGCTAGCAGTATTAAAACTACTAGTTTGATTAAAATCAATTACAGTTCCGTTAATAACAAATGTTTTTCCAAGCCCGCCAGTGAAGCTGGGGTTGATCACTGACCCAGTGGCATTAATGGGGTCATACGTTACCACTGTCTGAGTTTTCTCGAACAAAATAGTCGCGTTGTCAATGCTGAGTGAACTGTTGTTGGGCAGTTCAGGATTATTAACAGTGCCTGTTAACTCTATGGTATTTCTAGTGGACGTAGTGGCTGCTTTGGCCAGCGTAATTGTAGTTCCATCAATGATTAAAGTTGAATTGACTGGTACACTGGGAAAGTAAACAGTACCTTTGATGGTCAGCGGATTCACCACTGGTACTATACCAGTGTAGTCAACGTTGCATTGATAGACATCACCGTTAATTCTGACACGATCTCCGCGTTTATAGCTTACACTGTCGCTCCAGGCTGGTATGTTTGCATATTCAGATTCACTGTCATATACTGATCCAATATCATCGATACTTTTTAAGAAATAATCAGTCTCAGTGATTAGTGGTAGGCCTGCAGTTTTGTTGAACTTACCGAACATTTCACTCTGCTCAATTGTTCGGTTAGTGGTATACTGCACTGCTGGCATCATAGGTAGCGATTGTGTGATATCGCCAGAAATTAAACGATAACTCCCTTGATGATAGTCAATGACACGATCGCTAACATCATCACTTATATAATCGGCGTTAAATCTTATGCTCTGTGGATTAGACTTGATAAGATCGGCAGATAGGCTAAACTGTATTGGATTGCGCTGACGTTTATCACCATAATCCCCTAGACGTATCATCCATTCGTCATGTACGCGGTGCGCCGGTGCAGCTCCGAATAAATTTATATTACGCATAATTGCGCTGATACTATCGCGTGTGCCTTTGTACTTGCGTATGCCTTGTCCAAATTTGTATGCTGCATTATCTTCTACAAATGTGGTGGTCAAGTATTCTGGTTCAACGTACCCTACGTTAAATCGCGCAGTATCGCGTGTCATCTTATTCAGCGTTTTACTGCTAGAGTTAATGTTATCGCGTTCTACTTCACGAACACTAGATTCAATGCTGGGTACGATACCAGTGGTTCTAACTAGATAGCCGGGAGCTTCTAATCGTCCATTCCAGTTGCGTGTTCTCTCACCCTGTACTAGAATACGTGTCTGTACAAGTCCGGTCGCAGGATCATATACTAAATCGTTAAACTGAGTTAGGTTATTAATAGCAATAACGTGTTCAAACTCGACGACGTTGATTCTAATCCCGGCAATCTGTCTGGCACTGTCTTTAGCATTAAATTCCGTGGTGGTTTCATTACGTAATACTAGTAGATCTTTGGATTTGATCTGGCGGCCATCGTAGTCTACACAATTGCTGGTCCCGTCGTAGACGAATCCGATATTATCAACAAAACCAACAGCACCCTGTCTGAAAGTTAGAACATCGGCGATACCGTTGACAGTAATGGGATCAGGATCATCTGCCAGACTCCACTCCATGACTGCGCGAGCGTCAATGTTCCACTGAACATCAACTTCAAAACCCTGAGTTTCGTAATATTTAGACAGCCCTAATAAAAAGTCGTAGAGTTCCTGACGTTTAGCAAAAGTAGTTCCGTAACGAACTTCGCGTGTTTCGTTGGTATATTTTAGGTATCTAGCAACTGTTAAATTGCCGATTTCTTCTTTTTTAGCTGCACCACCGTAGCTTGGTACAGCAACGATAAATTTTCTGTTGTTGGTGTCAAATCCCTGTACAGTGTACCCAGTATCACCTTTAGTGACTTGCACTGCACTGTAGTATACACTAGTTGTAGGGGAACTTTTATCTAGAACAACTGAAAAGTCCTGTTTGGGTATTCTAACACGCCCACGATTATAACTACCGTCGAGTATCAGATCAACGATATTCTTGTCAGTGTAGCCGCCGACGTGTAACATTAATTTTGATTGAACCGCACCTAGAGTCTGATAGATACTGTCGGCACTGACACCAAATCCAAATGCCCACTCTGAAATTGTGGTGGTTAAACCGCAAACGGTTTCAACTGCGCCAGTCATTACATCAACGGTTGCGTCTGCACCGCTGGAGCCCAGTGGGCCGGAAATATCTAGTCTGGAATCACCGTAAAGTCCATTACCAGGATCTACTACGCTGACAGCAACAACTGCACCAGACTGGGTCGTCACTGCGAATTCTGGTTGGCGTGAATTTTTTACTATCAACGTTGCAGTTGATGATGTATTATAACCGGTGCCACCGGCATTTACTGTGACAGATCTTACTATTCCGTTTTCATAGGGCAGCATGTGAATAGCGGTACCGTCGAGTCCAGCGCGACGGTTGTTAAATTTATGGCCATACTGAACACTCTCAGTACTAGAGTTACACAATTTTACAATGTTATTGATCTGCCAGAACAGTTCATGTACACGATAAGGTTTTAGTTGCAGTAAAACTTCCATTAATGCAAACGTGTATTCACTGGAGTTGCGCCAGTCAGTTTCGTATGGTCCGTAGTCTCCGAATTGGAAATTCGCAGAGGCTGCGACTGCACCAGGGTCTGCGCAGACGCCGGCTGTAACTGGGTCATTTAAGTTGCCAGATATGTCTACTAGTACATTTGTGTCCCAGTCGTAGTTCCATCTAGCAGCCAATATACTACACTGACCAGTTCCAGGTTCCATGGTTAGGCCAGTGCGAATAGCGTTGATCAACGCACTACGACGCACTGGATCGGTCCAGCTATAGTTTGCATCCCACCAGCTAGGCTTGCTGGTTAAGCCCAGTATTTCCCAGGGGTGGGTGTGTGGGCGATCAGTTCCAAAGAAGTAGACGTAGATGCCACGCCAGCCACCAATATAGGGATAGACTGTACTGTAGTTCCAGGTGAATTTGTCAGCAGGGTTGTAATAGTCGGCTGAGTTATAACCAACTACATTATTTCTAGCAGCCCAGCGGTTGTACCAGTCGTCGAGTCTGACTGTGGTATCCTGCCAACTGTAGCTGTTAGTGATGTGGTGTGTTGGTAGTAAATTTCGTATGTTATTGTTACTAACTGATCCAATGTTCGATACTACTCTAACTTCAAAGTCATACAAACAGGCAGTGACAATATCAATGGCATCGTCGGTGACATCAAAGTATTCAGAACCCGAGGCTACATGTTGACTGCCGTCATGCCCGTACAATACGCCGTCGACGATTTCAACGTCAAATATCGGTGTAAAACCCAACTTGGCTGCGCTGGGGGGTACATAACTGTCAACTTCAAATCCGTAGGTATTAATTACCAGTGGGGCTGGTGTGTTTGTACCGTCCAGTGTCACTGTGTTGGTTAATGTCAATACGTTTCCAGAAACAGTATAGTCAACGTTACGAATTAGTGGACGTTCAACATATGCAGATCCATTGTATTCGGTTAACCAAACATAGATGTGAGTTTTCTTATCAGTGTAATAATTTTCAACTTGTGGTAATGTAAACACCGTCTGGTCGTCGATCACATAGTATTTGACTTCATTTTCTTTGTTGTAATCAGCCATGTTACGAGCGTGTGGCTCTTCGTAATAGACCATGTCGCTGCGAGCATATGCAAAATCATTGGTCTTGCCTAGGTTAATTTCATGAAGTGCTTGGTCAACAATTTCACGAACACTGTATGTTTCTCCTAGGTAACGTTTTGATTCCCAGATCTGCTTTACTTTATTTTTAAAGTAAGTTTTAAAATTTCTATAATCGTCGCTGGCTTTGACCAGTGCGTTGAAGGGATTAGTTTCAGCACGCGAAGATAGATAACTCATCTTGGCAGGACTATATATCTGCTGTCTAATAGTACCACCGTAACTGTGTAGTGTTGGTAATTTGTAGTAGTCATTGTAACCAAAAATTTCTGAAGCGATGCCTGGCATTGCCAATAACTGATCTTCAAAGTGATTCAACAGGTTAGCGAACCCAACCTGTGACACGGCGGCATTCATGGGATTGTATTTGTGTACAGGTGCAATATCCTGCACCACTGCCATGTCTGGTGCTGACTGGGTGGTGTATTCAAGATCGTAGACATCACCGCGTACTCCCGCAGTGATTACTGACAATTGGTCGCCGGTAATGGTAAAATCCTGCCCTAGAATTAGACGATCTCCATTTTTAAGTAGTCTTAGGCGCAGTCCAGTGTCTGCTACTAGTACAATAGTTCCACGCATTTCAGGATCAGTCTGACTGCGATAGATCACTGATGAGTATTGATATTGATCACTGACTGTAACTATAACCTGTTGTCCTGATGTGGTAACTGAGATTTCAGGATCTGTAACTCCCAGGGGAGTTACAAATTCAAGATCATGGGCAGCATCTGCAATCAGATTTACAATACTGTATTCAACACCACGTTGGAATACCAGCAGGGGGTTGGCAGTGCCAACTTCATCGGTACTGGCATAATTTGAAGTTGACCAGCGATATCCTTGACTATATGAAACATAATACTGTGTACTGTATCCTAGATCTTCGCTGGCCAATTTAAACTTAACTGACTCAGTTTCGTCAGTTACTATATGTGTTTGCAGTATAGGTGCATGCTGCCCTTCACGAATCAAGGTCCAGAGGTTGTTAAATTTCCCAGTACTGCGATTTTTAATATAGTAGTATCCACTAATTTCTTCACGTAAATCAGTGCCTAAATTTTGGTAGTATCTAGTGTTGTTTAGCGTCAGATCAAAACTGATGTCGTTGTTATTTCTTTCGCTGTTAAATTTAGGTGCGAACCCTAGTTCACGATCTACCACACCAGCGCTGTTAGCAGTGTATTTAAATACGTAATCTCCAGCGAAGTCAGTGTCAGCATAAGAACTCAGCGCGATGTTACTGCTGTCGTACAAGTTGAATTTAGGTGCGCTACCGCGGGTTTGCTTTTGTTGTCCGTAAACCCAGCTTGTTCCATTCCAGTAATACTCAGCGCCGCTGACAGTACCCTGGTGATGCAATACTAGTACTTTGTCGCCGCTGACTAGTGTAGATTCATCACTTTCAAGAACCAATGCAATGCTTGTTCCGAACCCAGTTACTCGATAGATTTTATTAGAGTATGTGCCGGCATTGAAAAACAATACTCGATCATTGTCTAGTAGTAGGTCATCATGATGTCTGTAGAGTTCCTGACCAACAATTGTAGTGGCGGGGTCTGCGACATCGTCAATTAAGTGCGTCACTGGTGTAAGATCGCGTGTACCAGTGTTAAACAGCTCATAGTTAGCATGCCATTCAATGATTGGGCGTTGTGCTCGGCGTTCGCTGGAAATATAATCATTAATTTCCAGATCATTGAATTCTACGGTTGCCTTGATGGCATAGATACTGTGCCACTGGTTTGCACGCACCCAGGGATTACGATCTTGCCCGCTGCGATTGACCACGATATATTCCTTGCCAGCGTCACCAAATTCACTGTAGTCCCAGGCAGTGGTATCCCAGTTTTCGCGGTCCCAGCTACGAGAAGGAATCGATGCTGAATATTGTTGAACATTCAAAAATACCAGGCGGCCAGTTTCATCATACTTTTCAATTAATCGAATTCCATCATTGCCGACGTTTTCGACATAGTAGACTGCATCGAGTTTATACTCAGAGGTGGTTACGTAGTCGCCGGTAAATTTAACTAACATACCTGAAACCAGAGTCAGTGTTTTACCATTTGCAAGCACTGGAGTAGTATAGGAACTCTGCAACGTGATCTGATCGATGTCGATTGGGTCTGTGGCGGTGGCGGTAATTTCACACACTGGCAGAGAATCGCCATTACAATACCAATAGTAGTTGACGTTGTTTATAAACATGTCGACATTGATGGGCAAATCTAGAACATAACCAGGTTCTGACATCAGACGATTAACGTCGGTGATGTCTGCTCCGGATTGTTTTAATGAATTTAGAACACTGATATAGGTTATTGCATCCTGTGTTTCTAGATCTTGTACCACGCCGTAGCCCGGCGCCAGCTGATAGTTTCTTCGCTGAGCACTATGCTCGTCTGCGAACAAATCTCGTCCAAAAATATAATTTTTACTGCTTACTCTGCCCCAGTAAGTATCCAGTGTCTCGGTACTACCACTGCTCAGTAACTGATCCAGTGTACTATCTAAAAATCGTCGATTAGTGTCAGTTTTAAAAATTGCCGGCAACATTTCCACAGAGGGACGTTTGCCAACATATATTTGTTGCTCGTTACCCTGTGTATTGTTTGGTAATTTTTGTGGATTTGCTTTATATTTTGACATCTTTAAATATTGCTTTCTTTACACGCTGCTGGAAACTCTTAGATTAGAATTTGTAAAATTACTGACTAGTTCAATGCTATTCAGATCAATGTCTGGCATGAATAACTCATCACTGGAGGGTGTTACCTGGAATAGATTCCCAAATGCACTGTTTTCCTGTGTGGGGACTATAACTATACTACTGATAATACCCAGCAGCTGATTATGTACATATGCAGCCAGCTCGGTGAAGTAGAAGGTTTCTCCGAAGTCCCAGTTGTCTACATTAAAGAAGTTATTGATGGATTCCAATACACGACTCTTGACTTCGTTATCACTTAATGTTGATCCTTTGACTCTGACCACACGGAACTTGGCCTGTAGTGTATTGTCTGCTAGTTCACCGAACAATACCTTGTACTTGGCACTACGATATACCACAGTGTCACTAACACTCTTCTTGCTGTCTAAACTAATAAACTGTGCACGTAGTTCTTCAGTTGTGGGTGGTTTGGGCATATCCGGAGACTTTCTGTTATTAGTTATCCATTCACGGAACTCAAGATCGTAACTGGAAGTCAACACAAATGTATCAATAATGTTGCTGATACTAGGATCTATTCTAACATCAGTCTCGGCCACACGGCGCCATTTGAATGTTAGGTCAGCACGGCCAGGATAAATTGCAGTGGCTGCAGGGTCATAAACCTGGTATTCGAAACCGTCTTCGTTAACAGTACCCAGTCCAATTTGGTCTGGGCCTACAAGCTCCCTAAAAGCCATGGGATTTTCTGGATACATATCGTTGCTGATGTTGCTGACCGTTACCAGCAATTTGTGATCATCCGTGTATCCACTGGCTTCAGTATAATAACGATATCCATAAAATTTTAAATCGGAGCCAATGGCGGCTGAGCTACCGTTGGGTTTGTAATTTATACCCAGTACGTTAATTTCGTCACGCTCGGGTTTGTTTGTTTCAACATTGAAGCGTATATTTGAATTCTGGTTATAGAATCTAATAGATTCTGAACTACCGTAGACTATACGGTAACGGCGAGATAGTATTTCCCAGCGGTCGCTGTATTTGTTAACACGAACTACCCAGCTCTGATCTGGTGTAGATCCGTTGGCAATGCCAGCATTGGCAAGACTGAAGTATCTTGGGTTATTAAAACTGGCGGCTGGGAGATCATTAGTGGCCACTATCTTCCACAGTGAATTTACTGCATCGTATCTAATACCAAACGAGTTATTTAACGACAGTGCATTGATGATTGCTGCCTTTTCTGAGTCGGTGAACTGTGTAGTAAACGCCGGAAATATGCGACTAATTCTAGCATTTTGTGGTACACTGTTGCTTAGTATAATTGCACCCTGTCCACGGCTGTCGATACCAGTGGGCACTCCAGTTACGTTGTCGACACCAAGGCCGTCATCGTCGATGCTGACAACACGGGCCCAGCGACGGCCACTGGATCTTGCTTGTGCACGTGCCTGTGCACCGGTGCCATCGCCAACAATGACAATCGATACTGGATTAGTATATCCTGATCCGCCACTGGTGATGTTAATTCTAGTAATACTGCCGTCGGTTATAACCGCGGTGGCGGCGGCACCAGTACCAGTACCATATATGAACACATTAGCTGTAGTGTAACCATAACCACCGTTTACTATATCAAATACATCACCGGGATTCCCCAGACTACCATCAATCCAGGGCTCTTCGGTAAATTCTATGATGCTGCCAATTTTTACATCTTCCATGGCATTGGTAATGGCGTCACCTACACGCTCAGGAACACCAGCACGTGTGATATAGCCAGTGCACCCGTTGGTGTCAGCTGACACTAGCTGCCACTGGAATGCAGTACTGTTGTCAACGATACCTGGCTCATAGGGTACACCGAAGGGTGAGTATTTCTGATAGTATAGATTCAGTAGCTCGGGATGTTGAATTAACTGAGCCAGATAAAAATCAAAAATCTGCGAGTTTGTGATATCATTGGGCAATGGAATACTGATACGATCCAGAATATCTTCGCCGTAGATATACCCATCTTCAGCCATCATTACAACATTCTGATAATGTGCTGTTGGGTCATTGGGCTTGATAAAGCGACTGTGACCACTGTGTGTTCGATTTACACTTTTTATTTTCTTAACGTTGTTGCTGACAGTCAGTGGTAGAATACTGTAGTCTTCAGCAGTTACCATTCGGTCTTGCGTTGTAAACACACGGCCAGCGTTCTCTTTAATGCTGGCCACAGTTTCGCGACTACTGGCGTTATTAACACTGGTTTCAAGCTCAGCTGCAAATGCCGCGGTATATTCGTTTCCGTCACTTGCTAGATATTTGATGCTGAAGTTTACAGTGCCTACATCATCGGGATTAAGTGTGTAGATCTCATTGACTGAGTTTCTGTACCAGACTCTGATGATACCACGTGGTACATCAGCAAACACGCCATCACCAAAATTCACACTAATAGCATCGTTTTCCAAAGTTTTGACTGAATATACTGAACGGGTCTGGTTGTTTATGGCATTGAAAATTGCGCTGGCACCGTACGTGGAATCAATTTTAGTCCAGTCTGTTAGTACTAGCCCCAGACTATCGACTGTCTGAACCCAGACGTCATTGTTATTGATATTGGTACTGTTGACTGCCAGATGTAGATTACTGATTGCTGAATCGGCATTATAATCGCTGAACTGTAAAGTTCCCTGTTTGAAACTTACAAAGAAGCCGGTGTCACTACTAGTGATACCCTGATTATCGTTACGATACACTAGTCCAAAAGCAGATTCTGGATTGGGGATGGTTTCCTGAATTAACCCATCATCGATAGTTGAACCGTGTAACTCAAATGACTGTTCATTTCCGTTAACCCGTGCTTTGAATTTAAATGTTATATCCTGGTTCGCTGCTTGATTTACGGTATAAATTTCTGTGCGGACACCATTAATTGTAGACTTGGCAACTGGTCTACCGAACCTGTTGGCGTTACCCAGGACCTCATTCATAATCAACAGGAAGTTTTGATAACTGGTCTGATCTTGCTCATCGACGAAATTTACAGTTTTATTCTTGAGGCTAGTTCCATTGACATCGTAGATGTTCTGATTTGTTTTGATTGTCTGAATCTTCAATAGGCCTCGTGCTGGTAGAGCACGTATAGGATTATATCCCAAAAAGTCAGCAATACGTAATACACTGGCTCGACGTTCAGCAGTGCTTAAAAAGTTTTCACGGCCAGCAAGATCTACACGGAACGCTAGGTTATGTCCTAGAAAGGCCAGCAGTTCTACCAGTGCTACGAATTCACTGGATTGAATCCAGTCATTGAAATTCTCTGGATAGTTGTTACGTATGTAATCAACCATGGTCTGACGAATAGTGTCATAGTCGTATGCTTGAAAATTTGCCTGCTTGAAGGTGTCATATACTACTGTAAAATCTTCGGCTGCAAACAAATTTCGTTGTCGTACACTCTGGGCCATATTAATTCTCTTCTTCTGCTGTAAATTTTAAGTATAGATATTCTATCGTAGTTGTTGGATTATAGACCAGATCCAGGTGGCATGTAATAGAATGCTCACCTATCTCGATGTTAAGGTCTTTAAGTGTCCAGCGTGGGTCGGTACGAACGATTGTGCGTACATCGTCTTCGACTTGATCTACTACTTCGGGAACCAGAGGCTCAAACACTAAATCTGGCAGTATGCTGCCAAATTCAGGTTCGTGTATGCGCTCACCTTTGCGTGTGTAAAAGTGATTCAATAAATCGCGTTTTGCTAACTGCACATCTTCTAGTACAAAATTACCAAAACGCTTGTCAATAGTACTATAGCCTCTAAATGTCGCCATAATACTATTTATGGCTTCAATTATGTGCTATTTTAATTTCCAGCAATTCTTCGGGCCATTGTAAGAATTCCTGCCAGGCTGGATCTGGTATAGTAATACGATAGCACTTACTCTGGTTGTAAATTTCGTGCCAGGTCGGCTGGTAGGGACGCCGTATGGGTAAAATTTTGGCGTTGTTACCTTTTTTATGATTGCAGGATTTGCAGCAAGCAACCATGTTATCCCAGGTACTGGCCCCACCATGGCTGCGCGGCAATACGTGATCAAAAGTCAGCTCATGATAGTAGAACTTGACACCACAGTACTGGCAACGATATTCGTCACGAACAAATAGATTTTTTCGTGTCAGTTTAGCAAAGTTATTTCTTTTATGGTACTGATTGGCAACAACAATACTGGGGACTGCAAATTCCACACTGGGTGATCGCACTGTCCAGTGATCATAGGTTTTTAGTATTGAAATACTGTTAGTATAGTAAGCCCGTATACTTTCACGCCAGGAAAGTAGACTGATTGGACTCAGTTCCATGGGCGTGTAGTCTGCGTTTAGTAATAGAGTGCTGGACATGATTCGCCTGTGTTGTTAAAATATTTAGTTGCCTATGTTAAAGTTTACCGTATTTTGCTATTAATTCTCGTTTTCTAAGATCGGAGATGCCGGGGACGAATGCTGTGGTCTGGCGATAGTAACCGGCCTCCAGTTGGCGTCTAGCTAGACGATCACTGATGTTTCTAGCATATTGGACTCGTGCATCCTGAATGCCCTGAAATTTAACTCGTTCTCTGGTGTTAGAATTGGAATAATCTGCCAATTGTAGCACACGTGATTCTACTAGTCGATCCTCTCTGGATTCGCGTCCATTGGCCAGCATATCAGCAACTGTTTTCCAGGAACCAGCTAGTATCGCAGATTCTATATCATAAGTGCCCTGATCACCTTCGACTCGGCGCCAGACCCCTGTGGAAACATACAGGCTGAACAACGCATCAAAATGACTCTGAGAAACAGCCAACAGTGGTAATTGTGCCTTCAATTCTCGTTGTTTTTTCTTCATTGCAGCCAGCCACTGACTGTATGCTTCAGCTTCAGTATACCCAGATTCCAGGTCAGTATCACCATAACCATAGCCAATTACATATTGATCATTCTGATTTAGGTGTCTGTAGGGATAATACAATGATCTACCTAATACGATTTCTAGAATTTCTGCTGAAGCTTCGATCACTGGTAACGATATTTTTAAGTTTACTCGATTTGCATCAGCCACAGTGAAGGATTCCCACTGTACTCGATTTTCTATGGCTACTGTTTTTAACATCAGGCAAATCCCCCGCTTATGTGTTTCTGTATGGTGCTGACTGCATAATCTGGAATTCCTGAGAAGGTGTTACCACTGCCCCAGCCGATGGGATTACCACCGCGTATGTCCAGGTGAATATGTTTGTCGTTGTATACACCAATACCAGTTATACCTTCACTGGATGCAATTTCAATTATACGCAGACGCTCGGCATTGGTAAATTCATTACCAGATAAATCCACGGCTCGATGATACATGTGCTGACTATTTTTTGCCGTCAGCTGGCGGCCGCTGGCGTCACGAAGGCTGGCATTGTGCCCGGGACTACGATATCCACTGGTGATTGTCAGCGTTTTTCCGAATCGTTTGGCGATTCGTTCTACAATATCAATTAATCTTTGATCTACTCGTCGATCTACACCCGGGGCCCAGACTACTAGTCCGCTGCCACTTAACACAGCGTCATCTGTGATGTTGGCGGCTTCAGTCAATGTCCCAGTATTTTCCACAGCATTGGGGTTGCTGGGCGCTCCTTCGTAGAAGGATAGGCTAACACCTTCGGAGCCAGTTACTGAACCGTAGCTGACATTACTGACATTCAAGTGCCCTGGCCAGGGTTCCTTTTCTGGAACGCGGCGTGATACACTTTCAGTGACTGTTCGGTTACCGGGGTGTTTGGTGATACTGGGCTCTGTGGCAGATTTGGCTACGGGACCGTTCATATCAATGCGAGCTGCTGTTTCTCTCCAGCCGCCGGCTACTAACAGGTTACCGTTACCACCAGCTTGTAGTTGCAGATCAGTGGCGGCTTTGATATCAATGGTGCCAACACTGGCAAACATCTTGATACCGCCGGGGCTGACATCACGAAGGTTGAATCCGTTGGCACTTTCCATGTTAATGGCGCCACCGGCCCTGACGTTAAAGTCACCGCTGGTGTTCATGTTGATACTTTTTTCACTGAAAATATCTAGGTCACCGTTGGAGTTCATTTCGATCCAGGTTTTACCATCACGACTTATAATATAGGTAAAACCATTGTTGTCGTCCATTAATATCTGTGCGCCGGCGGCGGTTCTAAAACGCATCAACGAAAAGTTATTGCCTTCAATGTCGCCGTCGTCCATGATTATAGAGTGACCTTCAGGTGTGCTGATAGCGGTGACTCGGTTTACTGTATTTCCAGATCTTGTTGGGTTACTGAAGTTTAGACCACGAAGACGATCCCCAGCTAGACCCTGTTTGACTAGTGCGGCGGCCTGCCCGTGCATGGCTGGTAAATCATTTTCAGTGCTACGAGTTCTATCAGTGTCGTAGGCTTGTGTAAAAACACGATCGCCATTTTCGTCAATGGCCATGCGAGCAACCGGGCCGGCCATGGTGCTGATACGTTGTTCTTCAGGTAGTACACCTAAAATAAAACCCTTGTCGCTGTCGCCACTGAATGCTACTAGTACTTCGTTGCCCACTGCTGGTGGCGCTCCTAGAAATCCGTAACTCTGCGCCGAGCCCTCATCGCTGTAGGTTCCACCATAGGGGACTACTAGACGGCACCAGATTGCACCCAGAAATTCCTGAGATTCCAACTCATTGACCTCTTTGGTGGCCACTGAGCCATAAAACTGACTGATGTTGACTTTGATTCGTCCCATCTGTCGATCATCACCGTGTTCTACTACGATACCACGATAGACGCCAGCAGGAATTTTCAAACCCTTGGAACTTATGTTCTGGTTGTAGGTTTCTTTTACTTTACGGCTGTATTTGTTTACACTTTTATGCATCTTATATTGTGCCTTTTACATCAATTGGCGTTGCCGCGAGATTCTTGGAGACGAGCTCGGCGCTGCTGTGCTCTTGCTTGCGGCAATTGGGCCAGCCATGCTTTCCTGTGTGGTTGCGGGATCATTTTTAGGATCACTGGGATTAGTGTTATCCATGGACGCTGCCGAGGTAGTTATTGAATCTGGCGGAGTGTCTAGTGTTTTATACACAGTACTGGCGTTTGTGGCAATGTCCCTGACAGCGGTTAGATATTGTACAAACTGACCATTGGCAAATGAATTAGTCACTGATATCACTGTATATACACCGGTTATAGCGAAATCTGTCTGTGGTTTTCTTATACCATCAACATCACGGTCTATTGGCAATCTAATGTTTAAGAAAAACATATTGCCGCCTTGTTCAAAGTCAACTAAGTCAACAACACTGGAATTTTTTCGATAAAAACTGTTGGGCATTCCCATCCAGTAGGGATCACCGCGCACTGTTAACTCTATACGCATCAGATCACCAGTATTTTCTAGGTTTGCTGATACTGCACCAAATTGAATACTACCACCGGTCCTGTCATTTTCCGGAGCAAAGCGATCGGACTGATCGATAACGTCGGACGCAAAATATACCGGCATGTCGATTTTATTTGCACGAGATGATTCGTAGGAACCAGCCTTGGTTGAAGCTCTGGCGGTGGCTGCTCTTGCATTGATTATTTCTTCACGCCGTGCCAGTAGTGTTTCGCGCTCTGTGCGCAATACACGTATATTATTCTGTGCTTGGCTGATTTCCTGTGCATCGCTATTAATCATCAGGTCCCACTCGTTGCCCACTGGCTCCAGCGGGTCCACTGTACTCTGAGTATTTTTATAGGTTTTTATTAACTGTTGTGCTCTTCTAGATTCATCAGCTAACTTGCCGGAAATATCTTCCAGTGCCTTCTGAATTTCAGCCAGTGTCTTAAATTGTGACTGAATGTTGGGCGCATCATTGCCACTGGATGGTTGAGCTGCGTTGGCATCACCCACTGTACTGTTCAGTCCGGTGACACTTATAATATAGAACGAAGAATTTAACTTTATATCCAGATTCATTACTTCGGTATTTTTACCAGTAAAGATATAGTCATAACGTTTGCGAAGCAATCCTTCTTTCATTAAATTAGTTACACGCTGATTCTGTACAGAAACATCGGTTATACTACTGTCGTATTCGACATTGTCCACGACAACATCAGGCGTGATGTATTTTTTAATTTTATATTTTACTCGACGGGTGTATGCGTGTCTTAGCGGATCAAATTTTAGATATTCAACGTCGGGTATCAGTTTAAAGAATACTTTGAACTTACTTAAATCAGCTTCTGACACGGCAGCGGCTTCAGGGCGTGCTGTGCCACCAGTGTGCAACTGTATGCGCTTGTACTCGGCGGTGGCAGACAACACCATTTTGATAATATCTGAAATATTACTTCCGTTGTTGATCACAAACTGTATTTTATCACCAACACGACTGGAACCGTTGACTGTCATGTCAGCATCAGTCTGTTCAATCTTCCACTCAGCCCACTTGTCGGTTCCGGACTCGATGTCAAACTCCATCTGGTATTCATCGGGATAGGCTTGGTTGCGGTTGGTTAATACCTGTAGTTCATTACTGCGATTTAGCTTTGTGATGAATTCAGCGACGAATTCCCCTACGGTTGAAGCTTCAACGGTCAACTGTTCCTTGATAACACCTTCAAGATAGTTAAACCCAGTTGTTGAATTTTCAACAGCGCTGATGTTATACAACGATCCACCAGACTCAATTTGCATATCCACAGAAACTATCGAGACTGGATAATAAAATTTACTGGGCAGTGTCTGTATACGACCATCAGTGTGCCCGATAAATGATATGGCGACAATATACATGGCCTGCAGATGGTTTTCTATCCCCAGAGCGGCGGCGCTGGTGGCCAGATTAGCCAAAAATGTTGCACCATTGGGCTCGCTGACGGCGAAATCAAAACGATGAGCGAACGTAGAGCGCACTTGCCCGTAACCGGAAACGAAAGTATGTTCTAGTTTTGTTATGTTATACTGTGAGCTGACTGCAGAATCTATCAGCAGCGTGGATTTCCCCGACACAAGTGATCGGTCAAGATCAGATACTACACTGGGTACAGTTTGATATAACTGTATACGGTAGTTGTACATGTCGTACCGATTTAGTTGGTTTTGTAAATAGGCCACGGATTAAACTCCGACAATACTTCCAACGTCTGGCACGTTAATTTCCAGACCGGTGACAAAATCGTAGATTGGGTCTAGTATGGCGTTTCTGTTATACAAGGTAAACACCCACCAGAGTCCAGCGTCACCGTAGAGGTCATAGGCCAATAAGTCCGGACGATAATTATATTTGGACACCAGTGTTAATTTACGCACATTCTGTGGTGACACAACGAACGGTGGCTGGTAATTTTCCAGGTATTTGTCGTTCAGTGGAGTATTTCTGTATAGACTGTTGGATTTATAGTTAACCATCAGATGAATCCGTTCTTATAGAGTTTACCAGTACTGAACTCAGCTAGACTGAATTCCTGCTGTTTAGCGGCACTATAGTGTGGTAATAGATCAATGGCTATTGACATGATTGCCGGTAGCTTAACTGTTTCATCACCAATTTCCCCTTCGACGTAGTCTACATCATCGGGATAACTGACAGTAAACCCACCAATCAGTACTGGTACATTTTTAAAATTATTGGCCCCGTGTGCGCTGAAATTTAGTAGCGGTGGTGGTGCACCAGCATATTCTGAATCATCACCAAAAAACATTTTAGTGTTACATTTTAGAAAATGTAGTACTCCCACCGTATATTCGAAATCTTCTTTGATCTGATTGGCAAATGCACCGGTAATCTGCAAGCTGGGAGCTCGAGTTTTACTATAAGCATAGGGCTGATAGTTGGTGTGCACAAGATCATATTGTGTATACTCAACCTGCGTCTGTGTTGCAATGTTAGGAGTGAAAGGGAATACTATACCATTAGTCACAGACAATACTGCGCCGGGACCATTAAGTCCGGGATTATTTTTCCCCTTGGCAGTTAAACGTGCTCGTAGATCAGCCATGAGTTAGTCGTTCCTGAATAAAGTTAAACACCGCAGGGTCAAATTTCCCAAAAAACTTGATGAATGCATCGTGCTTTTGTTGATCGTCGGCAGTGGCCATGATCTTTCTGAAATCAGTGGCACTCATACCTCCCTGATTTACCGGCATAGTCACAAAATATGCAATACCGCTAGAAGCGGGTTCTAGTGTGCTTAAATCCTGTGGTAATTCTCGAAGTGCATTTCCAGTGGATAATCTCCCGGCATCCTTTTCACTAAAGGCTAATATCACAGCCGTGGAGTCGGGATTTCTACCAACCTTGCTTAAATCCGGGCGATAGGGTTGTGTGTTTACAAACACTCCGGGATTAATATTAAACATCCGACTGGCTATCTGCGTCTTTTCTTCAAATGTAAATGGATCAGATGAGTAGTCGCCGGTGGCATGCATTTTTTGTTGTTTTTGCCCAAATGTAGTGGCAATATAGACGTTGTCAGAGCCAAATTTGTTCGTCAGCTGCTGATATAACTGATAGTGCCCCTGATGCATGGGTTGAAAGCGTCCACCGTAGAATACAGCAATATCTTTTGCAGTGGCTTCGGATATGACTTCAAAAATTAACATAACTACCGTTCTCCTGTATGACTATTTATACATGGAAAATGCACTCAGGTATTGACTTTTGTAAATCGTAAGTTTATACTAAGATTGTTAAAGGATTGAACGGATGACTAAAAAAGTTAACTATCTAAACAACAAAGAACTGTTAAAAGAAATTCATAAGAGTAAATTAAGTTTTTGTTACATTGAAGATCGAAAATATTACAACGAAGACGCAATTGTGTATGATGTTGCTGAAATCACCGATCGCCTATTAGATGAGGCTCAGCAAACACGAGCAGATCGTCTGGCGGCTGAAAACTACGCTCAGGCACTAGCAGCCTGGGAGTCATCTGAAACTAAAAAATTAAAAGACAAACCCAGACTTATTGATTTTAAATTTGACGGGGCAACGATCCCCAAAGAAGACATAGTTATACGTGTAATGACGTTTGCTCATGTACCCGCTGAACCCGGGCGTAAGAATAAACCTAAATCCACTGCTGACCATCACTCCAAGTGCAATTTCCCACCGTTCAAACATGTAGTCTGGCGTGCTGGCGGCTGGCAGGAAGTTGTCCGCAGCCACTGGCGTGGCGACTTAACTACCGGTAAGTTTTCTGTCACACATGGCAGGATTACTGAGAAATTGGCTAGTATGATGATCATGCTATGTCAACGATACAGTATGCGTAGTAACTGGCGGGGTTATACCTACGTCGACGAAATGCGAAGTCATGCGCTGATGCAGTTGTCTCAGATTGGCCTGTACTTTGATGAAAGTAAGAGTCAGAACCCGTTTGCCTACTACACAGCAGCCATTACTAATAGCTTTACTAGAGTTTTAAACTTGGAAAAACGTAATCAGAATCTCCGCGATGATCTGTTACAGGAAATGGGTCAAGCACCGAGTTTTGGTAGACAGCTAGATACCGAAGATGCACATCGTCGAGCTCGTGAAGCACATGCTTACGAATCACACGATGATGACACTGATCTCTAAATCACTTTAACATACACACATAAATGAGCAAGACATTCTTTAAAAAAGTAGCGTGTTTCACTGACATTCATTTTGGTAATAAAAACAACAGCCGACAACACAACGACGACTGTGAGCGTTTTATCTACTGGTTCATCGAACAGGCCAAGGAAGCTGGTTGTGAAACCTGTATATTTCTAGGAGACTGGCACCATCATCGTAGTACTGTTAATGTAAGTACACTTAATTACACAGTACCCAATATCAAGCGATTGAGTGAAGCCTTTGAGGATGTCTATTTGATCATGGGTAACCACGATCTATATTATCGTGAAAAGCGTGAAATTCATAGTATGCCCTATGCTAGTTTACACAGTAATGTGCATGTGGTGAACGATGCCATTGTCGAGCGCGATGGTGTGGCGATTGTTCCCTGGTTGGTGGAAGAAGAGTGGCGTAAAATGCCGCGTCTAAAATCCAAGTATGTGTTTGGACATTTCGAACTGCCCCACTTCAAGATGAACGCCATGGTGGAAATGCCTGACCACGGCGGCTTAAATCACAGCCATTTCGAGTCCCCGGACTATGTGTTTAGTGGGCACTTTCACAAACGCCAGTCTAATGGAAAAGTGCACTATATCGGTAATCCGTTTCCACACAATTATGCAGATGCCTGGGATGACGAACGTGGTATGATGATTTTAGAGTGGGGTGGTGTCCCTGAATACCGTAACTGGCCGGATGCACCACGTTATCGTACTCTACCATTGAGCAAGCTCATTGATAATCCCGGCGAATATTTGAATCGAAACACACATTGTCGTGTCACGCTGGATGTCCCCATTAGCTACGAAGAGGCAAACTTCATTAAAGAAACTTTTGCTCAACAATACGAACTTCGAGAAATCAGTCTGCTGCCGGCTAAGAAAGAAGAGCATTCCACTGAGTGGCGCACCGACGGTGATATTGAAGTAGAAAACGTGGATCAGATTGTATACAATCAACTTAAAGCGGTTGACAGTGAAATTATCAACAGTAAACTATTGATGGACATTTACGCAAATCTATGATTAATATCAAAGCAATTACCGCAAAAAATTTCATGTCAATCGGTAACGTGACTCAGGCAGTGAGATTTACCGATGCTGGACTTACCCTGGTTCTAGGCAACAACGTTGATCTAGGTGGTGACGGGAGTCGTAACGGCACCGGCAAGACCACCATTGTCAACGCACTAAGTTACGCACTGTACGGCCAGGCGCTGACTAACATTAAAAAAGACAACTTAATTAATAAAACTAACAACAAAGGTATGTTGGTTACTGTTGACTTTGAAAAGGACGGGGTCGAATACCGCATTGAACGCGGTCGTAAGCCTAATATTTTTAAATTCATAGTCAATAACCACGAATTCCATGATGGTGCTACTGATGAAATTCAGGGCGAAGGTCGCTTAACACAGGTAGAGATTGAAAAGATTTTTGGGCTTGGGCATACTATGTTCAAGCATGTGCTGGCACTTAATACCTACACTGAGCCTTTCCTGAGTATGCGTGCCAATGATCAGCGAGATATCATCGAACAGCTACTGGGTATCACCATGCTCAGTGAGAAGGCCAACGTGCTCAAAGAGCAGATGAAGGACACCAAGGACGCCATCAAAGAAGAAGAATATAGAATCAAAGGTATTGAGGAAGCTAATATTGCGATTCAGAAAAGTATTAAAGATCTGGAACGACGTCAGCGTGTCTGGTCTGAAAAACGTGTGACTGACATCAGCAGTCTTCAGGAGGCCATAAGTGCACTAGAGCACTTGGATATTGATGCTGAATTAGCGGCGCACGCACAGTTGGCAGTTTACCACATTAATGTGGAACGCCGACGCCAACTGACCACACAGATCAACAACAACAAAGCTGATTCTGCACGCCAGGAAAAACTTATCGAAAAACTAAAACGTGAAATCGAACTATTACTAGATCATAAATGTTATGCATGTGGTGGCCAGATGCACGATCAGAAACAGAATGAAATTTTAGTCAGTAAACAATCCACGCTGTCTGATGCCGAGCAACAATTAATCACTAACAATACTACGCTGGATGAATTAAATTCTGCATTAGGTCTACTGGGTGACACTGGTGCTGCACCGGAAACATTTTATGAAAACATTGCAGATGCACATGACCATAAGAATAAAGTCATCCAACTTCAAGCGCAACTTACACACAAGTTAGAAGAAACTGACCCTTATACTGATCAGATTGAATCATTGCAGAACGAAGGTTTGCAGACCGTGGACTGGAATATCATGAACGAGTTGAATCGTCTGCGTGAGCACCAGGAATTTTTGATGAAGCTGTTGACTAATAAAGACAGCTTTATCCGTAAACGCATTATTGAACAAAATCTATCATATCTTAACACACGACTCGGCTACTATCTGACCAAGTTGGGATTACCGCACGAAGTTCAGTTCAAACCAGATCTAGCGGTGGAAATCACCGAGCTGGGTCGAGAATTAGATTTTGATAACCTAAGTCGCGGAGAACGCAATCGTCTGATCCTGGGTCTAAGCTGGAGTTTCCGTGATGTATTTGAAAGTATGAATACTCCCATCAACTTCATGGTCATTGACGAATTAATCGACAGTGGCATGGACAGCAACGGTGTTGAATCAGCACTGGGTGTATTGAAACGTATGGTTCGTGAAAGAAATAAAAATATCTTCCTGATCAGCCATCGCGACGAACTAGTGGGGCGTGTAAGCCATACACTACAAGTTGTAAAAGAAAATGGTTTTACTACGTTTAATTCGGATACCGATTATGTCGAGCAGTGATCAGGAACGAATAATCTTAACTGACCTAGATTCTGGTCAGACTTTAGAAATTCCACCCAAATCAGTGACATTTCATGAGACCGAATATAAGTACGTCAGCAGTGCACAGCGCACCACTGATTTATATGAACAATATATAAATTCAGGTATACTGTCTTCTGATGACCTATCAACAATTTTCGAAAGACCACGTGACAACGAAGTAAAAAAGCGTTATACTGGACATAGGAAAATATACAATGTCAACGATATTGGCATTCACATTTTAGAAAAAATAAGCAAGCGTGGCAAGTAAAAGCAAAAGTAAAGGCAAGGGTTTTGAACGGGAGGTTGCTAATTTCCTGTCAGATCTCTATGAGGACAGCTTTACCCGAGTACCGGACTCGGGTGCGTTTACCGGCGGTAAGAATGCTCATCGCCGCGATCGTTTGACTGAAGGGCAAATCAGGGCACACAAGGGGGACATAATTCCACCCGACGATTGGAAGTTGTTCAATGTCGAGTGTAAGAATTATGCAGACTTCCCGTTTCACAGGCTTTTAATTAATGAACCCATTACACTTCTCGAAGGTTGGATTGAGCAGATCAAAGATGCTAGTTCTGATGTTAATGACGTAAACATTTTGTTTATGAAATTCAACCGCAAGGGCAGGTTCGTGGCATTCCAACTCCCAAAAACTTATAAAACCAATAGATCTCTAGACTATACAGACTCCCTAGGCACATCCTGGCGCATTACATGTTTTGAAGACTTTTTTGAACTCAACAAAGACTCATTCCGCAATAACTGTACTGGCAAATAATTTAATACAATCATAGCAACTTTGTTTGGTCGAGGCAGCTCGACCCGTCAAGATTCTGCCGAGGTAAGGCTCGTAGCCGATGGGTGTGACGTTGTTGCAAGTCAATGCGTTGGTTTGACAAACCGAAAATGAGTGGGCTCTCCTGGACTATTGGAACCCACGGGTAGCAGCATGATCGCCACAATTGGTCAGCTGTGTTCCTGCGTTATAAGCAGATTGTAAAAGGGTACCGCATAACCGCCCTTCACCTTACGTTACAAAGGTTTTTCGAATTGTGGTGTGGCTATGGATGAATGGTAAAGCATTTGTTTGGGTAACACTTGGCCGATCAGGCTAAGTGTGACTGGACTTCATGGTAAAATCGAATATTAAATTAATAATATGTCTGATATCAATTATCCACAATCAGACAAAATAAAATAAACGTCGAGTAAGTTAAAAATGAAATTGAGCGATAGCGAAATTTCCGGTGTCGTAGACACCGTGAGTAAGATTATAACATCTGTTGTGTTTTAATCCCTCGATCGAATTTAATCTTGGCATTTAAGGATTTTTCGTATACCTCTATCTGACTGACAGTCATATTCAGTAGATCAGCATAGGTTACACTGCCATTGGAATATATGGCTAATTCAATTAATCCCCGTTCATATGATTTAATCTGGGCCGTCAGTTCGTCGGTATATTGCTTTAATTCAGACGGGGACATCCCCGCGGCCCTTATATGAAAAAATTCATGGGATTCAGTTCGACACTGGTGTCGTATTCATGCTGACAATTACCACATTTTAAGTGTATGCTGGTATCCAGTTGCGGGTCACTCAGCGAACGAATGCGCTCGATGATCTTCTCATAGGTTACACTGTCCATATTTTCCACCCATTCAAAAATATGATCGGGATTAGTCACCGATGTTTCCTCACCGGTTTCTGCGTTTTTAACCACTACACGTGTGATGTTATCAGCTACCAGCTGGACACTGATTGAACTGGCTACCAGCAGTGCCTGATTGAAAATTTTAGCCTTTTCCTGTTCGTCGATATCTTCGTTCAATGCCAGTTGCATGCGATAATTATGGAATTTCTGAACCTGGCCCTTCATCTGACTGCGCAGTGAGTATGGACGAACTGTCACAGTGGTATTTTCATCAATAACTACTTGGTTGTCTGGGTTGATCTTTTTAGCGGTTCCGATCATGTGACTCAGACTAACATCATATGTATCTTCGCTGTTGCAGTTGGGGCAGGTGCTGGATACTTCTAGTTTATCACCACTAGTGGCTAGACGTATAGCCAGCAGTACTAGGTCTAGATCGCAACTGGGCATTTCCTCGGGTCGAGCAATGTCCGGTGCGCAGCTACGAATTAGACCAATGATGGCTTCACCGTTGAACAGTGCATCCGGTGTTTTGATTAATATTTCGTCGGAGGCTGTCATGGGCATGACGCCCAGTTCATTGTCAACACTCAGCGCGATACCGCCGTTGTAGTATTTTCCGTTGCTGGGCAATGAAATATACACGCTCTTCTTACGATATAGTGTCTTTAATGGATTATCTGTCATTTCTGTTCTCGCTAAATAGTAACATAAGTAAGTTACTGTGATAAAATTATTTATCTACGTAGTTAATTGGTGAAAATGGCAAAAGAAAATTATAAATTTGAAATTGGCGGGTCATCGGTGTCAGTGCCGGCCTGGGCCACCAAGGAACAACTTGATAAACTAATTGTAACCGATGCGCAGATAATTAAAAATCTCGAAGCAATGTTGCGTAACGACAAAGTCTACAGCAACAAAGTACTCAAACAGAATGCCGATTTGTTGAAGTCAGTGACCACTGGCATGCAGTCAACCACCAAGGCTATAAAAAATCTAACTGCCGAAGAAAAGAAAGCCAGAGAACAGGCCACATCTGAATCCAAAGCACGTCGCGAATGGGCCAAGAAACAGCGAGAAAATGAACAAAAGTTCATGAGTATCATGAAAAAATCCGGCGACAGCATGAAACGTGGTGCTTCTGAGTTCACTGGAAAACTAGCAGCTGGACTTAAAACCGGCAGCCTCAAGGACATTGCTGGTGCCATCGGCGGTGTTGTGGGTCTGGGTACAGCATTTGGCGCCATGGCCGGTATTGTCGAGGAGTTTGGTAAAGCACTGAGTGACATGAGCTCCGTGGGCGCTGGTCTGGGGACTAAATTGAATGATCTGCGCAGTGCAGCCGCAGACGCCGGACTGGACATGGCCAAGTTTGGTAAAGTCATAATTGAAAACAGTGAAGCGGTCAACAGTCTAGGACGTAACACCACCGACGGTGCACTGGAATTTTCAAGATTAAGCAAGCGTGTGCGTGACACCGCAAGACAGTTTAATTATTTTGGTCTAAGCAACGAAGAAATGAATCAAGTACTGGCGCAGGAAATTGAACTGCGACGGTTGTCTGGCCAGACCACAGCACAAATAACAGCACAAGTAGCCGGCGGTATGAATAATCTTCTCAAAGAAACATCAGCGCTGGCTGCATTAACTGGACAAGATCGTCGTGAAATGCTCAAGCGACGTCAGGAAACTATGACTGAAACCAGTGTAAGCCTAATGACACGTAGTTTTGAACAGTCGGGACGGATGACCAATGAAGTACGCGGTAAACTATCGTCAATATCCGACGTTATTGGTAAAGCCGACACTGGGCTAGCTAACGCACTGATGTACAGTGCCATGAGTGGTCAGGATTTTAGAACTATTGAAGGTGGCAAATACGGTAAGATGGCAGCCTACGGTGGCGCTGAATTTGGTGAGTCGCTGGATAGAATTTCAGGATTCATAAGACAGAACCTCGAGAACAGGACCATGACACCTGAACAATTCTCTAATGCCCTGGTACCACTGTTACAACAACTAGGTAGATCCCCGGGCGCAGGCCAGCTTCAGGCAATTTCAACATTAAGTCGTAACGACGCTGATGCCATGGAATTTGCATCAATGATTAATCGCATACTTGGTGGTTCCAACATGGGTGGTAAATTTGCCACTGCTGGAGAAGTTGCCGGCGCACGTGCCGAAGCACTGGGTGGATTTGAGCGTACCGCCATCATGGCATTACCGGCAACACTGGAAGAAATGTCCAACAACATCAAGGCCAGCGCACTTAATACAGTACTAGATCAACTAGCTGTAAACATCAACAACGGTGGCCAGGAATTAATTTCAGCTCTACGCCGAATATCAGATAATTTCGGCGGGGACCGTGGAATTTTTGAAGGTATTGGTGGAGCTGGCATGGACTTCTTCTCTGAAAACCCCATGCTAGGAGTAGCTGGTGCCGGCCTAGCTGGCTACGGTGGTTACAAACTATATCGTGCCGGACGAGGTGTTGCACGTGGTGCTCAACGAATATTTGGGCGCCGGCCAGCAGCCAGTGCAGCAGCCAGTAGATCTGGACGTGCAGCAGCAGCCAGAAGATTTGCCATGCCCAGTGGCGCAGCAGCTGCTCGTGGCCTCGGCCTAGGACTAGCCGGCAGTGTAGCAGGAAGTCTTGCTGCAGATGCCCTGGGCACTGACACCAACGCTGGTAAAACAGCTAGCACACTGGGCACAGTCGCAGGGTTTGCCGGTACTGGTGCAGCCATTGGTTCAGCATTTGGTGGTGTGGGTGCTATACCTGGTGCTATCATTGGTGGTACCGTTGGCTTAGGCTACGGCATATATGATAACTGGTTTAACGACAAAAATAAGCCCGAACCCGAAAGCGATGTTAATCGCCAACTAGGGCTAATGGTGGAAAAACTAGATCAGATACTCACTGAAACACGTAAGTCCAGGATTGAACTTGAGCAAATGGGCTAATCAGTATTGACAAATGCTGATAAATACTTTATTATGCGGATAGAGATCTAAACTATGTCATGGAAAAAACACTTTTCAGTCTACCAAGGTAAGCCTGAAAAAACAAATACAAGTAAAACAGCTAGTAGCAGTGGTACTACTAGCCGTTTTCAGAGCTGGCTTCCTGAAGTCTACAGTGGTATGCCCAACCGAGTCGAACGCTATATGCAGTACGATCAGATGGACATGGACAGTGAAATTAATGCCGCACTGGATACCATTGCTGAATTCAGCACACAGTTAAACACTGAATCCGGTGTACCTTTTGAAATTTTCTACAAATCAGACCCCAGTCAAACCGAAGCTAAAATTTTAGAGCAGACACTAAAACAGTGGTGTAACATCAATGACTGGGACAAACGACTATTTCGTACATTCAGGAACGCTATCAAGTATGGCGATCAGCCATTTATACGTGATCCTGAAACCTGGGTACTAAGCTACGTAAATCCACAGGATGTCATTAAAGTTGTAGTCAACGAAAGCGAAGGCAAGAAACCCGAGCAATATATTCTTAAAAATCTAGATTTAAATCTACAGAATAAAACTGCTACTGCACCGCTAGAACATAACAACAGTTTTTCAGGTGGTAGTAGCAGCGGCGCATTTGCATCGCTGCAGGGGCGAAATCCAGCTGGTTCCAGCAGTGGAAATTTTTCTACACTAGAAAATCGTGAATTTGCAGTCAATAGCGAGCACGTGCTACATGTAGCCATGACCGAAGGCATGGATCAAAACTGGCCTTTTGGTACAAGTATACTTGACCCAATTTTTAAAACCTACAAACAAAAAGAGTTGCTGGAAGACGCGATTATCATTTATCGTGTTCAGCGAGCACCCGAGCGCCGTGTATTCTATGTGGACGTTGGCAACATGCCAGCACATAAAGCCAATGGATTTATTGAGCGTGTAAAAAATGAGATTCATCAGCGCCGTATACCCAACAAAAGTGGTGGTGGACAAAACGTCATGGATGCGCAGTACAATCCACTGAGCATCATGGAAGATTATTTCTTCGCACAGACTGCTGATGGTCGTGGATCCAAGGTAGAAGTTTTACCCGGTGGTACCAACCTAGGCGAAATTGACGATTTAAAGTTCTTCACTAACAAAATGATGCGTGCCCTGCGTGTACCCAGCAGTTATCTACCCACTGGGCCCGAAGATGGCACCGCTAGCTATAACGATGGTCGAGTTGGCACAGCTTTTATTCAGGAATTTCGGTTCACACAATATTGTCAGCGTCTGCAGGGTATTGTTCAGCCGGGATTTGATCGCGAATTCAAGTTGTTCTTAAAGCATCGTGGAATACAAATTGAAAGTAATTTGTTTGATATAAAATTTGTAGAACCGCAGAGTTTTAGTCAGTATCGTGAGATTGAAATTAACAATGCACGTGTAAACGTACTTTCTCAGGTTGACAGCATTAACTACCTAAGTCGTAGATTTATACTAAGAAAGTACTTGGGATTGACCGAACAGGAAATACTGGAAAACGAACGCTACTGGAAAGAAGAAAATCCAGCTGGAAAAATTGCACGATCCGAAGATGCAATTAGTGGTTTGAACAGCGTTGGCGTACGTCCAGATTTTGATGCCGCCAGTCAGGAAATAGATCTAGGTGAACCAGAAGATGCACCAGCAGACACTGGTGCATCACCAATATCTGGTGACGCCGGTGCCGCAGACAATACAGAGGAGCAACCATGAGGTTTCAGGAACTAAGAGAGTACTATGAAGCTTCTGATGACCGACATCAGATTGCCAACATAGATGATACCCGTCGTGTACGTCTAACACTAAAACACCTAAATAAACTCAGAAAAAAACGTGAACTAGAACGTCTAGAACACGAAGTTCGAGTCGGTGAGTTTAGTAGTATGTACGGGCGTCAGACAGCCGAATAATTGTTACAACTACATTAAAACGCAAAAATCTTTGATTTTTTGCGTTTTTCTACGCATTTGAACAAGTAAAATGCTTTGGTTACTAAATAAAAATGACTTTGTAACAATTGCTGTGTCAACATTGAGGAGTTACGCAAATGAATACCAAAAGTAAACTAGAACAAGTCCTCGAGTTGGTGATTAACGAGGACACAGAACGTGCCTCGGATCTACTACACGATATCTTCGTTGAAAAATCACGTCAGATTTATGCTGACCTGGTTGAAGAAGATGCCGCTGTAGAAGATGTCATCGAGGAAGAAGAACTTGAAGAAGCTATCGACGATAGCGACATGGAAGATGACTTCATTGAAGACATTTCCGACAGTGCCGATGAAATCGACGCTGAAGAAATGTTCGGTGAAGCTGAAGAAGACGAAGAAGATGAAGCCGAAGCTGATCTAGCTGATGAATTAGCTGGTGACGAAGGCGAAGAATCTGATTTTGATGGTGCTGAAGAAGGCGCAGAATCAGAAGCTGAAGAAGCTATGATGAACGTTGAAGACGCACTAGCAGAACTAAAAGCAGCATTTGCTGAATTAGTTGGTGACGCTGGACATACTGAACCCGACGGCGACGAAGGTGAAGGTTTTGAAGGCCCTGAAAGCGACATGGACGGTGATGAAATGCCCGTTGAATCTGTCGAATTAGGTGAAGGCGCTGACTTAACTGCAGTTAAAGTTGCACATACAGATGGAACCGATAACGGTAAGTCACCAGTAGGCCCAGGTGAAGACATGGGTGGTGAAGCTGTTAAAATCGCTGGCGCCGAGGAAAAAGGCGGTAAAGCACCTGTTGCTAAAGACATGGGTGTAACCGGTCCTCAAGAAGCCACTGGTTTCCGTAAGGCAAAAGGGTAATCCATTATGTACACGCCACTACGCGAAATTGTACTTCCAAATGTAGCTAATATAGTTACCGAAGCCATCGACGATGGTAAAGGTGGCAAAAATCTCTACATGCGTGGTATTTTTATTCAAGGTGGTGTACGTAACCAAAACCAACGTGTGTATCCAGTAAATGAAATCAGCAGTGCCGTACAGTCATTGCAGGAAAAGATTAAAAAGGGATACACGGTTTTAGGGGAAGCGGATCACCCCGATGATCTCAACATTAATTTAGATCGTGTAAGTCACATGATTGTTGACATGCAGATGAATGGTAATGATGGGATTGGTAAGTTAAAAATGCTACCCACTCCTATGGGTAATATTTGTAAGACGCTACTAGAAAGTGGTGTCAAGTTAGGTGTCAGCTCAAGAGGCAGCGGCAATGTTGATGGAAATGGTAACGTGTCAGATTTTGAAATCGTAACAGTAGATATAGTTGCGAATCCAAGTGCTCCTGACGCATATCCTGATCCAATTTACGAGCAGATTATGAATCACCGCCGTGGTTCAGCAATTTGGGACGTAGCCACTGCGGTAAAGCATGACATTCGAGCGCAAAGGTACCTCCAAGAAGAGGTCATCAACTTCATCAAGGACCTAGGGAGAGATTAAATGGCTCAAGAAATTGATAAAATTCTCGGCTCTGAGGTGCTGTCTGAAGACGTGAAAATGAGCATCAGCGAAGCATTTGAAAAGCGTATCACTGAAGCACGTGAGGAAATCACTGCTCAGCTACGTGAGGAATTTGCTACACGATATGAGAACGACAAGAATCAGATCGTAGAAGCAATGGACGCAATGTTAACTGATACTATTAAAGCAGAACTAGTTGAATTTGCACAAGATAAAGCTAAATTAGCCGAAGACCGTGTTGCTTATAAACGAGCAATCCGTGAACACGCTAAAATGCTGGACAACTTCATCATGTCTGTTCTTAAGAAAGAAATCACTGAACTCAGAGAGGATCGTGAAGCACAGAAGACAAATTTTGGAAAACTAGAAGAGTTTGTACTCGGACAGTTAACCAAAGAGCTAAACGAATTCCACGAAGACAAGCGTTCACTAGTTGAACAAAAAGTCCGAATGGTAACCGAAGGCAAAAAAATTATTGCTGAAGCCCGTGCACAGTTTGTAAAAAATGCTGCTGCTAAAGTTGAGAAAATTATTGAAGGAACTCTAAAAGGCGAGTTAACTGCCCTTAAAGAAGACATTCAATCAGCCAAGGAAAATAACTTTGGTCGTAAGATTTTCGAAACATTTGCTGCTGAATTTATGACCAGCACATTGGCCGAAGGCACACAGATTGCTAAGTTGAATCGTTCAATTCAGTCTCTAGAGACTAAATTAAGCGAATCTCAACAAGCCCTTGCAAATAAAGAAACAGCAATCATGGAAGCTAGACGTGAAGCGAAAGTTGCCAAGGATCTAACAGATCGTAAAGCGCAATTAAGCGAAATGATGGCTCCCTTAAGCAAGGACCAGAGAGAAATTATGGGTGCACTACTTGAATCAGTTAAAACTGATAAACTACGTGAAGCATTTAACAAATATCTGCCCAACGTACTAAAAGAAGGAACTCAGGTTTCTGTCAAAGAAAAGGCAAAGCTCACCGAAAACACTAGAGTGGTAACTGGTGATAAAGCTACCCAGTCAGAGACTGGTGGATCTGCCGAAATCATTAATTTAAAGAAATTAGCCGGAATTCGCTAAGGAGAAAATAAAAATGGCAAACCTATTTGAAAATTGGTCAGCTACCAAAGAAGCCCTTACAGACGGTTTGGCAGGTAACAAAAAAGCTGTAATGGAAACTGTTCTAGAGAACACCAAGCGTGCACTTTCTGAAAGTGCTACTGCTGGTGCTACTATGGCCGGTAACGTTGCAACTCTTAACAAAGTTATCCTTCCAGTTATCCGCCGTGTAATGCCAACTGTTATCGCTAACGAACTAGTTGGTGTTCAACCCATGACTGGTCCAGTTGGACAAATCCACACTCTACGTGTACGTTACGCTGAAACTTTCGACACAGCTACTGCTGGTGACGAAGCTCTAAGCCCCTTTGCTATCGCCACTGGTTATTCTGGTGTTGCTGGTGGTAGGCCTGCTGCAACTAGCGCATTAGAAGGCGTTGCTGGTAAAAAACTAAGCATCCAAATTCTAAAGCAAACTGTTGAAGCCAAGAGCCGCAAGTTAAGCGCACGCTGGACTTTCGAAGCAGCTCAAGATGCACAAGCTATGCATGGTATCGACGTTGAAGCCGAAATCATGGCCGCTCTAGCACAAGAAATCACTGCTGAAATCGACCAGGAAATCATTGGTTCTTTAACTACTCTAGCTGGAACTGCAAGCGCAACTTTCAACCAAGCTGCTGTTAGTGGTACTGCTACTTTCGTTGGTGACGAACACGCTGCTTTAGCTGTTCTAATCAACAAAGCTGCCAACGACATCGCTGCCCGCACACGCCGTGGTGCTGGTAACTGGGTTGTTGTAAGCCCTAGCGTACTAACTGTACTACAAAGCGCCACTACTAGTGCGTTTGCTCGTACTACAGAAGGTCCTTTCGAAGCACCTACTAACACAAAACTAGTTGGTACTTTAAACAACACTGTAAAAGTGTATGTAAACCAATACGCCACTAACGATGACGTTCTAGTTGGTTACAAAGGTTCTAGCGAGGCTGATGCAGCCGCGTTCTACTGCCCATATGTTCCTCTAATGAGCAGCGGTACTGTTCTAGATCCCGACACTTTTGAACCAGTTGTTAGCTTCATGACACGTTATGGTTATGTTGAGCTAAACAACCAGGCTTCATCTCTAGGCAACGCAGCCGACTACCTCAACAAGATTGCGGTAACTACTGCTAGCTTGAGCTTCAGCTAATCAACTGATTGCTGAAAGTGCAAACCAAAAACCCGCTTCGGCGGGTTTTTTATTCTTTGTTGATCCGATAAATATTGTCATACAGGGGATAAAGGTATGACAACTTATTTTAAGCAAGGTTTAGATATAACTGGTAATGTTAACGTCGTTGGCAGCGTCAACGTGTCTGAAACTGTTACCAGTAACGATATTGACGTCGGTGATTTACTGATATACGAATCATATATTCAGCATTCGGCAAACAACAACTCCATCGACTTCAACAACGGTAACAATATTAAAGTCACAGGCTACACTGGCGGTGTTGAAATTTATGCCAATGCCGATGGTGGCACAACCCCCTGGGTATTTGCGACAACTGGCGATCTAACATTGCCGGATTCCGGTGACATTAACAGTACTGGATCTATCAACTGGGCTGGCCCAACAACCGGTTTTGGTACAGAAATAGGCTATACCAATCAAAGCGGTGCTAATTCATTCTATATTAAAAATACAGAAGATACCCGTACCTGGCTGTTTAATCAGACTGCCGGTACTACTACTTTGCCGGGATCGTTGACAACACCATACATAACTGTGGGGTCAAACGGTACAGTCACTGAAATATGGACCGATTCAGGTAGAAGTATTAAACTTATGACCGATGTTGGTGGCAGCAATTCATCATGGTTATTTGATACAACCGGAAACCTAACATTCCCAGACACGACAGTTCAGAGTACTGCATTTACTGGTGTCGCGACGCCAAATAATATTATAAGCGAGTATTCCGGTAGTTCAGTTATAGTTGTAGGTGGGGTACAAGCAGAACGAGGAAATTTAACTGTACGAATCACTGATGTTTCGGGAACTTTGGGTGTGGAAATTAATTATAACCCACCAGCCACCTCATCTATTAGTATATACAAAACCACCCCAGTGGCATTAAACGTAACATCGGGTACTATTAATATTGCACCTGGCGATACTTCCTGGACATTAGTTGACAGTGCATCAGTGCCTGGTGATACGATTCGTTTTAATGTAATAGACCATTCATCGCATAAAATTTACAACATAACTGTAATAGCACGTAGTATGCCGATCTTAGGAACGCCAGGTGATGCATATTGTGTAATAGAAGAACTAAAATAATGCCCAGTATACTGCACCAAATACATGTAACAATAAAATTTAACAACGCAAATTGTATAAATACATTGAATAAGGTTTTGTTAAATGGCTATTAATTTTGATCATCAGCTGAATAAAATTGTAACAAGTACCAGTAATGTTGATTTTGACATCACTGGCAGTTTAAAGCTACCCGTGGGGACAACCGCACAACGCCCAGGTAGCGTAACTGGTGCTCTGCGATTTAACAGTACCACTGGTAAATTTGAAGGTTATAACGGCGTCGCCTGGGTGGCAATAGGTTTGTCTAATGCCAGCATCAATGATTTAAATGATGTCGACACCGCCACCACACCACCAGCAGATGGTCAAGTACTGCGCTGGAGTGCAACTGCTGGTCAGTGGGTTCCAGCCGACACCAGTGGTGGGGTATCCGAAGGCGATGCTATCGCGTTTGCCATTGCACTGGGGAGTAATTAACAATGGCAAGTAGTTTTAAAAATGCACACGCAGCGATTGGTACTAGTGCCACTACTATCTATACCTGTAGCAGCAGTTTAAACAGCGCAGTAGTTCACGGACTATTCTTCAGCAACACACACGGTGCAGCCACTGTCAGTGTTACACTGGAGTTAGTAGACGCCAGCGCCACTGCCAGCCGTAAAATTTTAGACACTGTACCAGTGCCACCCAATACAACACTCAGTGTCGATAAACCCATAAACCTAGAACCCAACGACAGCATACGAGCCACCGCTACTAGTGCCTACTGTGATGCTGTAGCCAGCGTACTGGAGCTATCGTAATGAGCTACATGGGACCGGCCTTTAGTCAGTCTCTGTACTGCAATGTGATACCAGAATCAACCGTGGTGGCCACCACCACTGACCCGCGGTCAATTGATTTACTAGATTTAACTAGATATCAGTCAGCTGAATATCTAGTCACTGTGGCAAACTCAGACAGTTACGAGACAATCAAGGTAATTGCACTTCATGATGGCTCCAATGCCAGTGTAGTACAGTATGCTAACACCACTGCCGGAACCAGTGATTCACTGGGAGACTTTAGTGCTGAAATCTCCAGTGGATATCTAGATGTTAAATTCACACCAGTATTCTCTAACACTACAATACGCTGGCGCAGAATTACTGTCACTGCTATAGGTACTGGTACCTAGGTACTGGTACCTCGCCAGTTGTGCCTACACTACCCACAGATTTAGAAACTGGATCCAGTGTCATTGATTTAATGTCTGGATCAGGAACTATAGATCTCGGTGAGTAATCTGGATTACCGGAAGATTTATCCTCGGGTTCAGGGACTGTTGACTTGTTGTCTGGATCAGGAACTATAGATCTTCAGACATAACTGTATAAATACGTTATGCTCATTGCGTAGACAAACTGAATAAAGTAAAAAGGAATAGATAAATGGCAACAACACTACGATTTAGACGTGGTACCACAGCAACATTAAGCTCAGTCACCGGTTCCAACGCAGAGATTTTACTCATGTTGATGATGTTGTACAAGCAAACATATTAGCAATACAAGTTGAACATGACCATTACGGGGAAATATTTAATGTCGGCACTGGAACAAACAAATCAGTCTTAGAGTTAGCAAATATGATTTCTAAAAATCAAAAATTTATTGAACCTAGGATTGGTGAATCGCGTGAAACTCTTGCTGATAATACAAAAATAAAAACTGTTTTGGGCTGGAATCCCACGAGAGATATAGAACAATATATTAAAGAAAATTTAAAATAACTAACAGGTTTATTTTTACGATTAAATCCACAGTTTCCCACAAGCATTGACATCGTTGTAGACATCTTGATAATAATATAAATACTGATAACAACCACGGGGAGAGTGAACCTTGGCAAATCAGAATTTTAAGGTAAAGAATGGTCTGACTGTTGGCCAGCATGACATTGTAGACAATGACGGCAACGTAACAGTACCCGGTGATCTAACAGTAGACGGCAATTTCAGTATTGCCAGTCTGGAAGTAGATGAGATCACAGTTAACGACTCGGTTGGCAGCGATTTACTGCCAGACGTCACAGCAACACGAGATCTTGGTTCAGTAACACGTACCTGGAATCAAGTACATGCCGCTGAATTCTACGGTGACGGCAGCGGACTAACTGGAGTTACCAGCTATACCATCGACGACTTCAACGACGATTTTGCCACCAAGACCACTGACGACCTCAGTGAAGGCACCACCAATCTCTACTACACAGACGCAAGATCACGAGCAGCCATCAGTGTCACCGGCAGCGGCAGCTACGACAGTAACACCGGCGTTATTACTATTACTGGAGGAGTCTCCAGTGTCAACAGCCAGACTGGCGCAGTGGTATTGACCACCACTGACATCAGTGAGGGCACTAATCTTTACTGGACCAGCTCACGTTTTGACTCTGCGCTTTCGGGAAAAACTACCACAGACTTAACCGAAGGCACTAATCTCTACTGGACTAATACTAGGTTTGACAATCAGTTTGCCGCCAAGAGTACCACAAATTTATCCGAGGGTACGAATCTCTACTGGACTGACGCTAGATTTGATACCCGCCTAGCCACCAAGACCACCACTGACATCAGTGAAGGCACTAACCTATATTTTAACACATTTAGAGCACGCAACGCCATCAGTGTTGTAGATGCCGGTGGCGACGGTAGCATCAGCTACGACACATATTCGGGTGTTATTACCTATACTGGGCCCAGTGCTGCTGAAGTTCGTGCACATTTCACTGCCGGCACCGGTGTCACTATAACCGATGGTGTAATCTCAATTGATCAGACTGGTGATGATGTTACGTTTTCGGATATTACCGTAGATTCCATACAGTTTAACACCAGTGCGTCAGTTTCAGTAGCCACCGGCCAGATTGCCTGGAACGCCAGTGAAGGTACATTTAACCTAGGTCTAGCCAATGGTGTAGTATTACAAACTGGGCAAGAAACTAATTTCTACGCCAAAGCCACCGAAGCCATTGCCAACGGTGCTCTGGTAATGTTCGCCGGAGCACAAGGTGACCATTTATTGATAGCCAACGCTGATTTAACTACTCCTGGCTTTCAGGACACCTGGATTGTAGGTGTCGCCACACAGGCATTTGCAAATAATCAATACGGTTATGTGACTTGTTTTGGCAAGGTTCGAGAACTAAACACACTGGCCTGGCCCGAAGGCACCATACTCTATGCAAACCCAACAACGCCCGGCGGATTAACCGCAACTCGTCCAACTGCACCTGATCGTGCGATTGAAGTAGCTGCAGTTGTTAGATCACATGGCACACAGGGTACATTGTTAGTACGTCCTACTTTTGGGTTTTATTTAAGTAATCTGCACGATGTTTATACTAACAGTGTTGCCGACAACGACCTACTAGCCTGGAACAGCGCAAACAGTCGTTGGCAAAATATTCCCGGTACTACCACCAGTATCGCCGAAGGTACTAATCTTTACTATACTGATGCACGTGCACGTGCTGCCATCAGTGTGGTTGATGCTGGTGGTGATGGCAGCATCACATATGCCGGTGGTGTGATAACCTACACTGGTCCCAGTGCCGCAGAGGTACGTGGCCACTTCAGTGCTGGCACTGGTGTCGGTATTGTCAACGGTGAAATATCCATTGGTCAAGATGTCAGCACCAGCTCGGCAGTGGAATTCTCCAGTGTCACAGTCTCTGCCAGTCCCACACAGACCTACCATCTGACCAACAAACAGTATGTGGACAACATGGCACAGGGCCTGGCCACCATGGCCCCTTGTAAAATAGCCACCACTGGTAACTTAACCGGCGTCTACGACAACGGCACTGCTGGTGTAGGGGCTACTTTTACCATAGCAGCCACGGCAACACTGACCATTGACGGAAACTCCAGCTGGTCATTGAACAACGGTATACTGTTAAAAGATCAGACTGATGCAGTGGAAAACGGACGTTATTATATTTCTCAACTGGGATCAGCCAGCACAGACTGGATTTTGACTAGATGTGTATATTGCGACTCCGCTGATGAAATTCCCGGCTCATACATTCTGGTGACCGACGGCACTGATAACGAAGGCACCGGCTGGGTAGGGTTTGTAGATGACCCCGACACGTTTGCAGTGGGCACCGACGACATCAATTACATACAGTTCAGCGGTGCCGGTACTTATACTGCCGGTGCTGGATTAAGTCTAGTAGGCACTACATTCAGCAACACCGGTGTGTTGTCGGTCAACGGTGTCACTGGCGCAGTCACTGCCGGGGATATACTTGCCGCAGTGGCCACTGTAGACGGCACTGGGTCGGGATTAGACTCCGACCTTTTGGACGGACAGGACGGCAGTTACTATCTGGACTGGACCAACGCTACCAACAAACCTGATCCAGTGATCACAGTAACACTGACCGGTGATGTCACTGGCTCAGCCAATACTACACTGACAGATCTAGCCAGTGGCACCGTTACAGTTTCCACCACCATTGAAGCCAACAGTGTAGCACTAGGCACCGACACCACTGGTGATTATGTGGCCAGCCTGGTGGCCGGCACTGGAATCGCAGTGGGCGCTGCTGGTGAATCGGCAACTCCTACTATAACCAACACTGATCCCGGGTCGTCACAGAACATATTTAAAAATATTGCCGTTAGCGGACAGACTACAGTGGTTGCCGACAGCAACAACGACACGCTGACACTGGTGGCCGGCACCAATGTGACCATAACCACAGATGCAGCCAACGACACCATTACTATTGCTGCCAACGACTCCAGCGTAGACTGGTCGGAAATACAAAACAAACCTGATCCAGTGATCACAGTAACACTGACCGGTGATGTCACTGGCACGGCCAATACTACACTGACAGATCTAGCCAGCGGCACAGTAAGTGTCGCCACCACTATCGCAGCCAACAGTGTGGCACTGGGCACCGACACCACCGGCAACTATGCAGCCAGCGTGGCCGCTGGTTCAGGAATTACTGTAACTGGCTCAGCCGGCGAAGGCACCGACTATACGGTGGCTCACGCCGATACTAGTAGTGTGGGAAATCTCAGCAGTGATAACTCGGGCAACACCTTTATACAGGATATTAGTTTTACATTCGACACCTACGGACACGTCACAGCCGCCAGTGTAGCCACTGGCACAGTCAGTATCGGGGATGGAGCAATGACAGTCACCGCCGGCTCTGGCCTCACCGGCGGCGGTCAATTGGGAACCGCCAACCAGACCGGCGCCAGTAGTATAACAATAAGTCATGCTGATACCAGCACTGCCAGCAATCTAACCGCCAGTGCTAGAACCTATGTCACTGCACTGACCTTCGACACCTACGGTCACGTCACTGGATACTCAACTGGTACTGAAACTGTAGTGGACACCAACACCACCTATACCGCAGGCTCTGGGTTGACATTGTCCGGTACAGAATTCAGCCACACTGATACCAGCAGCCAGGCCAGCGTCAACAACAGTAATGGTACAGTGATTCAGGATATCACCCTGGACACCTACGGCCATATTACTGCCATAGGTTCTGTGGATCTAGATTCAAGATACGTCAATGTCACCGGTGACTCAATGAGTGGAACCATTACCGTATCGACACCTGCAGATCATGACAGTGCCAGTGTCACCAGTTTAACATCAGCTCCAATAATTGTGCCAGAGGTTAATGTGGGGTCAGCGAGTGCGTTCTTACCGTTCCTGCATCAGAAAGCATTACATACCAGCGGATATCGCACACATATGAATCTGGGCTTGTACAAACAAGCCAGCGGCTGGGGAGAAAATGAAACCGGTTTTTATGTAGCACTGGGTGGTAACGATAACTACCCTACTGAATATTTTAGAATGACCTATGGTGGTAGTATTAAACATTCCAACGGATCTGTGTTCTGGCATTCCGGCAACGACGGCTCGGGATCAGGACTGGATGCTGATCTACTGGACGGCAACGACAGCGCCTACTACCAGAAGCGTGTGTCCATTCAAGATACACCGCCCAGTGGAAGTTCCGGTGACCTCTGGTATGAGAGTGACAGCGGCACACTACACGTCTACTACGACAGTTTCTGGATCGATGTAGCACCACAGGTGGGTTCCAGCAGTAATCTGCAGGTCAACAGTCTAGGCGTGGGTACCACTGCCAGTGGCACCACTGGACAAATACGTGCCACCAATGATGTTATTGCCTACTATTCGGATGCCAGACTCAAGACATTCGAGGGCCGCATTGACAATGCCATCGACAAGGTCAAACAATTAAACGGCTACTACTTCCGTGAAAACGACACTGCCAGGTCTCTGGGCTACAATAATCCCGAACGCCAGGTGGGTGTCAGTGCACAAGAAGTTCAAGCAGTGCTGCCGGAAGTTGTCACCACTGCCCCTGTCAGCGACGACTATCTGACAGTGAAATATGAAAAGTTAGTTCCACTGCTGATCGAAGCCATCAAGGATCAGCAGACGCTGATTGAACAACTGCAGAGTAGAATTGAACGTCTGGAGGGTCAGCAGTAATGGCCATTAATTTTCCCGACGCACCCTACAACGGTCAGACCTACACTGCCAACGGTAAAACCTGGATTTACAATGGAAGTTCCTGGACCGGAGTATTCTCTAATAGTGGTAATGCAGAAACACTGGATAATATAGACAGTACACAATTTCTTAGAAATGATATTAATAACACTGCCACTGGTGTGGTGACCTTTGCTAATTCTTCAGACTATCAAATTGCGCTGAATGGCAATTCATCAAGTTGGGCTGGTATACAGTGGACCGATGTTAGTTCTACTGACTATATTTGGTTCAATGGACAATACGGTACGTTTTCAGTCGGTGGCAGCGGCGCCAACGTATCAGGTAAAAAGCTACATGTTAACGGTGGACTGAGCGTCGGTAGCTCTGCCAGCGGGGCAGCAGTGACTACTAATGGTATATATTCACAGGGCGGCATGGACGTTGGTGGTAATATTTTACCTCTGACAAATAACACACAAAATCTCGGAAGCGCCACACTACGCTGGGCCAATATATACACCGGGGATTTGAACCTATCGAATCAGGGCAGCTCCAACAGTGTAGATGGTACCTGGGGAGACTGGACTATACAGGAAGGTGAAACTGATTTATTTTTAATAAACAATCGTTCAGGTAAGCGATATCAGTTTCTATTGCGTGAAGTCAGCAAGGAGTGATTGTGTCGGTTTTTGCAGGAAGTTCAATAATCAACTCTGGGAAAATCACCAGTACTGGTACACTGAGCAGTACAATATCCTTCACTGGCCTCGCAGCATATTATGATGCAACAGACCCCAACTCCTGGGTTGATGGCTCATCTACATTGTACGATATTTCAGGAAATAGCGCACATTTGACTGCATATGGTGGTGTGACTACATCACAGTTTAATTCAGCGCACGGCTGGAATTTTAATTCCGATGGCAAATACTTTCAAGGAACTTGCAATAATATATTATCAAAAAATGCAACTATCGAAGCCTGGTTATATCCCGCTAGTACTGAAGTTACCAGTGGTGACCGCGGTACTGTTGTTTTGATAAACGGTGGCAGTGCCATTTATATGAGCTGGAACAAGAGTAATCAATTGATGTCAAATTATTGGTACAGCCACAGTCCTGATGGTTATCATGAAACCGGAAGCGCCAGTCCTAGATCTGCTTGGAATTACTGGTGCAGTGTCTGGGATTACGGACATGGAAGATTATATCAGTATGCCAACAATAGCGTAACCAGCATTGCAACTTCTGGTAATGCTAATCCGGGTTCAACGCTTAATATTGGTCGCGAATCATCAGGAAGACAATATTCTGGTGGTATAGCAGTGATTAGAATTTATCACCGAGCTCTAGATCCCGATGAAGTTTTTGATCATTATTATACTGAAAGATTGAGGTTTGGTGTATGACGGTGTACATAGGTGATAAAATACTATCAGCTGACGACATTGACAGCTATGGCCGCTTAAAAAACTACATTGCACTCCCCACAAGCGGTCTATTGTTTAATTTATCTGCATTGAATTATACTGGGAGTTCAGTCTGGCACGATGTCCAACAAAATATAGCCATGAATGCCCAGGGTGGTAACATGACAAAGACCACGGTCAGTGGAGTGCCTTGTCTGGCATTTGATGGTTCAAAATACTGGGAATCATCAACTGCTGATGGCAACCGTGTAGACATGACTGGTGAATTCACACTAGTGCTGGTGTTTAATGCAGTTCAGCCCGGTAGTCGCCGAACAATTTTTGAAAAAGTACCTAATACCTACTCTAGTTATGAACAGGAACTAGCCTGTACCTGGGAGACCGACAACAACATAAGTTTTTATACGCAATATAATTCATATGATTATGGATATTTTGGTGTATCTACTGCCAGCCAATGGAATCTAAGAGCAATCAAAATGTCAGCAGATCGACAATCTGCTTATGCATGGAACGCCGGATCCTGGGGTGGAAATGTATTGTCAAACAGGTCCAATACAGCAGTAGTCAGGTCCAATGGTATACGCATTGGTTCTGGATATGCCAGCACAGTTTATACTGGTTATTTGTTTAGTGTATTAGTATATGGAGTAGCCCTGTCGTCCAGCGAAATGACACGTGTTCACACATATTATACTAATCTGTTTAACAAATTTGGTGCCACACTATACAATTAAAATATGCCTATTAATTATTTAAACGATCCTAATTTAATAACTTCCAGCAGTTGGACCACAGGCTCTGGCAGTACTGGTATGTTTGGACAAAATGGTGCCACTGTTGAAAATGAACGCATTTATGCCGTGAACCCGCACGGCACTTCAGATGTAGTCTGGGAAACTAGACCCAGTGGCGATGGCGGCGCCGACGGTGGCTGGGAAACCAGCTGGTTTAATATTGACAGAACTAAATTATATCGATTCAGCGTCTGGGTGCGCCGGACGTCGTCCACCACCGGTGGCACATTTTATCTGGGTATGTACGATAACGGAACAGTTCAGGAAATACAGACTGACGAAACTGAAGGCAACCCTTACTGGTCATGCAGTAATATCAGCTGGTTAACGCAGAATGTCTGGTATCTGGTAGTGGGTCATGTATTCCCCAGTGACACAAAACACAATATAAATCATCCCGACACTGGTTACTATACAGTGTCTGGTGGAATCAACAATCGCGGAAATATTGATTTTTGTAATATTGCCGGAGATCTTCGTTGGAGCCCTACAGCCACACAGGCAGTTCATCGAACTTATCATTATTATTGTTCTGACGCAACATCCAGACTTCAGTTTTGGCAGCCGCGTGTTGATGTCATAGATGGCACAGAGCCCTCGGTGCGTGATTTACTGGAAAATAAATTATATCGAACAATTTCAACATCCACGGGACGACATCCTAGGTTAACGGGTTTATCCAGAGATACCGCTGCACCAGACCCGGTCTATTTGTATAAACAAGGAATTAACACAAACGGCATGTATTGGTTAAATCCCGGCGGACTTGGAGTTCAAAAATTTTATATTGATTTTACTTATCGTCCAGGAGTCCCATTGACCATGGTCATTGCCAATCGCAGGGGAACTGGAGGAATTGACCGCGCCACTCGTGCTCGCTGTACCGGGCCCTGGGTCACTGCCTATGGCAATTATGATGATTCCAGAAATTTTAATCTCTGGGTTGGTTTAGATTATTGGCGATATCTTGGAGACACAGTGGTACAGGGAGTCAAGGGAAATCAGGCTACCTACTCCAGTGGCACTCACAATGTTACGTTGGGTAATATGGATCTACTCGCTAAGTGGAAATTTGCCGGATGGTCCAGCAACTACGGATTTAAATATCCTCGCGATTATGCTAACTTAATAGGATCTACTACTTCGGGGTGGTACTCCTACCACGCAGTCAATGAATATGGCCTAACTACATATGATTACGATACCGATGCCAACAGTGGTAACTGCGCAACTTACTACGACAACAATCCCTGGTGGTACGGATCATGTTGGAGTGGTAATTATTTTGGCGGTGGTGGATATCAGGACGCCCCCTACTGGGACGGGTCTGGAACTCTTTATTACGCATACGGTGCAGCCTATCTAGGATGGTATGATGCAACGTTTGACACTATATGAAAATTAACAAAAAACCAATGCGCCTGGAAGTTAGAAAAATAGATAACGAAAACTATACCAGGACCATCACTGATCTTCAGGGAAATTTAATCTGGCATGGCGGACAACAAAAATATGTTTATGACGGTTCGGTGATAATGTCCGCTCAGCAGATGCGTGAATTAGTTTTACAGATGAAGTCGCTACCATGTTGGAACATTGTTGAAGTTATCAATGATTTTGAACAACATTAAAAAGCGATAAACTTATTATTAAAACCAATAAATACAGTAACCGAGGACGTAGATACAATGGCCATTAATTTTCCCGACTCACCTAACAACGGTGACACCTATACTGCCAGTGGCAAGACCTGGACCTATAATGGAGCCAGCTGGGTCGGAACCAGCGGCGGACTCAGTAGTACTGATGCCGATACGCTGAACGGAGAACCCGGTAGTTATTACACACAAAAAGCCGCTGACGACGCTGTGGCCATGGCCATCGCACTGGGATAAATATCAACATGGCTAATACATTCAAGAACAGTTTTGCCAAGGACATGGGTACATCAGCGGTGGTGATCTATTCGGCAACCACTCAGACCACGGTGATTGGTCTAACCCTGGCCAACACCACCACCAGCGTGTTGACCGTGGACGTCTATATAACCTCCAGCGCCACCAACTACTATCTGGTCAAAGGCGCCACTATACCTCCCGGCGGTGCGCTGGTGCCTGTGGGTGGAGATCAGAAACTGGTACTAGAGTCCGGTGACAGCCTACGGGCACTGAGTAGTCTGGCCAGTTCCGTGGATGTAATCTGCAGTGTTCTGGAGATCACCTGATGGCATATCTGGGTTCTGCGCCACAACCTAGTGCATCAACGTTCGCTGGTGTCTATTCACAGGCATTCAATGGCGATGGATCAACTACCGTATTCACACTGGGTAGATACGTGGCGCAGGCAGCCAACATTGAAGTTATCGTAAACAACGTGCAGCAATCTCCGTTTGATGGGTCGTATTCCGTGAGTGGTGGAACTTCGCTGGTGTTTTCTGAAGCACCTAGTAGTGGTAGCAATAACATTTACGTGATCTATCGTGACTATCCAGTACAAACATTGACTGATACTGGTGCGGTTCGTCGGACTGGTGATACGATGACTGGGGATGTAGACATTAGTAAATCTAATGGACGATTCCGCACGATTGATGGTAGTAAAGCTCTGGCTATCGGGCAGTGGGATGGTACGAACAACCGTATTGAATCCGCTGGGGCGAATGGTTTACTTATCCAATACGGATCAGGAAATACTTTCGCATTAAGTCACGCTTCTGTCGGGGATTACCTTATCGGTGACTCCGCTGGGCGTGTACGTATGCCATATCAACCTGCATTCACCGCTCATGGTAATAGCGGATATTGGTATAATACGGTTGGGACGGTCCCATACAACGTTGTCGACCTAAACATTGGTGAGCATTATAATACATCTAACTACAGGTTTGTGGCTCCAGTCTCTGGCACATATCATTTCACTTGGTCGATTTTAACAGGGGCTAGTGCAAATAGTGGTCATACGGTGCTTCGTAAAAACGGGACCCCACTTTATGAAGTTGCTCATGCTCAGCCTGCAGGGGGCGCTGAATATGATTACGTTGGTGGAGGTGTTAATATCGGTCTCAGTGCAAGTGACTGGGTTGATATATACTTACATACAGCATTTACCGGAAATGGACTGTATATGGGTGCTAATCAGGGATATTATTCTCAGTGGTCAGGATTCCTGATCGGTTAATTAAAAGGAAAAATACAAAATGACAACTTACACAATTACTCTTACAGACGCAGAAAACTCAGCACTGGGTTATGCTGCTTTCTCTCAACAAGACTGGATTGACAATGCAGTTCATGAGCGTGCAAGAATCAAGATTACAGTGGAACGATGCCTGGAAACTGGCATACAGATTCCCGGAAGCCGAGACGAAATGGTTGCTCTTGCTTTTGCTCAAGGTTGGGTAAAGTCTGCAGCTGAACGTCAAGCTGAGATGGAAGCACAGATGGCAACACAACAAGGATAATATAAAATGGCTCTGAGTAAGATACCTTCAGATGCTCTATATACTGAAATCAGTAAACCAGTAGTAAAAGCTACAACTGGATTTTATCATGGATCAATGTCTTACTGGAAAACTCGTGATAATAGTGCTGGTAGTGAATTTGTAATTGAATATAGTACATCACCAGCTATGAATGACGCAAATATTAAATATAAGATTACGAGTAATGGTATTGTTCAGACTCCTTATCAACCATCATTTTCTGCTTCATGTTCTTCTAATCAAGAACCGACTTCAAACACGCAGTTGCAATACTCTAGTGTTAATCACAATAGGGGTGGTCATTATAATAGCTCGAACTCGACTTTCACTGCGCCAGTTTCTGGAGTATATCAATTCTACTTGAGGTATTGGCATAAAGCTAACACCTCTGGATCGACTTATGTATTTTTTTACAAAAATGGTTCTGTATTTTGTGAATTTAGGTCTTCTCATCCAACTTCTGCTGCTGAATATGTTACATATAACAGATATACACAGGTTTACTTATCGGCTGGTGATTATGTAAATGTATATGGATATGGTGACAGTACAAATCTACATACATCAAATAGCATTAGATATTCTGAATTTAGCGGCAATTTCATAGGATAAAAGAATGTCATACATCGGAATCCCCCCATTTGGTCAAACTGCTAGAACAGTAACTACGTTTACTGCCACTGCATCACAGACCACATTTACTCCCACTGGTGG